GGGACCAAGATCCCTCTCGGTGACCCGCTGAAGTACAAGACGATCAACGACATCGTCAACGACTCGAACAAGAGCTACCCGGCCTACCCCGCGCTCGGTGGAAACGGCTGGCGAGCGAACAAGAAGCCGATGTGGGTCTTCGCCTGGGACTACGACGTGGGCTCGACGCTGCTCTACTCCAGCTACGGAATGGAGATCCGCATCAGCCTGGAGCATGACGCCAAGTGCGGTGGAACGCTGGCCACGGCCACGCTCTACTGCACGAGCGAGGATGAGGTTCTTCCGTGAGGGATGATGCCAGTTGCTTCTCTGTTCGTGGAAGGGAGACTGTGGCTAGTAGACGATCTCCATTGCGGCTACCTAGCGACGTGTCCGGTGACTCGCATGGTGGTTGCCAGCGAGACGTTTCAAGGACTGGTCTATGCGGTTTGTGACGAGATGGGGATCGAAAGAGTGGAACTGACATCGTGCATGTGGACGGACAAGACACCCGTGAAGGAGTAGACCTGTGACCGCGCAGCTTCCAAAGATTACCATCGCCCCCATCTTCGACGAGAAAACCTTGCGTCGATTCTGGAAGAAGGTAGAAAAGACAGACGGCTGCTGGCTGTGGCAAGGCGGTACGGACACTGGGGGCTACGGTCGCTTCTACGTCGATAAACAGCGGCGTTACAAAGGCGCACACCAGGTATCATTTGCAATCAGCCACGCCGCTTGGTCCGAGGCACTAGTCTGCCACACATGCGATAACCCGGCTTGCGTGAACCCAGAGCACCTGTTCGAGGGCACCTATCTGGATAACGCGGCAGACGCTCGCAAAAAGGGGCGTACTTTGACGGGCGACCGCTGCTTTTTTAAGACGTGGGATGGACCACGAGTTCGTGGCGAGCAAGTGGGATCCGCGAGACTGACGGAACGGCAAGTCAAAGCGATCCGTCGCGAGTACCGCCCGTGGGACCGTCAGCATTCACGCCGAGCTTTGGCTCGCAAGTACAGCGTGTCGCATGGGGCTATCCAAGCCATCCTGGAGAGGCGCACATGGAACCCAAAGTAGTCGTAGCATCCATCGCAGATCTTTGGAGCGTGATCCACTTCTGCTTCTTCGCCTTCCTCGGCAGCTCGATCGCGGCGTGGAAGGAGCCACCGCTTTGGGTCCATCTGCTCTACGGGGTGGTGTTGAGCTACGGCTGGGAGGTGGCGGAGTACTTCCTTCAGCGCAGGTACACGGAGGCCTGGTCCAACAGGATCGAGCCGTGGACCAACTCCTGGATAGGAGACCCCATCGCCAACTTGCTGGGGGTCGTGTTCGGTTGGTTCGTGGTGGCCTATTACCGGGGTCGGTTGCCATGGACACCTTGAACATCACGGTTGGATTCTCCACCACCAACAAGCTGCTCAGTCGGATCATCCGCTGGGTGACGCGAGGCAAGGTGAGCCACGCCTGGATCGCCTTCGATGACCCCACGCTGGGTCTGCGCTTCGTCATGCAGGCGGAGGCGTGGGGCTTCGAGGTGCGCCCATGGAAGAGGTGGCTGCGTGAGAACAGGCTGGTTGCGGAGTACCGTCCTGCAAAAGATCTGACCGAGAGCCTCAAGTGGATTGCCAGATCGCTCGGGGTGAAGTATGACTGGGCGTCGGCGTTCTTCGCGGGGTTGTGGCGCTGGTTCGGTGTTTTGATCCGGGGCAAGTTCAACAGCCCCAAGAAGCTCATGTGCGCAGAGGCAGTGATTCGCTTCCTCCAGCACGGAGGGGTCGTGGGTGTCTCTCACCTGGACCCAGAGGTCACACCGCCAGCCCGACTCCTGAACGCCGTCGAGCAGTCAGACGAATTCTCACCTGTGAGTGGATGATGGATGCCGCTACGAAAAAGTTGTTTGCTTTGGTGACTTCTCTGGAGCAGAAGATCAACCGACTGGACGAGCTCGAAGCACGTCTTGCAGCACTGGACACGAATGGGAAGCTGGAGTCTGTCCAGCGGCAGATGGGGGAGATCAAATCCTCGATGGCCAAGGTGGCAGCCGATGGACAGGTTGTCGTCTCCACGGTCATCTCACACGGGGATACGATCGCAAGGCTGGAGAAGACGCTGACGCGATTGGATCTCCGTTGTCCACTCATGAAGCCTGGGACCGATGAATTCCCGAAGGTTGTGGAGCGGGTGAAGTTGAAAGACGAGTAGGGTGATAGAATGGGGGGAGGCGGACCGCATGCTCCTTGTGAGGAAGAATGGAAGCTGCACTCATGAAAGCTCTGCAGGCTCTGGCCGCCTACGGTCCTGGCTTCGTGGTGGCGGTCATCTTCATCATCTTCTACTGGCTCGAGCGGAAGAAGAGTGAGCAGATGGCTGAGAAGCTTCAGGAACTCGCCGTCGCTAGCATCAAGGCAGATCTGGAGCACACTAAGGCGTACGCCTCGTTGGAGAAGGCCTTCAACGCGGCTGTTCAAGCCCTGACCGAGAGGAGAGTGCCATGAAGGGGCTGAAGCCGAAGGACGATCAGACGAGCCTGGGGAACATCCTCCTCGAGTGGGGCCTCATCACCAAAGAGCAGTTGACGAAGGCCCTGCAGGAGCAGGAGACACTCCGAGGAGACGATCTGTTGGGTCGCCTACTGGTCGCGGGCGGCGCATGTACCGCGGAGGACATCGACATGGCGATGTCTGCCCAAGCCAGCATGCGTGCGACGGGCAAGACGAAGCGAGCGCTGGCTGTTGCAGATCTGGCGCTCGAGCGCCATCGGCGGGACAGCATCATCCAACGCCGGGACCGCATCATCCAACAAGCTGAACAGGTCCATCGCTCCATCAGCAACGACTACCCCACCATCTCAGCAGCAATGCTGGCCAAGTCCAAGGAGTCTTAGTAAGATCGCTGGGAGATGGCACTCCCAGCAACAGTAGGGGTCCCCGTCCCCATCGTCATGGTCCTGGAGGACGGGAACGAGAACCAGTACCCGCAGGTGGAGCTCTACGCCCCGGGTGCTGTCACGCCTCTGGCCGTGGTCGATCTGCCCCACAAGGTGAAGGGCAGGTACGAGGCGGCCTGGACACCCACCAGTGCCGACGTCTTCTCAGCGCACTTCTTCGTCTACGCCGATGCTGGGCACACGGTCGAGAACATCGTGTACGTCCGCGCCATCGAGCAGATCGTGGTCACGGACTCGAGCATCGACGACTTGGCGGCGAAGATCATCCGCGCCCTGGGCCTGCTGCACGAGAACGCCTTCATCGACAACACGATTCACGATGCGCTGGGCTCCTTGGTGGCGGCGCGGATCAGGTTGTTCGACTCGAAGGCTGCTGTGGAGGCCGCCACGGATGGTGGCTCGGAGACGGCGGGGCTCATCGCCACCTACGAGATCGAGACAACCTACGAGGCCGACTGTAGAATGGGAACCTACCGGGTGAAGAAGGTATGAGCGGCGTTGCACTAGCCACGCGCGGCATGATCCGGCCTTGCTGCAAGCAGGACCAGATCGTGAGCTACGACCATCCAGAGGTGCAGGCAGCTCTGGAGGTGAGGCCGCGCATCCGTCTTGCTGGCGCTCCGCCGACAGGGGTGGTGACTGCGCCGGTCGTGACCTCCGCTCAGGAGTTGAAGCCGGTGGTTGGGGCGAAGGCGCCGGCGCCTGCTTCGCCCGATCCGAAGCCCACCCAGACATCGGCCCAGGAGCTCCGGCCGGTCATCAAGAAGGTCACGGAGGAGTAGATGGCCGTCATCAAGATCAAGATCTTCGTGCCGGAGATCTCCAACGTCCTGTCGCTCTTCGACGTCATCCAGGTCCACCGCTCCGAGCTGGGATCTCCCTACACGGACGCCAAGACCATCACCGACATCACGGCTCAGCCGCCGGTCCTGGTAGGCACGGAGGAAGGCCCCTTCGCCTCCCTGCAGGGGAAGACGCTGAAGCTGAAGGTGGATGGTGGGCTCGAGCAGACGGTGACCTTCACCGCGGCAGACCCCATCAGCCTCACCAACGTCATCGCCGAGTTCAACTCCTCCATCACCGGAGCGGTTGCCTCGGATGACGGTTCCGGGAAGCTCCAGATCGACGGCCTCAACGCTGGCACGGATGGCATCCTGGAGATCACCGGGGGCACGGGTCTCGCCATCCTGGGCTTCACCACGGGACAGAAGGACAACGGAGAGGACACCCACATCACCCTGTTGGCCGGGGTGGATGCCTACGAGTACGACGATCAGAGCGGAGAGGCGTCGTACTGGTACCGCACCCGCTTCCTCAACACAGTCTCCGGGAACGTCAGCTCCTGGTCTGACTGGACACAGGGATCGACTGGCGCCGCCATCTCGGCTTCCCTCCTCACCATCGGCAAGATCAAGCTCGCTGACATCGACGGCACAGCCATGGTGGGCGCCAAGGTGACGCTGGTCAACACCTTCAGTCCCCTAATCGCTGACGCCTTCTTCGTGGCTGGTCGGTCCAAGCAGATCGAGACGGACGGCTCAGGCCAGGCGGAGATCACACTCATCAAGGGCAGCGTCATCGACGTGATCATCGAGGGCACGTCGTTCATCCGACGCATCCAAGTGCCAGCCACAGGTACGGAGTTCGACCTGATGGATGCCGGCCTGGTGCTGGACGACCCATTCCAGATCCAGGTTCCAGATCTGCCGGCGGCAGTGAGGAGAAGCTGATGCCAGGACGCGGAAGCTACGGTCCAGCCGGGAAGTGGATCCACGATCGCGCTCACCGGATCATGGAGGATAGCCCGGAGACACCCAAGAACGTCGCCTACGCCATCGCCACCCAGCAGGGACACAAGGTCGGCAAGAGCCCCAAGGGCTTCCGCACCGCAGAGGGCGTGCGCGAGGCGAAGAAGAAGTACGAGCTCCCGAAGAAGGAGTACCAGAAGACGGCCGCAGTACGCCTGAATGCGCTCTTCGATGAGATCGAGAAGACCGCTCTGGTTGGCCTGGGCGAGTCGGGGAACGCGCTCATGCCACAGTTTGCGGGCCAAGTCGTTCCTGGTGGTATCCCCTCGGCTGTGCAAGCGGCGGTCAGCAAGGCACACGTCAACCTGCCCAGCTATGCGCAGAGAGCGGGACTCGTCTCCAAGTACGCACCCAAGGGGGGCTCTGCTTTGCGTACGGCTGCGAAGCCTGGTCTTCTGGGTCGTCTGCTGAAGCGGGCTGAGGCCTTCCCGGGCTGGGTTGGTCCGATCGAGGAGGAGACGGAGGACAACACCAACTTCCGCAAGGTGCTCTTCACTGGCAAGAACTCCCAGCTCGTCCTGATGAGCATCCCGGTGGGAGGAGAGATCGGGGAGGAGTCACACGCGGACATCGATCAGTTCTTCCGTGTTGATGGCGGGGAGGGCGAAGTCGTCATGGAGGGCATGAGCCGTCCTATCGAGGATGGTGACGCCTTCGTTGTGCCGGCAGGAACGCGGCACAACGTGATCAACACCTCAGAGGATGAGCCGCTGCAGTTGTACTCGATCTACAGCCCGCCCAACCACCCGCCAGGCACGCTCCACGAGACCCGGGAGGATGCGCTGGAGGCGGAAGCTAGCGGTCAGGACGAGCAGCCCAACCCGGCAGACATCGTGCCCGGCAAGGACAAGCAGGCCGCCGGCGGTGGGGGCGCTGCTCTTGGGGGTGAGCTGCTCGGGCTGCCCGGCGGCATCTACGGTGGCTTGCGAGAGGCGGGTCTCCGAGGTGCTCTGGGTGCAGGCCTCGGGGGTGGCGCTGGTCTGGCCGGGGGCATCGGCGCGCGGCACTTGATCCAGAAGTACCTCACCGGTGGAGAGTTCGGCAGGAGACATCCGATCGCCGCAACCATCGCGGAGTCGCTACCCCTGGCCGTGGGCAGCACCGTGGGTGGCGCCGTCGGATCGCAGCTCCTGAAGCGTTGATCAACAACCAGTATCCAATGATTACGGATACATAAGGGAATTTTGGGACATGATGGCCCAAAAGTACTTGATCGGGTTTTTCGATGAGCTCGCCAAGATAGCCCAGGCGCCGGCAGCGCAGCCGCAGCCGCGCGCACAGCCAGGTGGGCCTCCACCGACCGTAGTCCCGTCGGGAGGGGCAGACATTCCACCACCGCCCAGCTCCACGAGCATGGGCAGTTCGCTCAGTGCGGCAGATCTGGGTGTCCCCGGGGCTAGCCCCATGGGTGGCAGAGCGGGTGCGGGGACGCCACCGCCTCCTCCACCTCCCCCGCCAGCATCCACCCCGGCAACGGGAGGCGGGACCGGTGGGCCGGCTGCTGGCTCTCTTCTGAGTCCCCAACGGCAGCGTGGCTTCGGCACGGGTACCATGAGCTCGGCCGAGTCGGCGCGGCACAAGGCAACGATGAACGCCCTTCGGAACAAGTACCCGGCTGGGTGGGTGTCGCTGGGCATGCGGCCCTCGGAGTGATCAGTGAGCGATCTGCTGCGGAAACTGGCTGCCCAGGTGCTCACCCAGAAGGGTGAGTTCGCCCCGGGTATCCCCGCGGCTCGACGCATCGAGGCCATCCCCAGGGTCAAGCACACGGAGCCCCAGACATGGGGCCTGGCCCTCCAGAAGCACGAGGCAGAGCGCGCCGGCGAGCATGCAGACCTACGCCTTGTGGATAACTCCGGTAGGGCACATTCCTGGGCTGTTCCGAAGGGTTCGCTACCAAGTCCTGGACAGAAGTTCAGGGTTATCCCCCAACCTACCCACACCCAGGAGTATGCGGAGAGGAAGGGAACCTTCGAGATCTCCGAGGGGTACGGCAAGGGTCGGGTGACCTCTGAGGGCGTCCGCCCCGTAGAGGTGGTGCGCTCGCAGCCGGGCCTACTTCGCTTCAACCTCTACGGCGGCCCCAAGGAGGGCAACCAGGAGTTCGCCCTGGTCACGACCCCGAAGGGGGCCCTCCTCCACAACATCACGGCCACCTCCGAGCTGGGCGTGCGCGGCCAGGGAGGCCATGAGATCCCGGCCGCCAAGCCCAAGTACCGGGAAATACCCACAGATCGGGTGAGCTTCGACGACCCCCTCGAGGTCCACCAGGCGAAGGTGGATGGGGCCCACGTGACCTTCCACCTGCGTGGTGGGAAGGGCGTCAAGATCTTCTCCTACAGGCCCACTGAGCGGGCCACAGGCGTGCTCGAGCACACCCACAAGGTACCGGGCTTCCGGGAGCTAAAAGCCCCGCCTGGGCTGGCAGGGACGGTCCTACGGGGTGAATTGTACGGGGCTGAGAAGGAGACCGGCAGGTCCCTCCCGGCCGAGCAGACAGGGGGCCTCCTGAACGCCACGGTGTGGCGCTCCCGGGAGCGTCAGCAGGAGCTGGGTGCCGAGCTGAAGCCGGTCATCTTCGACGTGGTGCGTTACAAGGGCAGACCCATGGAGGACGCCCCCTACGCCGAGAAGCTGAAGGTGCTCCAGGAGGTCCAGCGGAAGGTCCCCCGCCTGCAGATCCCTCCCATGGCGACCACGCCGGCGGAGAAGTCCACGCTCCTCTCCAGGATTCAGTCCGGAGAGGAACCGATCACCAGCGAGGGCATCGTCTCCTGGAGGCTCGATCAGTCTCGCCCCACGAAGGCCAAGTTCCGGCCGGATGTGGACGCAGAGATCGTCGGCTTCACGGGTGGCAAGGGCAAGCACGAGGGACGCATCGGAGCTCTGCAGGTTCGCCTACCCGGCAAGGATGCTGTCACCAACGTGGGTACGGGATTGAGTGACGATCTCCGGAGACAGATCGCAGAGAACCCGGATGCGTTCGTAGGTAGGACGGCCAAAGTGAGAACTCAACAGGTCTTCCCCAGCGGAAAGCTTCGTGCCCCTTCCTTCGCCGGCTTCCACCTCGAGAAGGGCAAGCAGTCCTTCGAAGAGAAGACGGCCGCCAGTGCGCAGCCGAAGGGGATCAAGTTCCTCTACCTCAACACGGGTGGGGGCCACAAGGCGCAAGCCGAAGCACTGGCCGAGGCCGCCAAGAAGATGGGCATCCCAGCAGAGACGGTGAGCTGGAGTGATCGCTTCTCGAACGGACCGTACGCCAAGCAGTACGAGCAGGCCTACACCGATTTCCTTCACGGGAAGAAGTCCCAGCTAGGGCTCGCCGTCCCCGCGACCAAGTTCTCCCTGATGGGAACGGACCACGACAAGCTGCGGAAGTGGGTCGACGAGAACAAGGACCAGGCGGTTGTCGTGACCATGGCCCACCTCCGGAAGGAGTTCAAGGGCATCGATCACCCAGTCCACATCCTGCACTCCGACCCGGTGAAGATCCCCTTCGCCACGGGCGGCAAGACGCAGGACCGCATCGACATCGGCCTTCCTTCCGTGCTCAGGACGCTCGGTGCGAAGACGCGCATCGCCATCCCGAACCTGCCTGTCTCCCAGAAGGTGCTGCGACCGAAGGGCACGTCAGGTCTGATCGACAAGAAGAACTTCAACATCACGGTCAGCAGCGGCTCACTCGGCCCCGAGATCGTACCCATCACCAAGCAGGTGCTCGAGGCGGGCCTCCCCGAGGACGCGGTGGTGCATGCGGTCGCGGGCAAGAACACGAAGGCGCTCAAGGAGCTCCAACGTCTGGCGAAGGAGCACCCTCAGCTTCACCCTCACGGCTTCGCTCCGCTCTCGAACATGATGCGAGAGTCGGACCTGAACGTGATCCGCGCCCACGGCACCACCTTTGCCGAGACGGTGGCAGCGGGGAAGCCGGCTGTCTACTACGGCCCGGATGTGGGATTTCTCAGGGACGGCCAGGGAGACCTGACGAAGCGCACGGCGATCTATGGTGGCAAGCACATCGGGAACCCCGTGGCGGTGGGTCTTGATGCCATACCCGGGGCGGTGAACACAGCGTTGAAGCGCTACGATCGCCTCAAGGACAAGGCTCGAGAGGCGAGGCAAGACATGGGAGACCCGGCGACCCTGGCTGTGCAGAAGATCATGAAGGCGAGACCGGGCTACGTGGTGAAGGCTGCATCCATCGAGCCACGCCAGTTGCGCGCCGGCACCCCCATCGTCGGGGACTTCGACACCTTCGCTGAGAGGTTGAAGCCGGGAGACGTGCTCCTCACCAAACCCAGCGAGCACGCCAAGCTTGAAAGTAGCGATCGAGCGCTGAAGGGGGCGGTCAAGGTCTACGACTGGCTGAGTGGAGCGAAGCATCCGGGATGGGCCCACACCGCGCTCTATCTCGGTGATGGTCAGATCGCACACCTGCATGACAAGAAGCTGCGGCGGGGTAGGCTCGTGTCCATGGGGGAAGGGATCAATCGCGTAGTCACGGACAAGCTCGACGTCTTCAAGGCGCAGGGCTACGACATCGCCGCTGTGCGTCCACGAGTGAAGCCCTCGGTTGCCCAGTCCGCCGCCACGCAGATGCGTGAGTTCGCCGCCACCCCAGCGGACATCAGCATGGGCAAGTTTACCAGGAACATTCTCAGGACCGGCTTGACGCCACTCAGTGGTGCGTCGGTTCGGGATGCTGTGTGTTCCGGTATCGTGGGGGAGGCGTTCCCAACACCGCTGGCCAAGCGCCCGGCCTTCTCCATGAGGCCGAAGGACTTCCTGGAGAGCAAGAAGGTCCAACATGTCGTAGGCTATTCGCCGGATGAGATGAAGAAGGCCGCCTCTGCTCTGAGGGCCATTGCCGATCAGACGTTGAGCGGAAGGAGCAAGTGATGGCAGCCGAGACCGTCAAGTTCTACCTCACCGATCAGAACTCCGATCCCATCCTCGGAGTTCTGGTGCGCGTCTACGACGCCACGGGCACGACCTTCATCACGCAGGACTACACCGTGGATGTCGGCGGAGATGCGGTGGCGGAGGTGACGCTGGACGGCGACAACCCCCCAATCCAGTACACCATCCGCATGTCCAAGGATGGGGTGGCCTTCGACGGCTCCGTGGGGAACGACAGCAAGAGCCCCCAGCTCATCGAGATCTACAGTCCCCCCGCGGCCGCGCCCACGGGCAAGAACGACTTCGACATCCAGGGGCAGACCTTCACACGCCCCACGTCCACCAACCCCCGTCTCTGCCGTTGCAGCGGCTTCTTCAAGGACGCGACGGGCCAGCCCCTGGTGGGGCTCGACATGTCCTTCATCAACCAGTTCCGGCCAGCCGTGGTGGACGGAGAGGCGGTGCTGGGAGCCAAGGTGGATGTCCGTTCGGATGAGGACGGGTACATCGAGCTCGACCTCTACCGCGGCGCCTGCTACCTGGTGATGGTGCAGAGCATCGAGGCTGCCATCGCGGACGACACCGGCGCAATCGTCTTCCCCCGAGAGGTCGTGGTGCCCAACCAGGCCTCAGCGAACCTCGTCGATCTCCTTCTGCCGATCGTGTCCGAGATCGTGTTCGATCCCACCCCGGTGAGCGTGGCGGCCGGGGACACGCAGGAGGTGACCACTGTGGTCACGGCCAGTGATGGTCGTGTGCTGACGGGAACCGCGTGCGAGGATGTCATCTACGCGACGGATGACGAGTCCGTCGCAACCGTCGCAGTCGATCAGGACAAGCTGGTGGTTCGTGGCGTGAGCGCAGGCACCACCAATCTCACAGCCGTGCGGAAAGACCAGACCATCGTCAGCATCCCAGATGCTGGGATCACGGGATCGCCGTTGGCTATCACGGTGACGTGATGGCAGTTCTCGTCATTCAACCCGCCCACGAGGATATCCACGCGATCAAGTTACTACTGGCTGCCATCATACGACGTGGTGCGTTCGACATTGCCCTCTACAAGGGAGCCAAGAAGCTAGCCAACCGACGGATCTGGGAGGCGGCGTATCGCTGGATGTTCAGCGACCAAGACGACTACTTCACTTCCTTCGTGAGTCTCTGTACTGTCTTAGACCAGGACCCCAACGAGATCCGAAGGAAGACGCTTCGGCTCCAGCGGAAAGACGTCAAGAAGTACGACATGGTGGACGTGCATGGCCGGCTATAAGGACAGCGAGATCGAGGGGGCTGTCTCCTCGTTCGTTCGTGGGGACATCAAGGTCCAGCGCGACGCTTTGGGTCCGGTGGATGTGGGGGCGAAGTTCGACGAAACGGTGCAGCTCATCTCGTCCACGCTGATCTTCGATCCCAACGCTGTCTTCTACTTGATCTTCTTGGCCACCAACAAGCTGAACGCGGCTGTCGAGACGGCCATCGAGTACGTGGACGACGTGCTCCAGGCCATCGACGAGGTCAGCCACAAGACGAAGGACGTCTCCAAGACCTCGCTCTTGGCAGACGCGGCCACAGCTCTCCTGACCGTGGATCAAATCCTCACCAGCAATGACGCCATCAGCCAGGCGGCGTTCAACCGCTACGTGGATGCGGTGGACAAGTTCACGGCGGCATCGCTGACCCCCAACATCAAGGCTGGGTCGGAGATCATCCGACCTCCTCAGCTTGCCAGGAAGGAGATGTTGGTCACGCTCCCCAACCTGTCCGCCGCCTGGTCGAGCATCCTAGCCACGTTGGAGCAGATCGAAGGGGAGCTGGTCGCGTTCAACGCGCTCAACCTCCCAGTGCTGGCGGTGCAGAGCTCAGTGCGGAAGGTTCGGGCAGACCTCCAAGATCTACGTGCCACCTTCGAGGGCACCTCCTCGAGGGATGACAAGATCTCCGAGTGCCGGGATGCCTACCTCCGCCTGACCTCCGGGAAGGCCGTCCTGACCAACTACACGACGGTCACGGACCCCTCCGAGCCGCGGCTCCTATCCTCCAGCAGCATCGTCGGGCGTGCGGCCCTGCCTGTGGGCAGTGAGGGGGAGCTGCTCGGTCCCGAGGTGACCTGCACGAAGTCCGGCCCGTGGGCTGTCGTGTCCGGCAGCAATGAGCTCAAGGTGGCCATGGATGGCGGCGTGGAGAACACCTACACGATCACGCCACCAAGCACCCCAAGCCTCACCGGCTACGCCGCCCACGAGGATGAGACTGAGTTCTTCGAGATCGTGTCCAGCTACAACGATCTCCTCGAGTTCGACGAGTTGGGCGCCATCCCTCTCACGGCAGGGGTGGGCCGCACGGCCACCCAGATCGTGGCGGACATCAACACCTGGATCACGACCAACTACCCAGGGGACTACCTGGCCTCCGTGGTGACTTCCGGAGGCCGCTCCTTCGTGAAGGTCACCTGCCTCAAGACGGGTATCCAGCGTCTGCGGATCACAGCCACGGACCCTGGCAACGAGAAGATCATCGAGCGTGGGTGGGCCACGCTCGGCTTCTACGTGGGCCAGGAGGATTCCAACGAAGGGGTGTCCGCGGCGGAGCTGGCGGAGCTACTCAACGCCTCGGGAGACCTCCAGGCTGATGTGGAGCAGGCTCTCTTCGAGGAGGGTGATAACGGGTCGGTGATGAGTGGCACGGTCTTCGAGGTACCTATCAACACCATCGCTTCTCTGGACCACCAGGAGGACATGCTGTTGATCCGGAACCTGGAGAACGTGGGCTACCACCGCATCCAGAGCATCGTCCGGATCGCTGGTGTGGATCGCGTGACTGTCTACTCCAGCACACCATTCCTATCTGTGGCCACCGATCAGGAATGGCAGATCATCCGGGAGGTTGCGACGCTCTCCTCCTTGAACCAGACCTTGGCTGCGAAGATCGTGGTTGGCAGCGGCAACGCCAACGCGCTGCTTGGCTTCTCCCCCGGCACTACGAAGGCCACCACCACTGGGTTCCGGGTCGCCGTGTCCGGTGTGGACGAGGACTTCACGCGGCGGGATGTGGTTGTGAGGGACGTGGTTCGGGTCTCCACCAGCCCGGGGGTGGAAGCGGACCACATCGTGCTCGAGCTGGCGGACAGCAATCGACAGCTCGAGCTCGAGCCACCACTGGAGACGGACGTCAACACGACCACCTACCCGGCCCTCTGGTTCAAGATCTTCAGCGCGGCGGCCATCGCCTACGAGGGATTGGTTGCCAAGCTGGTGGCCTGGCGGCAGCTCTTGGACGCCTCCAAGTTCACGGAGGACATCCTCGAGCTCGAGCGGGTCATGAATCCGCTCCTGGCCAACAAGCAGCCATCGGCTGCCCAGGTGGGGGATGCACGAGGGGTTGCTGAAGACCTGCGAGAGCTACTCACCAATCCCAGTCCCTTGGGTCTGACCGAGGTGCTGGTCTCCTACGTGGTGTCTGCGGTCCCCCGCATGGACGCGTCGCTGAAGATGTTGAAGGAGCGTGGGCTAGATCGAGCCTACGACCTGCTCATGGATGGGGACATCACCACCTTCTTTGGCTTGGACAAGGACGATGCCTCCAGTAGCGCCTACATGCTGAAAGCCATGCGTGGGGTGGTGCAGTCCGACCTCCGCATCTCCAAGTTGGAGGATGACCAGGACGAGATCGCACACGGGGACCAGGTGGAGGACACGGACGCTGACCTGGACTTCAGCGATCAGGATGACGACGAGAACATCGACATTCTGGGCGAGGTCCCGGACTATTCCGACCAGGATTCCTCCGCTCTGAGGAAGAGGTACTGATGGCCGAGTCAACCAAGACGAAGCAGGGGAAGCTCAACCTGCAGATGCGGGAGATCTTGGCGAACTCCTACGCCTTCGTGCGCGGCAGGCAGTACAACGAGTCGATGGCCAACCTGACCTACGAGGAGCTGCTGGACGCGGCCATCGAGAAGATCGAGGGGACAGCGGGACGCAACAACGTCCGCAGCACCCTCCTGGACCGCATTCAGAAGATCAAGCAGGAGATCTCTCAAGCGGTGGACACCGTCAAGAAGCAGCCGCCCTCTTACTGGGTCATCGAGAATGACGGTAGAATCAGCGCAGAGGATTCGGCGAACACGGAGGAGTAGGCATGGACCTGCAGTTCATCCAGTTCAGCGATTCCCTGCGCTTGTCCGGCGCTCGGGAAGTCCCTGACCTGCTGCCAAGGACGCTGCAGATCAATGGCCCGGACTTTCGGTCGGCAGTAGAGGTCTTCATCAACGATGCGGAGTCGCCCTCCTTCGTCATCGCCAACAAGAACACCATCCTGGCCCAGGTGCCGTCCGCGTTCACCAAGACGAACATCAAGTCCATCGTCGTGCTCAGCTCCGAGTTCACCGCCACCTTCCAAAGCCGCATCCGTTTTCGCATCGGGGACAACCCAAAGCCGGTGTCGGGTCTGCGGGCCATGATGCAGATGTTCCTGAAGGTGCTCCTGGCCACGGTGGGCTCTGATGGGTTTGCCAAGAAGATTGGAGGGAGCGCCCTTCAGAACATCGGCAAGAACTTCGACATCGGGCAGAGCTCCTCCTTGGTGTCCGACTTCGCCATCTCCGTGCGGCGCACGGAACAGCAGATCTTGGCCTTGCAGAGCCAGCAGCCGCGGCTTCCGGATGATGAGCGGCTGCTGTCCGCGACCTTGTTGAACTCGAAGTTCGAAGTGAACACCCTGACGCTGATCGCCCGCGTGGAGCTAATCTCCCAGTCCGGCATCCGCGCGATTGCAAACTTGGAGCTGTAGCATGCCAGGCACGGAAGACCTCAAGGAATTCGTTGAGAACAGGCTGCTGGCCTACGATCCAGACATCGACCTGACCGAGGGGTCGCCGGCGCAGCTCCAGGTTGTTGACCCAATTGTCAACAGGTACGCCATCGATCCGCTCGAGATGGACCTCGAGAAGTTCATCGATGCCCGGCTGGCTCAGGAATACCCGGGGATGAACATCCGCGAGGGCAGCGGCATCCGCGACCTCCTGGTGAAGCCGATGCAGGTCCTGATGGACCCGGTGATTCGGGAGACCAACCTGATCAAGCAGGGGCAGTCCCTCGCGAACCCGGATCTCCTGTCGGACACCGAGGCCGACTCCCTGGTGGCCAACCTCTTTGTCTCCAGGACGACGGGAGGGTTGTCCACCGGGACCGTGCGGCTCTACTTCAACGCGCCCGTGGCGGTGAACATCAGCGTGGGCAACGTCTGCTACACGTCCGCCGGTCTGCGCTTCCTGCCGACCACGTTGCAGAGCATCTCCGCCGAGGCGATGATCTTCAACCAGTCGGGCAGCCTCTACTACTTCGACATCCAGGTGACCGCGGAGAAGGCCGGCTCCGAGTACAACATCGACAAGGAAGAGATCGTCGGCATCACCAACCTCAACACGGCCGTCCGGGTGACCAACACCCAGAAGTTCGAGAACGGGCTGGATGAGGAGTCCACCGAAGAGCTGGTGGACCGGGCAGAGATCAGCATCACCGAGCGGTCTCTGGTCACTGGGCGGGGCGTCTCCGCCCGACTCTACGACCAGTTCGAAGACCTCGTGCATCTCCAGGTGGTGGGTCATCTGGATACGGAGATGCAGCGGGACATCATCAAGGGCGGCAACCTAGGGCCGGTGGTGCTCTCCGGGACGGATGGCTACACGGAGGATGATGGGGATGGGGACAGCCGCACCTCCTACTTCCGAGCGCGCTACACAGACTTCGCCGCCTTCTTCGGGGCGCTGGGGGACGTGTCCAACTACTGGCTGACCGTCAGCCAGGTCGTCTACGGGATCGATGCCGGTGTGCCGCCGGGGGCGCTGGATCACCTGATCGTTTCTGGCGCGGACTTCACCTACGACGACGTGGGGCTGATGCTGGTGACTCCCGACGCGGTGGACCCAGCGAACATTGGTGTGGCCGAGATTCTGGCCATCTCTACCAACGTCGAGGTACAGATCGACCGTGTGGGGGTGGTGGAGAACGGCGTCCCCTACATCCTGATGCGGCCGCCGAAGGACTACGAGATCGAGGAGGTGATGGGGACGGGAGAGCTGCGCATCAACGGCTTGCTGCCGGTTGGTCGTCAGGCTCTCATCTGGTCCATCCGAGAGAAGAAGCTGACGCTCTCGGACATCCCGGGTGGCGTCATCTATTCCCTGAACGGCACGGTGGAGATCCAATCGGATGAGGTCCACATCGGTGGAGCTTCCGACTTCTACGTCCGTGGCACGGGCGTGGAGGAGCAGGAGCTGGTTCTCGAGGCCATCTCGGACGAGTCACCGCTGGTGCGGGCTCTGACGCTGGAGACCAAGTCCACGGCTGGGTACGAGGAGTTCGTGCGGGACCAGACGAAGGACTTCATCGCTCTGGGTGTGAAGCCCGGCATGTCTCTGGTCATCGAGTCCGGTGTGGATGCCGGGACCAAGACCATCCTTCGTGTGGGCACCACCAAGCCTACTGGAGCTCCGGTGGGGACGGAGACTCAGCATCTCCAGATCGACCCGCCGATCACTTCTACGGCCACGGATCTGCGGTACCGCATCGTGGACGACATCGACATCGACCTCAACCAGCCCAAGACGCGCCGCGGGGAAGGCACGGACCTGCAGACCATCCAGCTCAGCTCGACCGTGACCACGGCCTCCGCCGTGGACTTCCTGGCGCTGGGGACGGAGGCGGAGGACACGCTGGAGCTTCTGGATGGGGACGACGTGGGGACCTACGCGGTCACCGGCACGTCCGGCACGGGGAACAAGAACCTCCTCATCAGTGGCCAGATGGTCTCCACGGCGAACAACATCTCGTGGGAGCTCTACAAGGCGCAGGAGGGCATCGAGTTCCCGCTCGTGCGGATCCGCACGGTGGACATCCTGGACAGCTCGAAGCAGCCGACGGGGGACACCGTGCCCTACGCCGAGCCCGTCGATGCGCGTAGCACCACTTTCTCCAACGCTGGTCGGGGGACGAAGGTGAGCACCCGTGATGCCATCACGGGAATCGTGGGGACCGTTGATCTGAACGGCCTGAGCTACCCCCTGGCTCCGTCTTCCTTCTCCGTCAAGGTGAACAACGGTGGGGCGCAGGTCGTTGCAACGACGGGCGCGACGGGAATCACGGACCTCCTCAACAAGATCAACGCGACGATCCCCAACATCGCCGGCACCCTGTCCTATGGCGGGGAGACGTTCCTCACGCTCCGGTCGGCAGACCGCTGGCTTCAGGTCACGGCAGGAGCCGGCAACGCGCTCTACGGCCTGGACGTGAACGGGGAGGACAACAGGCAGATCAAGAGCCTGGCCAACATCACCGACTGGTCTTCGGCTGCCTACGACCTGAAGACCGTCCGGGACGTGGTATCGATCACGACAGGGGACAACATCGGGCACCTCTACCTCCTCTCGGTGGCGGCCGACAAGCTCCTTGCCGTCGGCTTCGATGAGGTTGAGGGGCGGCTGCGCTTCCTCCAGCCCAACATGGGCGTGTCGCTGTCGGTTGGCTCGCGCTCCTACGGGAAGGCACGTGTCTACTTCCTGGAGCCCACCTCCTTCCAGGTGCGTGGTGCGTGGCATCCTCCGCTGAAGAACACGACCAGCATCCCCTCCAACATGGCCATCGCCGCCGGAGGCGTGACGATTCCTTCGGATGAGGAGCCAGTCACCTATTTCTCGGTCGACCTCAACGGGGCCACCCTGCGCTTCTTCCCAGACCCAGATCTGAAGCACCAGGTGCTGCCGCCGCCAGATGGAGACGTGCCCAACAACCTGTTGACGGTCAACGGCTCCGCCGTGGTGCAGACGGACGCCACTCCGGCTGGCGTGCTGGGGCAGAACTCCCGCGACTCCGACATCGACTTCCTGAAGAAGGAGATCAAGGTCGGAGACATGCTGGAGATCACTTTCCAGCCCATCCAGGGAACGGTAGATCTGACCACCGCCGGCGGTTTCGTCTACGGGGATGGGGCTGGCGACGACATCCCCGGAGATCCGCCCAAGACGCTCACACTCTCCCTGGATGGCGCTCCCGCGAAGACGATGACCTTCTCGGACCAGATCACGGACGAGAGCGACCTGGTGGATGAGATCAACGACTTCTTCGGGGAGACCATCGCCTACCTGGAGACGATCGGCTCGGAGAAGCGGCTTCGCCTCGAGGCCGACTTCGAGTTCACCCTCTACGGCGGCTACCCGAACGCAGCCAACAGCACGCTGGGTCTGCCGACCTCCACAACCACCAACAAGGCGATCTCGGACATCGATGGTTACTACGAGGTCACCTACGTGGGTGATCAGACGGACGCGCTCAACCACTACGCCCTCACGGTCTCCCCGGCCGTCGGTGGGGCAGCCGGGGGCCAGGCGCAGCACTTCGTCATCGTCCGTCCGGGGCTCCAGCGGTTGCACTCCACGGAGATGGCGAACAACACGGAGATCGGCCTCTACTACATGGACGTGGAGCTGGTGTCTGAGGGTTCCGGGGATGACTGGAACCTCGAGCGGGATGAGCTGTTCGAGCTCGAGAACTACGAGTCCGACGGCTACCGTCTGGTGGTGGAAGATCCCAACTTCTCCTTCTCCACGCTGGAGAAGCTCACCATGGTGGTGAGCCGTCGGCTCCTGACGGTTGGCAGCACGGACCAGCCGGACAGTGCGCTGACGTTGTCCAGTCAGAACCTGCAGGTGAACTACGATCGGGCTCCCCTGGTGGCGTCCATCCAGTCCTTCGCTTCCGCCGACCTGGAGAGGGTGCTCAACGCCAGTCTGCTCGTGCGACACCTGCAGCCCCACTACCTCAACTTCGCGCTCAACTACCGTGGTGGCTCCTCTGCGGATGTCGTGGGGGATGACGTGGATGAGTACCTGAACGAGCTCGGGCCGGACGAGCGGGTGGAGGCGTCGGACATCCAGAACCTGGCCTTCCGACGGGGCGCCAACTACGTGCAGAACCCGATCACCCTGGTGGCAGTGGCGCATAACGAGGAGCGGAAGATCTCCATCGATCGGTCTACGGACTACGTCACCAAGGGGCGGCTGGCTACCTTCTTCAAGGATCAGGTGACGGTCACGAGAGAGACCGTCACGGCTCTCTAGTCCTCTGGACCAGGAAGGATCGGTATCGCCGGCTCAAGGCTGCGCGCGATATTCCCCATCTTGATGACGATGCCGGAGTGGGGATCGAACACGCAGCGGCATCCGTCGCACTCCAGCCAGTAGCGGGGCAGCACTTCTCCGGGGCGGAACATGAAGCGCGCGTCCCCTGTTTTCTTGAAACTGGTTCCCAGGCACTGAGGGCAAGTCTGGTTCTGGTAGAAGGCTTCTCGCTTCGCGGCGAGAGGAGTGATGACATCCTTGTGGCCTTCGAGTAACTTCAAGGTGATCTGGGGGTCGAGCAGTTTCAGGTCCATGTGTTAACATAGCTCCTGGCACGTTCGTTGACCAGCGTGTCACCCGAGCATAGAATCGGGACTCAGCAACCCGACGAGGTGATCCTAATGAGCGCCGAAGGCCACGGAATCCTGGGCATCGAAGGCCGGCTTCGCTGCGTACAACACGACGTTCGTGGAATGAAGGGGAGCGGGCCGGGAGGCGCCGTCGACTTCGACGATCTCTGGACAGTCGATGAGGTGGGTACTCGGAAACCCAAGCATCCTGAGCGCATCATCGAGGATCGGACGATCAAGAACAAGTTCACCAAGCGTGGCCTGTCCTATCTCCTACGTACGGTGCTCAAGAGTCACTCGGGCACCGATCAGAGCAAGCAGCCTACCGATATCACCTACGGCTGGAGCAACAACCCCTTCCAGGCGTTTGTGCTCATCGGTGACGACGGAGCCGTGCCCGTCCGTCGTGGCGATGCGCGGGTGCTCTGGGAGGAGAGCGATGGGCAGTACGACGACAAGATCGCAGCCGGGTCGGGCGTCGCGGTCTATGGTCGACGCGGCCTGCTTCTGAGCCTCACGACGGGCATCTTCAAGCGCGTCCAGATCCGCTACCCCAACGCCTCTCCCGACTACGAGCAGCTCGAGTACACGTTCTTCGCCCAGGCCAACACGGTCAAGCAGGATGGCCCAACAGGCGGCGATGTCGGCATCGACGACTTCGTCGCCAAGAGCATCGCGCTCGCCTACGGCGTCGCCTGCGGCTACAACGAGGCATCGAGCCAGGTCGGGAGCCGCGCGATCCTCGGGGTCGCTGCAACGCATCAGGGCTACGCTGATCGACTCTACAAGCACGAGTGGTTCGGCCAGGGAGACGGCTCGGCCGAGGGGCAGGGTACTGTGCCAGCCACCAGGCATGCGAATGGCACCAACCCCCTCTCCTCGCTCTACGACTCAGGCGAGGCCATCGACGGCGACGGTTGGGTCTCGAGCAATGGCGACGCTGCCGACGTCTCGATCTCGGCCCTGACTGGGGTCAGCATCACGATCACCGCCGCGACCAAGCGTATCCAGGTCACGGGCGCGGCCTTCACCAGCGCGCACACGCGGAAGACTCTCAAGATCCGCAACATGACCACCGCCGGCAACAACCTCGACTACACGATCAAGCGTGTAGTCGATGCGGACGAGGTCGAGGTCTTCGAGACCCCCGCTGGCGATGAGACCGACGCCTCGGCCGATGCCGATCTGGTGACCCGTACCTGGGCACAGCAGGCATTCGACGGCCGCGTCGAGAACGAGGGGCTGGTCGGCAAGGGCACGTACGATGCCGACGCCGAGGCCACCATCATCCAGGGCGAGAAGTGGATCTCGACTGATGCCCCCGGCCCCCACTACCTCGGGCGCATCTGGACGGCGAGCAAGAAGATCGCAGGAGTGCGCGTGGTGTTCCCGAAGGGAAGCATCCGTGACTTCTGCCCGAACCGCCTCCAGATCCAGACCCTGACTTCTGGCAACCCGGAGGGTGGAACCTGGACGACGCAGGTCGATCACTCGGGCACTGACCAGGCGTCCAACATCTTCGACAACGGCGAGTACGGCTACGAGTACCTGTTCGGCTCGCCCGTGACAACCCAGGGTGTGCGGCTCTACATCAACTCCTCGGCCGACACGCTCAGAAAAGCCGAGGTTGGAGAGCTGTACATCTTCGAGGTGCGGGATGGTGACGCCGGCCGCGAGTGGCTGTCCATCGCGGCCCCGAACAACGCGCTGCGGCACGCGGTGGATGGGGTCCCGACCTATCGGGCCTCGACGATCCCGGCGGTGGCGAACACGGCCAGCGTGCAGACCATCGTGGACGCCATCAACCGTCGGCTGTACGCCTGGGGACTCGAGGCCTACCGGAGTACGTTCGGATTCCTCTGGATCCGAGCGACGGTCGCTGGCAGCTACGCTCAGCTCCACATCGACTCGAACGCGAACGGAAGCACGATCAACGCGAGCCTGGGTCTCTCGACCTCAGCCGTCGCAAAGACCGGCGTCACGCAGCCCTTCACCAAGGCGCAGGCGAATGCTGTGACGTTCATCTACACCCTGCGGATGGCCGGGAACCTGCCGAAGCCGTACGACTTCTAGGAGACGATCATGCAAGGTCATTTCGATCTGGCTCTTCTCGACACTCCTGGGCTCACCCAAGAGTTGATCGAGGCCGTGCGGCGAGAGGGTGGTGATCCCAAGGTTGAGGCGCTGCTCAAGGAGTTCAGGCGCGAAGGCGAGTGGAAGACGGACAACCTGATCTATCAGGTGACGCCAAGCTATCTCTACTACTGGGCGATGAGCGGTCCGGTACCGTATGGTGGGATGGAGTCCAACTACGGGGGCGGCAGTGCCCTGCTCGCCTACATCACTCTCGTCTCCACATCCGGTGAGCCCACCTACAATGGCGAGAACTACATCGGCGATATCACCTGGGATGGCCTTCCCGACAACGTCGGGAGTTCCGCTTCCAAGTATTTCGTCACCCAGTGCATCGTCACGCCTGAGTATGCAGTCGATCCAGGCGGACGTGAGGCGATCTACGTCAAATCCAAGTGGCTGTTCCTCCCCGGGCAAGCCACTAGTTCCGTGATTCGTAGCGTCGCCCTCTTCTACTCTTCGGAGATCACGAATCCGACTGCAGGTTATCGGAAGGTGCGTGTCGGTCGAGTGCGCATCAAGGATTCCGGCGGAAACCCCGTTACGATCTCCAAGGCCGCGTCGAAGAGCCTGCTTGTGGAGTACACCTTCACGCTGCCGACGACGTAGGAGCTGCCGGTGTCGTTCCTGACGCGCTTCTACTCCGCCTTCCCCGGCGGAACCATGCAGCAGACGCTTGGAGGTGGCACGATCTCCGAGGCTGCTGGTGTCCTGACCGTCGCCGTCGCACAGACTGTGGATGGTGATTGGGCACCAAACCTCGCGCCTATCGCATGGGTCCCTGCGCACTCGCAGCAGGTTGCGTTCGATACCGTTTTCAAGTGCGAGTCCCGGCTCTACAGCCACACCACCGTCGGCGGCAACATCGCCCGGAGCGGGATCGTCCTCTACAAGGACTACGACAACGGCCTCGAATTCGGCCACTACAGCGGCGACAACCAGATCTACGTCACGCGCTGGATGAGTGGGAGCGGCGGCAACGTCGCAAACACCAGTCCTCTCGCCACTCCGACGGCGAGCCCGCACACCTACCGCGTCTACTGGAACCCGACGAATCGCCCCCTGTTCGTGCAAGAAGAGGGAATCTCCTTCACGATCAACGCAAACTCGATGCAGTTCTGGTATCGCGTTGGTGACGCCGGGACCTGGACCCTTCTTCACACCCGCGACTGGGAGTGGAAGAAGGAAGAGATGCTCTTCGGCTGCTGCGCGCACAACTACCAGGCGCAGAAGCACGGGGTTACCGCGCTCTTCAGTCAGGCCGGCATCTACCAGTGGGATGCGACGGCGCAGATCTTTGTCCCTGCCAACGACCAAGTCCCGCTGACGAACACCTCCGTCGACCCGAAAGAAGTACTGGCGCTCGAGGACCAAGCTCAGGCGCTGACGCAGAGCGGGCCCGCAGGGCACCAGTGGCCTGATGGTCAAGGTGACGGATTCATCCAGAAGGACCTCTCCGTCGCTGCGTTCGAAGATCAAGCTCAGATCTTGACCCAGTCGGGACAGCCCACGCACTCGATGCGGGATGGGCTGGATCAAGGCTACGCCTTCCGGCCACCGACGTTGGCACTCGAAGATCAGGTCTCGGTCTTCCTCAGTGGCGAGCCTGAGTTCAGTACGAGCACCAATGATTCCGACGGTCACGCGCACTTCAACAATCTCAAGCCGTACCTGCTGATCGCTGGAGACACGACGGGCGAGCCGTGGGACACCCCGACGTTGAACAGCTTCACGGGCTACGGGCGGGATGGGTACAAGTACACGAATGGCATCCAGGATGCCGGCCCGGTGTCGGCCCCCTGGAGGTCTGAGGCCTCGAGCGCAAACCGCAGCTCCCGCCCCGACTTCCCGCACAAGTACCTGATCGCCGTCTCGCGCCTCGAGCTCACGATCTTCGACCTCGACTCCTATGTTGGGACTCCTACCAGCCTGCGCATGTGGATGCGCTTCCTCCTTGGGAACAGCGTGTCGGACTTCTACGCTCTTGGACGAGGCGTCGAGACCATCCGCTCCGCGATCATGGCGAACGGTCAACTCGTCGTGGGGACCACGAACACTGGGTGGGAGAACGGACGGCTCCACAGCGTCGACTTCAGGGCGACGACCCCGGCGACGGTGTTCAGCCTCATCGGGTCCGACAACCAGTGGGTTGGTCAGGGCACGAAGAGTGTTGTTGACCGCAACACGAACGCCATCTGGGCCGTGAGCGGGTCGAACAGGATCAACACGGAGGAGAACCACAGCCTCGCGCACTACGTGGAGGGAACCAACACGCTCTACGTGTTCCTGGCGGGTGAGGACGCCTCGCCGCAGATCGTCAAGTACACGGGTGGCACGATTCAGTCTGTTGTCTCAGCAGCAGGGGAGAGCATTGGTTCGGACAACGCGGGCGACTACCGCCGTGTCCTGATCGACGAGAATGGTTGGCTCTGGTTCGCCATTGGAAGCCGCCTCTATCGGAACGTGTTCGACTGGCAAGAGGGGTACATGTATCCCAGCGCCTCCGATCTCCGGCAGGGGTCTGTCGATCTCGGGTACACGATCACGCACCTGGCACAGGTAGGGAACGACATCTACGCGGGCACCTCCAAGGGTGTGTTCAGGATCGGTAAAGGATCGCTGGAGAGCTACCTGGCCTACACCGTGGCTGGTGAGGGCGGAGGAGGCCGGCTGAACGCTCCTCCAGCGGGGGAGATCATTCCGGGAACGACAGCAAAGATTCAGAGCTTGCAGGGCTTGCAGTTCTCGTTCAGCGGGCTGGTCATCAAGTACCTGGTTGTGGGCACGATCATAGATCGGACGCTGGGGTCTGCGTGCATCATTCGTCTGTTCGATGACGTCCTGGTCAAGTCGCTGATCTACCCCGACTTGATTGAGCAGGGAGTGCTTTCTGCGCAAGCAATAGGAGCGTGACATGGGTCTGATCGAAACGCTCCGAGATGATTTCACCGGCACCACGATCCTAAAGCAGTGGTCCGGCAACGGGTCGATCTCTCTACCCGGCACCGTTGGGCGTCTGACCTGTCCGAACGGGCAAAACTGCAACTGGGATTACTCTACCACCGGCGCACCGCTGTTGTTCGATAACGTCCGGCAGCTCATGACGCAGCCGGCGATGCCGTTCTTCATCGAGACCAAGTTGTCTCTGTTCACCGGTACGACCAACTACCGTCTTGCCGGATTGATCTGGGGAACGACCAAGGCTCTCGGGCTGGGTGTGAACTTCTACGCCTATTACCTGGCGTACTACAAACAAGAGGGCAGGCTGATCGTCGATTACCAGTATCCGACGGGTGGCGTGCGGTTGTTCAACTCCGTAGGGATCGTAGACCCCGCGAGCGCCCCACACTGGTATCGCATCTACTGGAACCCGTACAACCGACCTGTCTGGATTCAAGAGCTGAGTCTGGCGCTCGGCACCGATCAGCTTTGCTTCGCGTACTCCGTGGACGGCACCAACTGGACGAGCATGGGGACGCGGACCAGTGACTTCGCCCCTGTGATCGCCGGCATTCATTGCCGCAAGTGGGAGACCAGTGCTGTCAATGCCGAGGCCGACTTCGACTACTTCGCGGTGGAGCAGTACAACGAAGCCGATCTGCTGCTCGTGCCATCAGTCGGCAAGGACAACCAGGAGACGCTGGCTCTGGAGGACCAGGGTGGGATCATCACGGAGTCTGGCCCAACGCGCTTCGATTCGACGGGCGTTGGAGAAGCCATGTCCATCGCGCCGCCAAGCATGGTGGCGTTCGAAGATCAGGGGCAGCTCCTTGGGGACGGGCAAGGATCACGTTTCGATCTGCCAGAGATCTCGGAGGCCATCAGCGTCCGTGAGACCATGGCACTGGAGGACGGCTTCCAGTGTCACCTGAACGACAGCGACTACATCAAGGGCTTGAACGACGGGGACGGGCGAGAATTCATCGGCTACACCTCCATCCGTCAGGTTCTGCTTTACGACGCGACGCAGGATCCCTGGCACACCCACGGCGCCGGGCACTACGGTGCGGGCCGCGACGGCAAGCTCTACTACGATGGCGTGGAGTGCGGACCTGGCGCATTCAGCGTCGGCAGCCCCGCGGCCTTGAACGATACCGCGTGGACAAGACCGGGCGGTCTTGTAGATCGGTTCTCTTCTGCGCATGCGCCCGAACTCACCTACCCAGTTGCTGGGACGGTGAGGTTCGCACCGTCTGGCACGGGCGCGCAACTAGCTGCTGTCAGCACTGCTCTGCGGTGGTACCTCGTCGGTGACTTCGATGTTCAGATAGACTTCAACGTCATCTCGGCAGGGTCCGCCGGCACCGACGGTGGGCTCGAAATGCAGGCCCTGCTAGATCCCAACAACGTATTCTACGTCCGTCGAAAATTGTGGGGAGGCAACTTCTACGACAAGGATGTGAGGAACAACGGGAGCTGGGTCAGCTACGCCTCGGTTTCCACCAGCAACATGAGCGGCAAGCTCCGGCTCACGCGAGTGGGTTCCCAGGTTCGTTCGTACTACTGGAGTGGGAGTGCGTGGGTCCAGATCGGGTCTACCTACACGATGACCTATAACAGGCCCGTGTTTCTTAGCATAGGGTACTACTGCCAGAACACACCCTCTGGGGTGGATTTCGAGCTTAGCAACTTCACGATCAACTCGGGGACGACGACCAACCTCATCGGTTGGGCTCGCGAAGCTGCTGGCACCTATCGAGGCTCCCAGGCTGAATTCCCGGAGCACGCACTGATCTCTTCGTCCGGTCAAGGCTTCGACATTATCGACGTCGATACCCAGAAGCTCTGGATGAGCTTCCGCGGTGCCACGGGCAACCTAGTCGCTGGCGATGCGAACTACTACATCCGACAGCTTGCCATGAAGGATGGTGTGCTATTCGTAGCTTTCCGGACCTTCGACGCTCACGGTGTGGTGAATGGCTGGGCCGCGTGGATCGATTTCACGCTCGACTTCATGCGTCTACATCGTGGACCGACCTATAATGACGCTGGCCTGATCTATAACGTCGAGCTGACCACGGGTGTCTGGCCTCGCGACTCTGCGAATGGTTGCATCGCGTTCAGAAACAACGCGCGTGGGTTCTACGCAGCGTACACGCTCAACTGGCGATTCCAGAACGACCGCGCCAACTGGTGCGATCTCCTGCACGATGGAGATCATCAGTATCGCGCTGTTGCCAACAATGGCGGAGCCTACGTCGCTCGTTGGAGGCGCTGGCGCTTCGAAGGCACGAACGAGGCGCACCTCAATACACCGGATTCGGGTTTGTCGACGGTGACCACTGCGGTGCAGTGGATCGGCTTTGCGCCGACGACCAAGGACCTCGTCTACCACGACCGCACCAAGGTCTACATCGTGACGTGGTCCAACCTCTCCACCATCCTGAGTGGGGGAGGAGGGACCTGGACCGAGGATAACGAGTACACCCTCGCTGGGACAGTGAGTGCCTACGATCTGGTGAAGGAAGCCCAGGACAAGATGCTCTTCTACGGTGGATACCTCTGGTACGCACGGGTGCAAGGCGTCTACCGTATGGACATGGGCACTGGGGCATCCACGCTCTTCTATGGGAAGGTCGGCTCAGGTGCCACGCACGAGGTGTTGCCGGACTACTCGACCATCGTGTCTTTGCACCTGGGTGCGGATGGGGTCACGCCAGTGTTGTTGGTTGGCTTGACCTACCCCGACCGCGTGGTTGCTGTGAACCTGGCGTCGCACGTCATCTACTGGAGAGGTCGCGAGCTCGACAGTCGCACACCTGTCGCCCTAGCGATCGGAGACTGAACCGAGATGAGCCTCACCCTCTACAACTCGGTCTTCTGGGGCATCGAAAAGCAGACGATCTCGTCTGGCGGCAACATTGGATCTCCGACTCTTCTGTCTGCTGCCTCACTGGGGTCCACGCGGGTCAGGCTCACGTTCAATCGCAACATGCGCCAGGAGCTGAGTCAGGGCTTGCCACATCGCGAGGGCACGCTTGCGCTGAGCAGCTACCGCATCACCCGGGTGGTTGGTGGGGCACTACTACCCATCGTTCGAGTCGTGCGCGTGGATGCCACGCACGTGGACTTGATCACAGAGGATCAGACCGGTGGGCTCTACAATGCTACGGCGCTTGCTGGTGGGGCCATGGATGAGGCTGGGAATGTGATCAGCGAGCAGACGGTCGTCTTCACCGGCACCGCGCCGAGCGGTTACCCAGTGACGAGCTCCCTGCACCTGTTCTCCTCCGGGTACCCCGGGATGCAAGAGGACGAGGCATCCGATCCAATGCCAGACCTCGATCCGCCAGTGTTGCAGAACCAGAACCCGGCTCCCAACGACACGGGGGTAGACCCCGACACGTTGATCTACCTCGAGGTGGACGATCTCGATGAGGGGATCGACCTGTCCTCCCTGAAGGTCTGGGTGCAGGGATCTCTGGCGTATCGCGGCGATACGGGTGTGTTCCTAGCGCCCTTCAACGGGCCCAGCTCCTCGATCTCCCTCGTGGGTAGCGTGTACCAGGTCACACTCGACCGGTCGTCTCCCTTCCTCGAGTGGGAGACGGTCAGCGTGCAGGTCTACGTCCGCGATCTGGCAGGGATCCCCAATGAGCTGGATGAGTCCTACACCTTCCGTACCTGGGACGTCACGGCGCCAACCACTACGCCCTACAGCCCGACTGGTGCCGGGCAAGACAAGCAGGTCTTGATCACCTGCTCTCTGCGGGATGTGGGCGGCTCGGGAGTCGTGCAGAGTACGATCAACGCCACCGTCCAGGGCTTCGCGGCCATCGTGAACGGCGTCTTCCAGCCCGGCTTCCAGGGGGTCAGCAGCGCCATCACAGCCAACGGCTTCAACGGCTTCGATGTCGTGATCGATAGGCAAGCTGACCACCCCAGCTCGGCTGCGATCAACGTCTTCATAACGGCTCAGGACGTAGCGGGGAATCCCGGTAGCCGCTCCTGGTCTTTCACGGTCACGGACTACGCTGGTCCGCTGGTCAACCCCACGGACCCCTCGATCGGGGAGACAGATGTCCCTATCGATCAGGACATCACCTTCGAGATCTCTGACGACAGTGGCGTAGACCTGACGACCATCATCGTGGAGGTGAATCCAGGTACTGGTTTCGAGACGGCGTTCGTGTACGCTGATACTCCACAGTTCAAGACGGGTTGGGCCGGGCCCAACTCCCTGGTTAGCACGGCGCTGGGAGTGACTACCATCGTGATCGACAAGGAGACAGATCTCACCTTGGGTACGACCGTCCAGGTCAGGGTGACCGCTCTGGACATCTACGGGAATCCGGCGAGATTGAGCTGATGCCAGTCACCTACTCATTCATCACGACCCTCTCGCTGCCGCTGGATCCCGCATGGGACTGCCTGTACGTCACCGAAGGCAGCATGCCCAACATCCTCCTATTCCCGGAGGTGCATGCCAGCCGCGGCGCACCGTGGTTCTCCATCGACGGCAACAGCGATCTGGTCATCATCAGCGATGATGGTGTGGAGAGCACCCTCACCATCGACCTCCCCCTGTCGTCCACCTTCACCTTCGAGACCACCTTCAAGATGAGTGAGCTCCCACCAGATCTCACCCAACTGGACAAGCACAAGTTCTTCGTGGGGGTCTACGACAAGCAGGACAACGCTGGTGGCGTGCTGCTGTCCCGCAGTGGGTTGGCCATGGTGGCCGCCTTCGGCACCAGCGCCCTGGTCCTCCCCGGTAGTCAGAACTTGTTCGAGGAGGGCGACGACTACTACACCATGCGCTTCGTCGTGCGTGGGGACATCGACCGGTTCGATCTGTACCTCACGAAGACGGCAGATCTGCTGCTGACGGGGCATCAGCTCCGGTACACCTCTGCTGCACCCGTCAGCCCCAGCGGCTCTCTGGACGAGCTCCGCATCGAGATCTTGGGCCAAGCGTCTGACAACACGGTGGGCAAGTTCTCCAGGCTCTACTGCTCCTGCACCACTGCTCTCATCCCCAACCAACGTCCCATCGCAGATCCCGGCGCCGACCAGGCTGCCAACATCGGCTCGGCCGTCACACACGACGGGAGGAACAGCTACGACCCCGAGGGTCTCCCTCTGACCTACGACTGGGCGCTGACCGATGCGCCCGATGGTTCGCGCTTCAAGCTGTCCGGCTCGGGTGGAAGCACCATAGATGATGGAGACGCAGACGGGTTCACCACCATCTTCGATGGCGGCACGGACGTCTTCAGCTCCGAGAACGCGCCACTCCTACAGCCGGGAGATCATCTCTTGGTTGGCGGGGTCCTCTACCAGGTGTCCACCGATAGGTGGGTTCTGAATCCCAGCACGGGCCGCTACACCCGGGACTACCCCGGTACCTGGAACAACGATGAGCTCGTCATCACCGAGGACGTCCTTCCGGACAACCTGACTGGAGAGGCCTGGTCGGTGCTCCATTCGGACACCTACTTCAGCGATCGTCTTCAGCCGTACCCCTCTGGAATCCCCGACATCGGTGGACTCTACGGAGTCCGGCTTGTGGTCAACGACGGCGAGCTCGACAGCTTGCCAGCCGAAGCGCTCCTCAACGTCACGCAGACCTCGGTGCCTCTGGGGTGCGTCCCGAGCGTGAGCTGGCTGTGGAACATCCTCTCGGACTTCTGGAACCTGGTGGAGGATCGAGAGAAGGTGCAGACCGCCTGGTCCGGCTTCGCCCAGGCCGCGGCCGCTCAGCTCTTGTCCGCCTGGCAGGTCGACTACAACAAGAGCCTGAAGGACATCCAGCGCGTTTTCCAGCGCCGCTGGTTGAGCTACGACACGATCCTCACCGAGCCAGACTCGGACACGGCCACGGTGAGGATCGTGCGTGGGCGCATCTTCACACAAGATCTGGCCGCCGGCGTCGTCTTCGTGTCCGGCACCAACGACCAGCTTCAGGTCGTCCTGGATGCGGGGAACGTGGAGACGGTCACGTTCCCGGTCGGGCTCTTGACGGCAGCTCAAATCGCGGTACAGATCAACACCCAGTTGGGCTTCTCCGCGTCCCCCACACCACTGGCCTCCGTGGTCACCCGCGGGGCGGAGGAGTACGTCGCGCTGAACTACTCCATGCTGCTGCGGATTCGTCCGAACGGCAGTGCCAACACGGACCTGGGGTTCTCCACCACGGACTACACCAGCAACGACCTCCAGGGAGGCGCCGGAGCAGCGGTGTCCGCCTCGAAGTTGCGCGCCTTCGAGGCAGCGAGTCCAGTGGCCGTGGACTTCGACTTCGAGGGCGTGGGCAGCTCCGATCTACTGGTGTTCAACGGGATCGGGTACAAGATCCAGAAGACGGCCCTGGACGCCCTGAGCGGACTGGAGAAGCGTGGGCTCTCCCTGTACCAGGACCTGCCGGACACCTCGAGCCATCCCTGGTTGATCCCTTCCGTGGTCCTGTCGAGTGAGCTGGACTTCGAATCCGAGCTCGTGCTTCCCGGAGACCTGGCCATCTTCGAAGTGAGGGACCTGGCTAGCCTCTCGGGAGATGCTACGACGGAAGTGCTCTGCGAGGTGGTGGGGGTGAGCGCGGGGCGCGTTGGCTTCAATCCCCAGCCACTCCTGGAGAAGTACAACGGCTACCCGAGCAACTTCCGCACGACCTTCGTGGGTGTGAAGCACACCCAGGCCATCCCGGTGGACGACTTGGTGGCGGAGATCCCCCGTTTGCAGGAGATCATCCGGAACCCGCAGGTCACTTTCGAGCAGAACGCCGACTACCTGATCGACAAGACGCTCGGCAAGAACGCCATCCAGTTCCGCGCCGGCACCTTCTCCTTGGGGGACCCTCCGCCGGACACGTTCTGGGCGGAGATCACCTACTTCGACAACCGACCCATCATCGAGGCCAACTTCGGCCGCATGGTCAACTTCAAGGTCGAAGATCTGGAGACCAGGACGGATGACCTGGACTACCTGTCCGCCGTGCGGGGCTTGTGGTGGTCCTACTTCGGCGGCCCGTCCTTGGACAAGGTCCGCACTGGCTCTCAGATCTTGTTGGGCCTCCCCTTCGCGGAGGAGAAAGGCGTCATCCAGTCCATCGAGGCCAACTTCAGCGCCACGGAGGGGAGGATCGTCATCCAGGACGTGGCGGATGCGACGATCACGAGGACGTACTTCTACCCCCTCACGGCTGGCCTGGCGGTTGATGCCCGCACCGGCCTCACGATCGCGGAGGGAGACACCGTCGAGCAGTTCGCGCCCTTGAGTGGCGGCATCGAGGTGCGGGACTACATCCAGTCGGCAGCCTGGCTGGCGAAGTACGTCAGCATGGGCAAGTATGGGGAGCTGGACAAGTACTTCAAGTTCCTCGTGCGCGGTGACGTGGACACCTTCAACATCACGAACATGATCTTCGCGATCGACTTCGTGAAGAAGATCAAGCCGCACTACACCTACCCCATCTTCGTGGTGCTGAAGCGGCTCGATCCTGTAGAAGTAGACGTCGACGACAGCGCGTTGATCAACGCCAAGCTGAAGCTGTCCGACACTTTCTGCTCCGAGGAGCCGGGATCCTACCGCTTCGACGATACGAACGAGGGGCGGCCGGGACCTCCTGGCTCCCACGCCACCGTCCAGCCGGGGGTGCAGGGCCTCCCGACCAACTGGATCCACCAGTACGATGCCGGTCCGGTCGGCCCCACGGCGTTCCTCTACGACCTGCATAGGCTGTGTCCGGACATCACCCTCTGGGCTCACATCGCGTACATCCATCCTGGCGGCGCCGGTTGGTTCTACGATACGATCTGGGCTTACGACGATGGGGATACAGACGGTGACACGATCTCAGACGACCGCCTACCTCTCAGTGGACCGGATTCGTCCCCACCTGCACCCTACGGTCCGCTGGTGGGTGTGATCACGTTCGACGCCGTGGTCACAGCGGGCACGTACCACCGCGAGAGAGACCTGACATGAGGCTTTGCGTTCTGCGGGTTACGGCCTAGAATCGGGCAAGGAGAGAGCATGCGATTCAAGGAAGCGATCGAAGTCCCGAGCAACGTCAGGATCATCGCCCGTGAGCGCGGGAAGAGGGTCCCGGCGCTGTGCCGTGAGAGCCACAACGTCTGGGTCAACATCGGTCGCGAGTACCTGGCCAAGGTGATCTCTCCGCTGGTGGGGTTCACGGGGCACGTGAATGACTCCGTGGTGCGCTACATGGGCCTGGGCATCGGTGGGGATCAACAACTCATCGACATCGCCGGCACCTTCCCCACGCTGGATGACCACTACCCAGGGCAGAACGTGCAGGACGACACGGTCCTCACCACCTCCTACCTGGAACGTCCGGTGAAGGTCACTGGCACGGCAGGCAAGGTCGGGACGTCCGGCGTGTGGCTGAACCAGGTCGCCGCCCCACCAACCTTCTCCGGCTCGCCGATCTCCACGGTCGACTTCGAGACGCTGTTCGACTACACCGACATCAACCTCGCCGGCGCCTATCCCTCCGTGCCCCTCTCGGAGGCGTCCCTGGTGCTCTCGAGCGAGGTGGCCTCTCGGCTGTGGGAAGAGGTCTACGACACGGGCAACCCCCCGTCCTATGCCAACGTCTCGACCCGGCAGAAGCTGGTGGCGTACAATACGTTCGACACGCTGTCCAAGACGGTAGCAGTTTCCCTGGAGCTCCACTGGGAGATCCAGTTCTAGCGGAGGATCTCGATGTCCCTACCGAACCCACACGGAAACGCCTCGGGCCAGATCGCCCACAACTCGATCTACGACACCGGCGCGACCCCGGGCTCGACCGGCGGCAAGTTCATCGGGTTCGGTGAGGAGGGTACCTCCTACATCACGAACCGGGCCAACTGGGCGTTGTCGGAGAACATCGACTACGTCTACCAGATCATGGCCGCCGACAGGGCGATCCCCGCGGGTGCATCCTTCACCTCCGCCGGGCAGAACACGTACCAGATCACGGACGACGTGTGGGTCGGCGATTCGGGCTATCCGGTGAGTGAGGCCGAGGGCCTCCTCATGCTCTTCGCGGTCGTGGACGACCAGTACAACGAGCTGACCGATGGCAGCGGCAACGAGGTGCGCGTCGCCATCGTGCGGAACTCGGCCAACGTCACCAACGTCTACAAGAACGACACGGCGCCGGTGGATGGCTTCGAGACCAACCCGGTGATCACGTTCAAGACGGTGGACTCCTCCGGGGTGGACGTCCAGAACCCCTACACCATCCCGGCAGCTCAGCCCGTGCGCATCCTCTACGGGTCCAAGAGCAGCTTCGAGAGCCTCCCTACGGACGCCCTGGTGAAGTTCAAGCTCCAGTCGGCCACCGAGGTCGAGGCGGGTGCCTTCCTTCAGGACGGCACCAAGAAGATGACGGGGAACGGCGACTGGGACGGGAACAGCTTGCTGAACCCGGATCAGATCGTAGGGGAGGCAGGGGCAGACCTGCTGGTGCGCTCCCAGCAGGATCTCAACCTTCAAGGCGATCTCGGTTGCTTCCTGAAGGATCAGTTCCTCGCCACGAAGATCCCGGTGTCGCAGTCTGGGGAGACGGGGATCAACGGCTACTACACCAGCCTCGTGGGTTCCCTGAACAGCAAGAGCAACGTGGCCGCGGCCTTCCACGGCAACAAGCTTCTGAGCCGCTCGGGGTCTCTGGTGTTCACCGACCTCACCGGCAACGTGGCCTGGCCCACGCTCACCGCCGTGATCGATGGTGAACGGAGGCTCATCTCGGCTGGCTCCCTCACCGCGACAAGTGGTTCCCTCTTCATCGCGGTCCTGACGGCGGCCGGTTCCGTGGTGGAAAGGACGCCGTGGTCTGTCGTGGCCACGGACGTTCCTCTCGCAGCCTACGTCTGGAGTGGGGCAGCGTTCACCAAGAAGGTGGACATCCGCTGGGCCTACAACGGGAACACCAGGAACGTCGAGATCACCTGTGGTGACGCCGCTGATAGCGTGGACTTCTCGGACACGGAGCTCGACAAGGCCGTCGAGTTGGCCTGCGCCCTGTCGGCTATGACCGAGGGGGCGGTGCCCACGATCCGCATCATCGGCAGAGTCAGCGGGCCTGCCGTCGCTACGCCTACGATCACGCTGACGGCCCCCATCTCGATTGTGGGCAACGGGCGGGAACACTCGTTCATCAAGAGCGACGAGGTCAATGGCGATACGGTCAACTTCATCGACTGCGCAGGACACCGCCTGGTCATGAAGGACCTGACCGTGGTGCATTCCGGCGACCAGCAAGCGGGGACCCTGGGAGCGATCGTGAATGCCGGCAGTTGGAGCGTGTTCTCCAACGTCAAGTTCATGCGGGACGCCAGCACGTACGACGCGGTTTTCGGGAATGCCTTGCTGTGGACCTCAGCCGCCGACCACGTGGTGGTGGAGAACTGCCACAATGACGACGCCGCCGGCAATGCCTTCGTCATGGGGTCGAATGCTGCTTTCACCACGGCCTACCTCACGGATAGCGTCGTTCGGGATTGCTACCTTGAGTATGGCTCTATCGGCGGCGACTACGGAGTGGTGGCCAACGGCGACGGCAACGTGATCTCGAATGTCCGGATCGGAACCGGACTGAGCACCTACGGCTTCGTGGGCGGGAACGACACGCTCATCGATCACTGCCGGGTTCGGATGACGGGGGCTGCTTCCAGCGCGGCCTGTGTCTTCTACAAGCCGATCTCCAGTGCCTCTCACCACAACGGCCTCGTAGTGCGCGATTCGTCTCTCCTGCGCTGTGCAGGGAAGGGCATCCTGGCGGACGCGATCAACGATGTGGGGATGCGCGGTCGCGTGGAGGTACGCGGTTGTCGCCTCAACCAGGTGGCCAAGCCGTTCGACTTCTCCGCTCTGGTGGCCGTGCATGCCAGCACTACGATCTTGATCGATGGCAACGAGGTCTACAGCAGCGACGAGTTCATCGCTTCCTTCGAGAACGTCTGGCACTGCCAGTTCAGCGGCAACACCTGCAACGACGTGAACGGGGACGGTGTGTGGGTGGGTGGAAACGCTGGGTGCAAGATCTTGCACAACTTCTTCGAGGGGTACGGAAGCGTCGGAACGTGGCAGAACATCATCGGGGTCTCGGTGGGCGGCCCATGGGTGGAGATCCGGGACAACTTCTTCGGGAGTACCGGAGCGCCGGCGGCCACGATTCAGGTGGACGTGTGGAGGAGGTGCGGCATCTCGGGCAACACGTTCGCGGGCTCGGCGAATGCCGCCATCGGTCTCCAGCTCAATAGCTGGTTCTGGCTCTTGGTCGATCTGCCGGCGGCTTTGAACTGCGTGGTGTCCGGCAACCTCTTCTCCGCTCATGGTGAAGCGGCCATCAAGGTGACACGCGGCACTGCGGCGGCCCAGTACTTCAACGGATCGACCATCGCGGGGAACCACTTCTCCGGCATCCCGGACACGGGATGGGGCGTGCTCGTGGTCGAATCGGACGCCACTTCGATCTGCAACAACGACTTCGCTTACAGCGATGGATGCGCCATCCGCATCTACGGAGCCTCGGGGGCGAAGAGGAACCACATCACGGGGAACCACTTCTCCAACGTCCTCGGCAAGACGAGCAACGCCCCGTATGGCAACGCTGTTGTCGCCGTGCTCAGCGCTGGTGGTGCGCACAGCACCGTGATCAGCGACAACAACTTCCTGGACTGCGGCTCGAGCACGCCGATCGCTTCGTACGTCCAGAGCATCATCCTGGTGGACGGTGGCGACTACACCCAGGTGTGCAACAACCGGATCACGGGTCTGACCGGAGGCAGCTCGGCTGCGGACCAGGGCGATGAGTCGCACGGCATCTACCTCGGTCCTGGTTACTGCGACCGCAGCATGGTCAATGGCAACTGCATCGTCAACGACGTGAGCGTCACGGGAAAAGTGGCGGACCGATTCTATGGGATCCGCCTCGAGGGGGAGGGGATCTCTGCCACGTCGAATCGGATCGTCTTCGTCGGGGTCCAGAGCGACGCCAACAAGTCCGACGTCCTCTACGGGATCTTGGTTGGCACGAGCCACACGAACATCGCCCTGTACACGAACTACGTCGACACGAACTGCACCATCGCGGGGATCACGATCCAGCGTACCTACCTCATGCAGAACGATTTCTCCACGGCCGTGGGGAACTTCGGTGATGGTGGGGACATGGACTTCACGGGAAGCAACAAGCTCCTGATCGGCAACATGCACATGACCGTTGGGTCGTTCCTCTACACCATGAATGCCACGAATAGCCCAGATCCCATGACCACGTACTCGGCAAGTGCGTTGGTCCCGATGAACAATACCAACGTGCTTTAGGAGAGCAGCATGGACAAGATCACCACTGTCATGGCGAGCTGGGAAGCCTTCATCCTGGCTTTCGCCGCCTTCGCTGTCATCGGCGTGCTTCGTCAAGTCGGGACGCGCAAGGATGATGCAGGCAAGGTGGTCGGCGGTTGGGCGCAGAGCCGCCCCTTCACGATGCTGCTCCCCGTCTACCCCTACGTGCTGACGCTGGGTGCGGTCTTCATCCCGGGGGTCCCTCTGCCGGCCGCGGTGGGCACGACCATCGGGGCCAAGGTCCTGTTCGCTCTCTGGTGCGGGTGGCTCTCGGACAAGGCGTTCGAGATCGTGAAGCGCGTGCTGGAGAAGGGCTTCAACATGCAGTTCGGCGCGGACAAGAAGTGATGACCAAGATCTGGGAGTGGCTGAAGAAGAACTGGAAGTGGCTCATTCTGCCACTCTGGGTGCTCTCCATGGTCGTCGTGTGGCTGCTCAGCGGTGGTCGCACCAAGCTCTTCCCGCCTTCCGGGACCACGGACCAGGCGGCAGACGCCGCCACCAAGGCCAAGGACGAGGCCATCGAGGCGTTCCGGCAGAGGCTGGACGCCCTGTACAAGCAAGCGGAGGAACGCCTGAAGACCGCCTCTGAGGCACAGGTCAAGGAGTTCACCGAGATCAAAGAGAAGCCCCTTGAGGAGGTCGCGAAATGGATCGACTCGCTGTCCTAGATCACTTTGCCAAGCTGGGCGCGGCGATGAGTCAGGGGAAGAGGGAGTCTCTCCCGACCAAGTCCTTCGCCATCCCGGAGAGCAAGGCCAAGAAGATCGGCGTGTCCGGGGAGATCAAGGGTGAGGCCAAGGGGAAGTATCCCATCCCGGACGAGCGTCACGCCCGCAACGCCTTGGCGCGGGTGTCTCAGCACGGGACGCCGGCGGAGCGCCAGGCCGTGAGGAGCAAGGTCTACTCCAAGTTCCCCGGCTTGAAGGAGGGGTTCGAGTCGCGTCACGGTGAGAGCCCCACCTCCAAGGGCAACATCAAGAAGGTGGAGCAGGGTGGCATCGGCAAGACGGCGGAGGATGTGCTCTACGCCGCGCTCTTCTCCGAGCTCGAGAAGATCGGAGGGTACCCGCCCCCGTTTCTGCTCGAGCTGCTGAAGGAGGCCGGGCTCTTCAGCCGGATGGGTCTGGCGACCAAGAAGGGCGTGGAGGCGGCCGGTAGCAAGGCACGTGACCTGTACAACGCCGCCCAGGTCGGCACAGGCAACCTGATGACGGGTGAGTTCGGTCATGCCGGCGAGCATGCTGCCCAGAAGTTGATGACCACGGCTTCCCCGACCAAGGCGCTGATGGTGATGGCGGCAGATCCCCACGCGCAGAAGGCGGTCATCCGGAAGGCGAAGAACGTGGGTCGGCGCATTCAGACGGGCGCGCAGAATCTGGCGGAGCAGACCCGCGCGGCACTGACAGGCACGAGCGGCCCGCCGATGGTGCCGTCCTTCGCGGGGTAGCAAGATGCGTCGGTTTCACCTCCACCGGCTAGAGGACGACTCTGGCAAGAGCGGCAAGGGCATCGTCGCTGAAGGGATCGTCTTCACCGATGGAACGGTGGTGCTGCGCTGGATGTCCACCACGCCCACCACTACGATCTTCAAGAGCCAGGCTGACCTCGAGAAGATCCACGGCCACGACGGCAAGACCCAGATCATCTGGAAGGACGAGTAATGCCGCGGAAGGTGTCTCAGGGCTTCGAGTTCGCTGAGGTCGGCCCCAACGCCGGGGAGACGGGATGGGACCCTCCTGCGGTGTGGAAGCCGGGTCGCCTGGTGAAGCGCTCCGAGTACGAGGGGACTGCCCCCGGCATCGACCCGGACGCCGTACGAGGGATCAGGCGGGAGCCGGAGGAGAAGGTCTCCGGATACGACGACACCATCTTCAGTGGCGACCCGACTGCCCTCATGGGCCAGCTCCGCAGCATCCACAAGATGGGGATGGCATCGTCGGGGTCGATCGGTATCGAGGACATAGACGCCCTGGGTCAGAGTCCCGGCACTGTTCGGCCCCGGCAGATGTCCAGGGCCATGAGTGAGCATCCTGTGGATGCTGGGCCGGGGTACGAGGCGGACAACAGCACCCTCGGGGTTGCTCCCAGTGAGCCAGAGGGTGATGGGCACGGGGACATCCCGATCGAGGAGCCGACGGGCCAGACCAGCACCAAGGAGATCTTGCGGCGGAGCGTGGGCAAGACCAAGGAGGGCGCTGGTCTACTCGCCGGTTTGATTCCGGCTTGGCTGAACGAAGACCCAGTCGGCATCCCACCTACTGATCGGGGACCTGGCAGGCTCGAGCAGAGAGCCATGCTCGAGCGGGCGGTGATGGAATCACTGGTGCGTGGCGGGATGGAGGATGAGCCAACTGCCCTAGCTATGGCTGGCCCATTGGCCCAGGAGGGCGCCCAGTACGCCCGACTGGCGGGGGAGGATGTCGATCGAAAGAACATGGCACTGGTCATGCGCGCCTTGGAGAAGCGGTCCATGGCGAAGCAGGCTGAGCCCCCGCCTCCTCCAGGCATGTCGGCTGCCCGGTGGGACAAGATCCTCGAGGCGGGACCGAAGCAAGGGGAAGAGGAACTGCCCCCCATCCTCACGAAGATGGAGGACAAGAAGCCGGTCGTGGACGTGACAGATCTGATCCAGCGCTTGGAGAAGCGCGCCTACGAACTCCAAGGGCATACCGAGGTGCAGGGGATCCCGATCGCCATCGAGAACCGCAAGGGCTCCGTCCGCTCCGGCACCACCGAAGACGGGCACGAGTGGCGCACCAAGATGAAGTTCCCCTACGGCTACATCAAGGGCACCAAGGGGGCCGACGGAGATCCCGTGGACGTCTACGTGGGGCCGGACAAGGATGCCCCGGACGCCTACGTGGTTCACCAGCACAAGGTGGACGGCACTGGCTACGACGAGGACAAGGTCATGCTGGGCTTCTCGTCCAAGAAGGACGCCAAGGAGGCCTACCTCGCCCACTACGACGACCCCAAGTTCCTGGGGCCCATCGCCAAGGTCTCGGTGGAGCGGTTGCGGAAGCTGGTGGAGAGCAAGAAGCAGCTCACCAAGATCTCCAGGGCGTCCTGGTCGGCCCTCCTCCAGGAGCTCCAGAAGATAGGAGAGGCAGCAGGCGCCCTGGAGCCCCAGGAGCCCCGTGGCGGCCGCCTCCTCGAGCTGGTCAGGAAGGCCGGCCCAGGCGTCGGAGGAGCCCTGGGGGCCGGCGTAGGGGCCTTGCTGGGCCTGAAACGGGGCAAGCTGCTGTCGCACACCCTGGCCGGACTGGGCACGGGCGCTACCCTGGGATGGGCTCCCGACCTCTACCACAGCGCCCGTGAGGCCATCGAGAAGTACAGGAGCGGCCAGTGAGATACATCCTGCTGATTTCCCTCATCCTTTTCTCCCTCCCCGCTCGAGCGGCCGACCCCTGCGTCAAGCAGCTCTACTCCGACCCCAAGGTCGAGCCCGACTACGACTGCCCCAGCCCCCACGAGGACAGCCTGGTGCCCAGGCTGCAGCTCAAGGAGTCGACCACCCTGAAGCTCAAGGAGCCGGCCCCGTGGGAAGGCATCCTGATGGAGAAGGAGCGCGTCATCGTCCTGGGGCTCAGGGTCAAGGCCCTCCGGAGGCTGCGCTGGCAGGACATGCGAGCGGCTGATGAGCGGCTAGAGAGCGAGCGGACCTTCCTCAAGGCATCTGCCAAGGCCGACCTGGACCTGGCTCGATCACAGCGGGACAGCTACAAGGAGCAGAACAAGGCACTGCAAGCCGAGGTCACTCGCCTCAACCGGTGGTACCACTCGAAGACCTTCTGGTTCGTCACCGGCATGGTGGTCACGGCCGCCGGCGCCACCGCTCTCGCGTTCGGGCTAAGGAAGTAGGGCAAAAGAAGAGAGGGCTCATCGCCCTCTCTTCGAACTACTTGTACCCGCTTTCGCGGATCAGTTTTCGATCAGGTTGTGGGAGAGGATGCAGGAGAGTACTGCATCCCTGTCTTGGTGGGCATCGAGGTCAGCGTCCACCACTACCGAGGCGAGGAAGCTGTTGAGCTCGTCGTTCGACATCTGGTGAAGCGCCTCCACGGGAATGGTCAGCAGGTCAGCTTGGTCGGGCGGAAGTGGATCCCGCGGGTCTACTCGCCCGACTGCTCGTTTCCCTGGTTCTCCCACTCCTCGTCCAGCTCGGTCAGCCGGGCCTCCAGCTCGTCCGGCTCGCCGGTGAACTTGTAGAGGTCGGTGAGGAGCCCGAAGATCTGGAAGTTCTGCCGCTGCGTCTCCGCCTGGGTGTCGAGGATCTGCTGGAGCATCTCCTTCAGCTCCGTCTGGTTCTCGTCCACGGTCTTGCCCAGGACGTCGATGCGACCGATCACCGCATCGCCGTGGCTGACCTCGCGGCCACTCGGCTTGCCCTCGGGCTGCTCCGAGGGCTTCTCCTCCTGCGGCGCCGGGCGCCCCCGCCCCCGACCAGCCGCGGGGGCGGTGCGGGACTTGGCCTGAGTGGCCTTGCCGTTGCCACCACCCTGCTCGGACAGGATGCGGTCGATGAGATCCTGGGACTTGATGTTGGAGCACTCCTTGTTGTCGATGCCCAGCACGGTGATCGCCGCCCTGCGCAGCTCGACCCGGGTCATGCCCTTGAGGTCCTCTTCGGTGTAGTTAGACATGTCTCTTCCGTCTCCTAGGTTTCACTGTTGCGGCGCTCTTGATGTTCAGGTTGTCGACCTCGTACCGTAGCGCCGCCGGGCCGAGGTTCTCCTTGATGATGTCTCGAGCGCGCTGTTGAGCTTCCGAGACAGGCAGCCAGTCGTTGCAGTAGTCACCCTCTTCCAGCATCTTCTCGGTGACTCTCTTGCACTCCTTGAGAAGACTACAGATCGTGCAAGCGCGCTTTGCCTTCACCGTAGCCCTCGTTCCTCGAGGACCCGCTTCATGATGTCCTTGTCGCACTCCTTGATGGCGCAGATGAAGGCCCGCGCGGCGGGACACTCCCAGCAGGGGGAGTACTCGGCAGCACAGTCCAACTGCTCCTTCACGATCGGCCACTCCTCCTTCATCCGCATCATCGCGTTGCGTGCATCATCCAGTGGGTCAGGTGGAATGTCGTCCGGATCGACCCTTCCCTCCAGCAGGTCCACCAGCTTCTCGCGTTCGATTCCGCGATGCGCCGCGTAGAAACCTTTCTGCCAGCAGAGGGCCACGAGTTCGGACACGTTCATCTGATCGTAGTCGAGCATCATAGGCCTCCTTCGTCAGGCCCACCTCCTCCTCTGGGATCTCCCGGAGCCGCACGTAGATCCCCGGGTTCTTGGGATCGCAGTGCTTCTCCAGCCTCACCCGGAAGTTGTGGCTGTCGTCGAGTCCCACGGCTTCAGCCGTGGTGTCCTCGATCAGTTTGACTTGGTTGCTGAGGTCGATCTTCTTGTAGCGGGCTCCCACGGTGGACTTCTTCACCTCCACTTCCTCGAAGAAGACGGCCAGCGTCAGCTCGTAGGGCACGTTCTGGCGCAGGTGCATGAAGGCCACCCTCCCCTCCTTCTGGATGGTGCGCATGGCCTTGACCTTGAAGGCGCGTGCCTTGTCGGACAAGATCCGCCCCTTCCCGGTAGGGTGCTTGATGTAGATCTGATTCGAGGAGGGTGGCAGGTGCGGCACCCACACGAGCAGCTCGCTCATCTGCGTCCCCTGCGGAACTTGTCCAGCACGGACTGATGGGTGTCCCTTCGGTCCTGCCCTGGCCCCGGCCTGCGCGAGATGCCGACCGCCTTGCCCTCCGCGTTCTGCCGGGACTCCAGCACTGCGTAGGACCGGGAGACCGTCTCGATGTCCCGCTTGAGCCCATCCACGATGCCCACCAGCAGGCGGTACTTGGTGTCGCAGAACTCGAAGTTCGCGTCCGCCTCCACATACCGACGGTCCAGACGGGTCTCGTCGTCCTTGTCGGCCACCGTCCCGGACTTGGTCTTTCGGATCCGGGACCAGGCGAACGTGCGCCTCTTCTCGGCAGCGTTGCGCTGGCCCTCCGCCAGCTTCAACTGGCCGATGGCGTATCCGTACCAGGTGGTGAACTGGCCGATCAGCCGCTGGATCTCGGCGAAGCTGCACAGGCTGAGATCGGGCGGCAGGTGGGGGAACTCGTCGAACTCCCCGGCTCTGTCGGTGGGGCGCGTGGACACCGACAATCCCATGTCGATGATCGCGGCCTCTGCTTTGTCGGGGGCCTCAGAGTAGACCTTCATCCCCTCGTCATAGGTGACTTCGAAGCTCGCCATCACGCCTCCTTTCTCTTGCGGAACGCGGAGGTCACACGAGCATCAGGACCCTTGGTGCGGCGCGGGGGCGCACACACCTTGCGGTACTTGCAGTTGGAGCAGTGCCAACCGTTCTCCCGCTCCGGCGGATCGCCCATGATGGCGCGCTCCTGCACGAACGAGAGCTTCTTCTCGATCGCACTCCAGATTGCCGGGTCGAAGACGTGGGCGTACTCCGCCATGCTGCTGTCGTTCTTGTTGTAGTAGACGAACACCATCACCGGCAGGTCCAGGCAGCGCTGGTAGATCGTGCCCTGCGTAATGTGCTCGGGGTGCGGACTGGAGGTCTTCTTGTAGCCCGCGTCGTTGATGGTCTTGATCTCGATGCCGAAGCGAAGAGACAGACCAGGTACGGTCACCTCGTAGATCCCGTCCGTGTGCCCGGAGAGATCCATCTGGTCGGCGATGCCCCCGTCCTCTGGACTGACCACCGCCTCCGGGCAGAACCGCTCTGTCCCGTTGCTCTGCTCAGCCACCTGCTCGAGGTAGGCCTGGAGCTGAGCGTGTACGGCCGATCCAGTGTCCAGTAGAGCACGCATCCGAGGCTCCCAGGCCCCCTCTGATTCCTCACCCACCAGGTCGTAGTAGAGGAGCCGGGCACAGCCGATCGAGTACCGGCCGCATAGAGACTTGCCCGTGGCTCCGCCAACGGTTGATGCGTGGAAAACGTGGGTCCGCCGATTCTGCCCGAGGTCGAAGGTAACCTTCAGGTGCTTCAGCGGCTCCACGTTGAGGTCCTCCAGGAACGCGTGGATGCGTGTGACCACGGATGCCTGGGGAAGCAGCTTCCGCAAGACCTGCGGTGTCAGCTTCTCCAGGTCGCTGATTGTCAGTAGTTCATGCACGCATCTTCTCCACGATTGCTAGGAACAGTTCGTAGGGGACGGCCACGAATTGGCGGCCGAGTTGTCGGAAGTTGATCACCAGGCCGGGCCACTCCCCGGCCTGGTTGGCGTGATGCACCACCTTCTGGAGATCCTCGACCTCCAGTCGGTAGCCCTTGATGCTGTCCGTGTACTTGTGTTCCAGCCGCCACTCATCGATCTTCCTGATGTCGGCCTTGGTGTCCTGGTTGCCCGAGCCGGGCGTGGTCCTCCCCCCGATGTCCTGAGCCACGCCCGCCTCGAGCTTCCTGGAGATCTTGATCTGCCGTCGCCTCTCCTGCTTGGTGGCCACGGACTCACGCTTGGTCTGGAACTTGATGACGAACCCCTTGTCCTGGCAGGCATCACAGAGGCGGAACTCCTGTAGCCGCACCTCTCCCTGCCGGAGCTCGTACTGGGTGGTCTCCCGGACGCGGCCGCAGTGAGAGCACTGCTTGCCGAACCCGAGATAGCGCACCACGAGCTCCAGGATCATTGCTCGTCCTTGTAGCGCACGTGATTCAGGTTGGCCTGCCGCAGCATGGCTGCCCACAGCTTCTGCTTCAGCTCCGGATCTTCTCCCAGGGCTGTGAGTACCTCCTCCTTGCCCCTCCACTTGTAGTCCTCGAAGGAGTAGTTGGCGCCGCCACGATCGAAGATCCCGAAGGTGGAGCAGTAGGTGAAGAAGTCGAAGTCGACATCCACCTCCGGCGGGTTGAAGTAGTACCGGAACGCGCCGGTCTTACCCTCGTGCGTCCCCGCCTTCCCCTTCGTCAGCTCCCACTTGATCTCCTTGCCGATCTTCACCTCCTTCGACTTGAGCGGTTCCCCAGGACGGATCTGGATGTCGAGCAGCTTGCCGTGCTTCAAGGCCCACGCCCCACCAACCTTGTACTCCCGGGCGTACATGCCGCCCTTCATGTTGGCGCGGACCTGACGGATCCCGATGATGGACGTTTCGTTCTCGTCCTGCTTGGGGTGCTTCCCCTTCCACCCGCAGTCCCCTGCTCGGCAGAACCAGTTGTAGCCTCCCCCGCTCGTCTTCTTGTGCTCGAGCTGGAACGACCCGCACTGCGGACAGTAGAGCTTCGGGGTCAGCGCGCCCTGCACCTTCTTCATCCACCGGGTCTGGACGTTGGAGGCCGCGGCCACGCGAGCGTCCTCAGAGAGGTCGGTCTGCTCCTCCCAGGTGGTCAGCATGCTGTCCCAGGAGTCCACCGCCCCGATCTGGTAGACGTTGGAGTCGATCATGGCCACCACAGCATCCAGGTTCGCCTCCGCAGCCCCGCGCAGGATGTGGAACTGACCGCAGTCAGTGTCGTCCTGCAGGTCTGCGATCTCCCCCTTCTCCAGTGGCGCCTCCCCACGCTCCCGCCGCCGGCGCATCTCGATGCCGATCTCGTAGTCCGAGAAGGGCACCTTGAAGCCGAGGTGGCGGGCGTACATCTTGTCGAAGGGGAACTCCATGCAGAGCATGAAGATCTTCGTCTCGGCACCGTACAGCTTCTGCACCCTGGCGAAGTAGCTGTAGGTCAGTAGGTTCTTGCCCGCACCATCCGGGCCGTCGATCTGCGTCAGGCCACCCGCAGGGATCCCTCCCCCGGTCGCGATGTCCAGCGAAGGGATACCGCACGGTCGGCGCAGGTCGAACCTGCCCTCCAGGTCGGAGCCACGCTGCAACACCACGCCTCGCCCACCCAGCTCCGCCTGCAGGACCTCGAACAGCTCGTTCACGTCGGCCCGCATGGGCCTACCGGCGGCTGTGGTCGGGGTTCGCTTCTTCGCTGCCACCGTCAGGTCTCCTTTCGTATGGCTCGGTACCACGGTCGGGATCGAGAGGGACGTTCGTGTCTGGGTGGGGATCCTTCTCCCCCGCCCCTGCTTTCTTCTCCTTGGGCACCTTCTTGGGATCGATCTCCACTCCGTACTTCTCCATGTTGCTTCTCCTTTCTGATTAGCCCAAAGCGTTGGGCTAGGTTCTCCTCCTTGTATAGCTCAGTCGACGCGCGCACGTCCTCGCGCAAGGTGTCGTTGGCGTAGAACTTCACCTTGCGTGTAGGCGGGATCCGAACACGCAATCCCGTGACTGGATTGCGTCCTGATCGTGCCGCCATTGGGCAGTTGCGCAACCAACCAAGCCCGCGCAGATGGACGTCTCTCCCGTCCACCAACGCCCGAAAGACGACGCGGAAGAACACTCGCAGGATGGCGCGGATCTCCCTCCGCGTGTAGTGCGTCTCGTCCGCGATGGTCGAGACCAGCTCGTGGAACCGCATGGGTCACGCCTTCGCAGACGACCAGGAGTAGCCCTTGCCGGCGTCCACATCCAGAGGCACCAGCAGGTCTGACTCGAAGGGGTGTTCCATGAGGTTGCAGATGATCGGCATGGCCTCGTTCACGTTCTCCTCCGGTACCTCGAACAGGAGTTCGTCGTGTACCTGGAGCAGCATCTCCACGCCGAGGTTGCGCAGCTCGGGGCTGAACTCGCAGCGGATCATGGCCATCTTGGCCACGTCAGCGGCACTGCCCTGGATGACCGAGTTGACGGACTGCCGCTCTGCTCTGGCCAGGTTGGCCTTCGCGGAGCCAGGCAGGTTCCAGCGGCTCATCTTCCGCAGGAGGGGAGTGATCCCCGACATCTCGTGGAAGCGGCGGGGCCGACCGAGGATCGTCTCCACCATGCCATGCTCGGCGATGAAGCCGTGGACGCCATAGATGAAGTCCCGGACGCTGGGGTACGGCTTGAAGTAGGTCTCCTTCAGCTCCTTCGCCTTCGCCTGAGAGACACCGAGCGTCTTGGCCAGCTTGTCGATGCCCTCGCCATAGTTCAGGCCGAAGCCGATGCTCTTGGCAGCCTGCCGGTCGAAGCACATCTGCTTCTCGAGCTCGGTCAGCGCCGTGAAAGGGAGTCCCTTGTCCTTGAGCTTGGCGACTTCCTTCTTCCGCTTGCCTGCCGCGATGATCGCGTCGTAGTCGTGGTCGAACATGAGGGCTGCAGTGCCGGCGTGGATGTCCCAGCCCCTCTGGATGACGCCGATCATGTTCTCGTCCTGGGAGTAGTGCGCCATGAGCCGCATCTCGAGCTGCTCGTAGTCCACGACCACCAGGATGTGGTCCTGCTTGGGCATGAACGCAGACCGGATGCCGAACGCATCGGTGCCGGGCCGCGGGATGTTCTGCAGGTTGGGATCGATCGAGCTGAGTCGGCCGGTGACGGTGACGTGCTGGGTGAGCGTGGGATGGATGCGGAGGTCGTCGTCCGCCCACTTCGCCAGACCATCCACGTAGGTGCCCTTCATCTTCACCAGTCCGCGGATCTCCAGGATGAGCTGAGCGGCCTCGACTCCCTTGTCTGCCAGCTTCGATAGCACCTCTTCATCGGTGGATGGCTGCCGGTTGCCGCTGGCACCACCACCCGTGTACTTGACCACGTCCAGTCCGAGCTTGCCGAACAACAGCTCCCGAAGCTGGGGCGTGCTCTTGGGGTTGATCTCCCGACCCGCGATCTTGGTCAGCTTCTTGTGGGCTGCATCGATCTGGCCCTGGATGCGCGGGGACAGCTCGTCCAGATAGCCGAGGTCCACCATGATGCCCCGCCGGCAGCACTCGTAGAGCACGCGGGTGAAGGGCATCTCCACTTCCTCGAAGTAGTCCCAGAGCGGCATGCCATCCAGGCTGGACTGCTTCCCGAGCTGCTCCTTGAGGTGATGGAACACGCGGAAGGTCGCCCAGGCGTCCAGAGAGGAGTAGGAGTAGGCCTTGTCTGGGTCCGTGCGCAGCACGCGCATGAAGCGGTCGACGACGTTCTCGTTCTTCTGCTTCTCGGGGAAGATCGCCTTGAACTCGTTCATGTTGAGACCGAGGTGGTCCCAGGCCGTCTCCTTCAAGCCGTGGCGACCCTGGCGGTTCTCGTCGTAGAGCCAGTCCATGGCGAGCGTGCAGTAGGCATCCCCTCTGGGTACCCTCACTCCCGAGTTCTTGATCATCGAGAAGTCGAAGGTCTGATTGGTGTAGTACCACCGGATGTCCGGGTCCTGCGAGAGCTCCTTGTCGTACAGTTCCAGCATCTCCCTGGAGAAGCAGTACCTGGATCGCTCATCTGGACAAGCAGACCAGATGATCACGGAGTCGCGTGCCCTGTCGAGGCCGGTGGTCTCGGTATCTTGTGCGCACTCACCTGTGTCGCGGACATGCCGGGCGAACTTCATGAAGTCTTCCGGCGTGTCCACCCAGGTGACGGGGGGAACGTACTGGGTTGCCATTTGTCCTCCAAAACATGGGGGAGCGTCCCCGTAGAGGACGCTCCCCCAATCGGCCTACGACTCGAAGTCGGCCTCGTCCGTGTAGTCCCGCGACTGGTCCTCCGGCTCCTTGCCCCCGTAGGGGTTCCGGATCTTGAGCACCTTCGCCTGCCACTCGAACGGATCCGGCGCGAACACGCGCTTGAAGGGCCAGGGCTTCGCCAGCTCCTTCAGCTCATCCGACAGCTCGGTGGGGACCCACCGGGGGATCTGGATGGTGGAGTTGGTGCCCTCGCCCTGCCGCTTGATCTCCACGTCGCAGTCGAAGATCGACATCGGCGTGGGGTCCTGGCACTTGCTGCACTCGACCTGCCGCAGCGGGAAGGCCTTGTGCCCGCACTTGCACTCCATCGGGCGGGACACGAGGCTCTGGATCGCCTTGGTGTCCAGCTCGGTGTTGGTGAGATCGATGAGCGGCTCGGCGCACTTGGCGCACTCGTAGAGCACCTCCTCGAGCGTCCCGCGACCGCCGCAGTTGGCGCAGTCCTTCTCGATCTCCGTGACGATGCCGCCGAGGTCCTGAAGGTGGCCGGTCCCCAGGCTCATGTGAACCTTCTTCCCGAACACCTTCTCCAGGCCAGCCTGGCAGTGCTTGCAGCGCCGGCCCTCGCACTCGACCTTCCGGTACATCTGCTCGCCCTTCCGGTCGCCCTTGGTGTAGAGCATCGGCTTGCCGTTGTCGTCGACCAGCGGCTCCAGGTGGTAGTAGGCGAGGTGGATGCCGTTGAAGGCGTGGAGCAGGCGCCAGGACACGTCCTCCGCACCCCGATCCCGCTCCTCACAGCCCAGGCACTTGCCCCCCACGGTGGTGAGATCGCCGTCGACGATCTTGTACTGCTTGCTGCAGATGAAGCCCTTCTGGCTCCTGGCCACGAAGTGCTCCACGTAGGGGAAGTACTCGCTCTCCAGCCCCTCGAAGTCCGTGTAGGCCCCGGGCAGGAAGCGGAACTTCGTGGTCACGTTCTGCGGCGCCTTGAACCTCCCGTTCCACCGAATGGAGAGGGAGTACCCTCCCCCACCGCCGCCCTGGTTCTCGCTCCTCCGCGTGTTGTACCCCCGAACCCTCTGGCCGAATGACGACCTTCCTCGAGTAGAGTAGCTACCCATGGTCTCTGCCTCCAATGATGCCAGTCTTCTGCGGCGTCTAAGACCCCTAGTATGTCTGGCTTTGTGAGGTTGTCTGGTTGCGCCCGCTCGTCACACTCCTCGGGGTATGAGCAGACAAGGACTTCGAGGCCTCTCCGTCTCAGCCTCGCCCCGGTATCAACTGATCCCTCCCGTCCTGCCTTGTTGTTGTCCAGAAACAGCATGACCGTGCCTCCAAGGCAACTGAGGACACGCTCCTGCACCATCGTCATCCGGCTACCCTGCAACGCGACCACGTTCTCGATGTCCTGCTGCAGCATCCAGATGCACGCCTTGTATCCCTCGACAACGATCACCGTGTCGAGAGCGCCGTGGAACGCCTGTGGCCAGACGTTGTGCATGTTCCACAGGAAGTGGTGGTTCTTGATGTCGTAGCGCTCATAGCGCGCCTTGACCTCGGGGATGTCGGGAGCGTACTTCACCAGATCGTGGGCCTTGTAGACCTTGTACCTGGGGAACTCGTCCACGACTGTGCGTCCGGAGATGCCAACCAGGTTGCCGTAGAGGTCGCGGATTGGGAAGGTGATCCGCTGTTGCTCCAGATCGAACCCGATCTCCAGCTTCTTGAGTAGGCGCTCGTCGAAACCGTCGTTCACTAGACCCACCGGACAGTACTCGAACACGCCTAGCAAAGCCTCGTTGAGGATGATCTCCCCACGGCCGAGGGTGTCTCGTGAAGGATCGTAGATGCGCTTGGGCTGACGGCGTGACAGCTCCAATATCGCATCCACTTCCTCCGGTGAGCTCCCCATGGCGCGCAGGAACTGGATGAACGTCCCCTTGGCGTGGCAGGAGTGGCAGAAGTACACGCCGGTATCCAGATGGATGTAGAACGACGGGTTCTTCTCCAAGCCGCCCTTGTGGAACGGGCACGGACCGCCGATGTTGTTCGGCCCGGACATCTTGACGAAGCGCAAGTAGCGCTCTGCCGCATGTCTGACCGTGTCCCTCATCGGCGCTTGCCCTCCTGAAGCATCTCCTTCGCCCACTTCTTGACGCCCGCGGAGGGCTGGGGCCGCACCCTCTCCGGCTTCTGTCGATCACGCTCGTCGTCCTCGTCCTTGAAGAAGGATTTGATGTCCCTGGTCTCGTAGAAGACGACGGGTTCGACCATCGTGGTGCCGTCCTCGTTCACCTGCACCACTCCCTTGTCGTTGACCACTTTGCGCATCATGATGTCGAAGTCGGATGCCGCGCAGCCGTTGATGGCGAAGCCCGTCATGTTGATCTCTCGGGCTCCGGTGATGGCCAGCGCCAGCTCATTCACCTCCGGGTCCGGGGTGGACTTCTTGTTGATCTCGATGGCCAGGTCGCAGTTCATCGCGTAGGCGTCTGCGAATGCGATGTTGCGCATGCTGCCGCCCCGCGCATCCTCAGATGGCCGATTGGCTTGCGTTGTCCCGATCAACGGCTTGTGCAGATCCAGGGCGACATCCTTCACGTCCTGGGTGATGTCGGACTGGTCATCCCACTTGATGGAGCGGACGCCTTTCCTGTCGTTCTTCATGAGGTACATGGCGTCCACGCAGACCAAGTCGGCCCTGTGGTCGATGATCTTTTGGTGCAGACCACGTGCGCCACCACCCACCCCACGGGTGTCTCTGTCACTGGTGATGATGATCGACTTGCGGAAGCCTGTCTCGAGCTCGCACGTCGCCTCATCCCCGTACATGGTTTCCGCGATGACATTCAGGCGGTCTTCCATGGTGCCGCCTTCCGGCACTGGGATGTCGCGGAGCGTGCCTTTCTTGAAGGCAGAGTAGGGGGCACCGATCAGTAGGCAGACGCAGCGGTCCATCATCTGCTCGAGCGTCATCTCCCTGGTGTAGATCAGCACCCGCCGGCTGCTGCGGTCGTAGGCATGGGTGGCCACCTTCAGCAGCACCCACGTCTTCATGCTCTTCGGCCGGCCGTAGAACAGGATGAACTCACCATTGAGCATCCCCTGGGTCTCGGCGTTCAACACCTCCCACGGATAGGGGATACCCTGCAGCGACTCCCTGTCCCTGTTGGCCTCGTACCTCGCCTTGATCGTCTCAATGCTCTGCGACATGATCGTGTCTTGTGCAGATCTCCTGTCGCGGGTGAGCTCGGATGAGGCAACCTGTAGTGTGGCGAGACACTCGTCGGGCTTGTGCGCAGTCTGGACGATCTCCTCGGCCAGCGCGAGGAGCTCCTCTTTGATGTAGAAGTCCTGGAACTCGGTCAGGACTGCGTTCAGTGTCAACCTGTCAGGCTTCGGCAGCTCGACGGTTGGGAACTTCTTCTCGACCATCTCCCGCGTCGGGACATTGCCCCGAGTCCTGCGGCTCTGCCAGTAGCGCAGGAGATACGAGTAGACCATGAGTCCGTGATCTGTCTTGAAGTGGTCCGGGGTGATCCCCGCGGACTCGACCTCAGACAGAGCACCGGTGTCGAGTATCTTGGCTATGAGAGCTAGTTCCTGGTGCGCCATGCGTTCTCCTCTACTTGGCCAGTTCGATCCAGTTGATGCCTCCCTTGGTGTAGATCCTCGGTTTGGATTCGACTTCCACGCAGAGGTTGTAGCGGTCGGACCAGAGCAGCTTCCCCGTGATCGTGCCGTTGCGGCAGCAGACTACTACGTGCTCCCCGATCCACTTGCGGACGGTGGAGTGCCAGTTGTCGTGGATGTTGAGCAGATCCTTGAGGGCGCCGATCTCCTTCTCAGTGCGCTCCTGCTTGTCCCTCAAGCTCTGCAACTTCTTGAACGCGAGCTGTAGCGTCGGTTTTTCTGGCATCATGTCTCCAGGGCGGGAAGCCATCAGGATGTCCCCCCAATACCTGTTGGTCAAGCCACTAGGTATTGGGGGGAACGCTCGTGACGACCGCAAGATGTTGGGCTACGACAGCCGCCTCAGCATCTGGCCGGCAAGCGCCTCGAACTCGAACCGCTTGTCCATGTCCTCGACGTCCTGGGCTGCCCTGGTGACCGCCTGCACCACACCGTAGCGGTTCTTCAACGGCTCCTGCTCGAACGCCTTGATCGCCGCATCGCGGAAGTACTTCGGCGCCTCGAGCCGGCGCAGCTCCTCCTCGATCATCGCCTCGGGGTGGTCGACTGCGGACCCCTGCAGACGGACCATCCGGTGCCGCGTGTCCTCCCAGCGCACGGGGATGCGCTCGAAGACCTGGTTGAACTGCTTGTCCAGCTCGGCGTCCTCGATGGGCCGGTGCTGCCGGTACATCAGGCGGGAGTCACCGACCGTGAGCATGCAGCCGTTGAGGCAGACCAGCCGGAAGGAGAACTCGTCGATGGTGATCGCGGTGAAGCCGACCTCGGAGTTGCGCATGTGGAAGCCGGGGTACACCAGGTCGTCCTGGGGCAGCGCGCCCTCCTTCTCGGCCAGGTCGTAGATCCTCCGGACGGCGGGGTCCGGGTGGTTGCGATCGATGGCGCCCATGTTCACGGGCTGGCCGACGAGGGTGTAGTGCGAGCAGTGGTCGTTGCCCCACCGGCTCTTCTTGCTGAGGTGGTCGGACATGAAGTTGAGCTCGCTCACCTGGGAGCCGAACTTCTTCTCGAGGCGATCGAACAGCCGCTCGTTGTCGATCGGGTGGTAGGTGGGCGACAGGATCGCCCGCATGTAGCCGTCGCAGCCCTGCACGCCGGGGGCGCCCGTCTTGAACTGGGTGGTGCGCAGCTTCCTCTTGTCACCGGTCTTGGAGAAGCGGCGCTGCAACTCCTCCTGCACCTGGGTGTGCGTGACCAGCTTCGGATCGAACCACTTGTTCCACTGGACGCCCAGCGCCTGGCCGAGCTGCTTCTGCGCCCAGTCCGTCATGCGGAAGGTCCCCACCTGCGGGACCTCGATGTCGAGCTGCTCGTTGACACGGATCTTGTCCATGTCCACCACCACGTCGGGGTTCTGGCGCGCGTGCTCGAGCGCCACGTGCTCCCGGACCTTCTCAAACTTGGCGAGCTTCTTCGTCTGCTCCAAGTTCAAACCGCGCATGCTCATCCTCCAGTGCGGCACTCTCGTGGAAGTGCCGCGGCATCAAGTCCTGTTCCATAGAGTCGAGCAGCTCCGCGAGGAGCTGCTGGGTTCGTCGTGACCAGTTCTGTGGGTTGGCCGTGCAACGTCCGTGCGTGTGAACGGCGGGTTGCTGGTACTGGCCGAGTGGTGTCGGTTCCTTGGCCTCCAGGGTGGCGTACACAGCCTCCATGGCTGCCGGGGTGGGAGGCCTGGTTGGATCTACCTCCTCATCGACGGTTCGGCGTGTGACGGTGTCGAGTGCGTTGGTGATCTTCACCTCCACGATGTGGAGGCCGTTGATCTTGCACTCTCCCTTGGTGGTCCTCATCGCCGCGTGTCCTTGACGAAGCTGTCGAGGTGCAGATCCATCTCCTCGGCGCCGACGATGGCGTGCTTCTCGGCGATGCGACCGGCCTCCTCGATGGCGGCATCGATCTCGCGTTCCGACTGACCGCAGGCGATGCTCACCGAGACGGTGGCTTCCACGGTCAAGCCGGCCTCGCGCGTCGAGTACCAGTGCTTGAACCCTCTCGTCTGGCTGACCTGCGCCTTGCCGTCACCCAGCGGGAGGTCGGTGTTCTCGTTCCTCTTCACGTTCTTCCTCCATAGCTCGCGTTCATCGGTTCGGTTCCACACCCGGTAGGTGCCGCTGATGTTTGCCTTTGCCCTAGTCATCGAGGGGGATCGCCGGGATGACGTAGGGCTTGGGGGTGCCGGGCAGGTTCGCTGGGGCCTGCTCCTCCTCGTGGAAGGCTGCCCGCACGATCTCGTTGTCCACCTCACCCTGCCTGGTCATCTGATCGAGCAGCTCGGTGTCCACGGTGTAGGAGACGACCTCGGTGAGGATCAACTCCGCTTGGGCGGCCGGCAGAGCGTTCGCCAGGAACTCGGCGTCGTACCAGCGCTTGTACTTCTTCTGGGCACCGATGCTGCCGACCGAGTACTTGTCCTGGTCGAGGGTGCGGAGGTGGCTCTTGACGGCGCGGGTGGCATCATCGAGTGCGCGGTTGTAGCCGTCGACGAGCTGCTCGTACTCCTTCAGGACTTCTCGGATGTCGAGATCGCGGAGGAACGTGAGCAGCGTTTGCCGAGCCGCCTCGAATCTCTCCACAGCACGCTCAGCGAGATTTGGCGCGTCGGGCATTGACCATCTCCTGTCTGTTGGGTTTCGGGGTTCCGTAGTAGGCGGCACGCAGCTCATCGAGGATCTTCGCCGCCTTCACGAAATCTCTCAGCGTCTCCCCCCACGGCCCCTCCTTTCGCCGGTCATGGGATCGGGCGAGGTAGGCGGTGTGGTAGATGGGGAGGATCGCGTAGTTGATGTTGGTCGCGCGTCCAGCCATGGTGAGTGTTCGCATGCGCCCCCTGATGGACTTGGCCTGGGGCGCCTTGCCGGTGAGTACCTGGAAGGGCACCTTGCCCACCGTGATGATGAGGAAGGGATCGACCAGGTAGATGGTCTCCATGAGTCGAGGGCGGCACGCCTCGCGCTCCACCTTGGAGGGCGGTCTGTTGTCCGTCCTGGCCTGTCCCGTGCGATCGTCGATGGCCTCCACAGTAGGCCGGCAGCAGACGACGTTGGTGATGTAGATGTCCTGGTCCCGGTCGAGCGACACGGCGTCGAGGAACTCGTCCAGCACTTCCCCGGCTCTTCCTTGGAAGGGGCGCCCGCTGGCATCCTCTTGCTCGCCGGGACCCTCTCCGATGATCAGGATGTCAGCATCGGGGTTGCCCTCCCCGAACACCAGGCTGGTGCGCGTCTTGTGGAGATCGCACCGCTTGCACTCTCCCCAGAACTTCTTCAGCTCTTGTAGACTCACGTGATCAGCCTCCCCTTGGGGCCGGCGCGCAGGCCATCAGGCGTGACCAACCCCGCCTCCTTGGCTCGGTGTGTCAGCTCCGCCGTCTCGCACTGCTTGATCTGCTCCAGCAGTGGGTCCATCGTCGCCTTGTCCTCGTCGGGCCGGATGTAGCTCTTGGGGCAGACCCTGATCTTGGCGGCAGAGCGGCAGAGACCTGCCGGGACGAGTTGGTTCTGGAGGATGACGCCGCCGCCCGGGTTGGGGATCAGGAGGGTACGCATGGTGCGGCACTCCTCCAGGACCAGGAACCCGCCGCCTTTCGCCACCTCCTCGATCTCCTCGTCGGTCAGTGGGGACTTGCCGACGTAGAGCATCTGGGGTGTCCCATCGGACACCATGATCCAGCGTGGATTGTTCACTTTGCTTCCTCCTGGGTGTAGGGTTTCAGGATCTTGTAGTCCAGCGGCCCGCCTTGCTCTTCTGGCCAGCGTCGGATCAGTCTCTTCAGGGTGCTGCACATCCTGTGCAACTTGGGCACGTAGATGTGATCGAGCACCACTACCACTGGGGTCTTCTTCCCCTTGCGGTACCGCTGGATCCTTCCCATCCCCTGTTGCAGGGTGTTCAACCCGCCGTCCTCCACGGAGGAGCTACCGAACGGGGTGAGGAAGTACAGGGTGTCCAGTGTGGCTTCGTCCAGCGCCTCCTTCACGAGCTGGAGGGTTCCGAAGCTAAGTCTCTTTGAGCGCAGCGTGTCCAGGCGCTCCGCGGGCTTCTCCCTTCCAGTGCAGAGTCCGGAGTTCGCGAACATGCTGTTGAGTATTTGGAGCTGCTCGACGCTGTGACTCAGCACGAGAAGCTTGCGGCCCTTGTCTAGGGGCTGCTTCAGCTTGTTCGCGACGAACTCATTGCACTCAGGGAGACGCCCGAGGAATGTTCGAAGCTTGGGTATGTTCACCTTCCCGTTCCGATCGAAGATCCCTGTTTCGGGATGCTTCGCTTCCGGGGAAGCTTGATTGACGATGACCGGACACTCCTGGAAGTAGATGCGAGGAGTCAGGTCTTGTGCCAGATCGGAGTGGTAGGTGTCACCGATGTGGTACTGATAGATCGGCTCGAGGCCGTCCTCTCTGCTCACCGTTGCCGTGAGGCCCTGGCGCTCCCCGTAGAACATGGGGGCCGCCTTCACGAACAACGGGGCCGAGAGGTGGTGGACCTCGTCGTAGATGACGATGCCGAAGTAGCGTGCCATGTCCGCCGGGACATGCTCTGCGTGAAGGGCTAGCGTGTGGAGCATGGCAAGGCAGATCCCTCTGCCTTGCCAATCCCACTTGCTGGGAGCACCTTGGATGATCCCCACCCCGCCTGGCACAACGGCCAGGTGCTGCTGGATGCGGTCGTACCACTGATTGATGAGCGTGGTGTTGTTCACCACGACGAGCGCCGGCACCTTGCGCTGAGCGATCAGCTTCAGGGCCAGGACGGTCTTGCCTTTGCCGCAGGCCAGGTTGAGCAGGCCGCTCTTGGATGCCACGATGTTCGGCCAGGCATCACGCTGGGTGGTCTTGTCAGGTTCCACCGCATCGAGCGCGATGGATTCCTCGAATGGTACGTGTTGGAAGCGCGTGGGCTGTACGGAGATGATCGGGAAGGCCAGGTGAGGGTACTCGTGTCGCGGCACAAACTCACGCGGCACGATGATGTGGTCACTGTCCTCGTACCAGAGCTGCAGGTAGCTGATCCCCTCCTCGTCCATCACCGGGAACTCGAGCCCACTCTTCACAGAACGCACGTTGATGTGCTTCTTGGGCAGCCAAAGCTGCCGGCCGAAGTACCCCTTGTCGGGATCCTTCCGCACCAACCTGATCATGCGTCCTCCTACTTTTGGGACATGATTGCACATAAGTCAGTCAACTACTGGTAACTACTGAGTTGTGCTTCTGGGAGTGGGCCTAGCGTCCGCTGGTAAGCCCTATTTGGACATACTCGGTATGTCCTGTCAACGGAATCTGAAGTTCCTGAAGAACTGCCAGGCCTCGTAGAAGAGGCCGCGCAGGGCGCCGGCGGCGCAGTCCTTGGCGAAGCGCTCGACTGGCTTCTCTCCCTCCTCCACGATGCCGCTCTCGTAGTTGGAGGACACGCCATCGTCATCGCCGCGTCGGTAGGTTCGTCGGTAGGGGTTGCTGTTCGAGACCGCGGGACGGACCGCGGTGGGGCGTTCTCCTCTGTCTGAGTAGGAACGGCAGGAGTGCTGGTGCATGCAGCCCTGGCACTCGAAGTCGTTCGGGTCGTAGGTGTTTGGGTTGCCCCAGCACGTTGGCTTCTCCGACGGGCTGGTGCGGATCTTGACGTGATCGCCGTAGGCCATGCTCCTCCTCGGGCTAGTTGTGGGGTTCTAGATGAAGCACTTATAACAGCCCGTAAGGACTTTTTGCGGGTGCGGGTGTACAGTGCTGGGTGGTTGACCCCGCTGCCTGTGGGGTCGTAGTATCAGTCAAGGATCACGAGGTAGCCATGCACACCGGATCGATCGTCGACTTCTACGATGACCCCCAAGGTTCCGTGCTCAAGTCCCGTCTCCCTGGGGACCAGGTGCCGGACTTCATCAAGCAAGCGGAGTTCCTCACGGACCAGGTACGCGACAAGCTACCGGACGACGTGTTCGCCCTGGTGATGATCGACCAAGGTGAGCGCATGAGGAAGTACGCCTGCACGGACAAGGGCAACACGGCGCTCTCCGTGATCTACTTCATGGAGAATCGTGACCGGCTGCCCGAGGAAGCGCAGAAGGTGGCCGCGGCCAACCTGGCCAGGGCGTGTCAGTGGTACGATCTCCAGCCTCCGCTCGAGCTGTTCAAGGTGGCTGGCCTCTTCAGCTTCCTTGCCAAGAAGCCAACGCGGCTACTCAACACGGCCATGGTTGGCAGCGACATCGCATCTCGTGGATCGGAGGGCATGGCCCGACACACCGAGGCGATGGGCAAGGTGGGCGACCTCACCGGCTCGGAGATCATGCCGCTCTCCAGCAACGTGAAGACGGCTGAGCGACAGATGCGGATTACAATCACTCACCGGCGAGACACGCCAGAGGCGGTGCGTCGGCTCAGGGAAAGGGAAGTGGGCTTCATGACGCGGCAGGGTCAAGAGATCCTGAAGCGGAAGGATCTCGCTCCGCACATTCGGAAGGAGTGGGAGCAGTACTTCGACGCGGACGATGCCGGTAAGCAGAAGATGATGCGGGCGTGGGAGAAGCAGGGATCAGCGCTGCATCCCCACGTGGATGTCACCGGCAAGCAGCCGCCCGAGAAGATCAAGAGGGCCAGCGCCCGCCGGTTCTGCATGGTGAAGGAGGGCCAGGCCAAGTTCCCGATCGACAGCTACGGCCAGGTGGCCGATGCCGTCGGCTACTTCGAGAAGCACGCCCAGTCCATGCACCCGGCAGATCGCCGGATGTACTGCACCAATCTGACCCGCCGGGCGGACGAGTTGGGGATCAACGTCCCCTACGACATCCGGAAGTACGGCTCCGCCGGCTACGCGCCGGATGGAGAGATCAACGTGGCAGTCGCCACGAGGATGCAGCACTGGGCGGATGACTCGCCCGAGCGGGACATGCTGAAGAGCCTGATGGAGAAGGTGGGGTCGGTGCATCCCGACGTCTTCTGCGCGGCTCTTCAGCAGTTCGATGAGGCCACAGGGATGCACTACCTGTGGGATGACGCGATCTACGATCCCTACTACTCCACCTACGGCTTCGTGAAGAAGGCGGAGTGGAAGTGGGAGGACGGCAACGATCGCCTGACCGAGGACCAACTCAACCTGTCCGCCAGGAAGGACTTCGACGCGATCAAGAAGGCCTTCGGGTGTGAGCTCGCCCAGGAATTCCGGGAGAAGCCGCAGCAGATTTTCGATTCCCTCCCCCTGGATTCCAAGCGTATCATTGCGCGGATGGCAAACGACCCCCAGTAGGAGATGACGATGGCAAAGCAGAGCAAGTCGTTCGGTACGCAGCGGGCGCAGAAGGCCCACCTCATGCAGCAGACGGGCGGTCTCGCGGCGGAGATCAAGGACCTCCGTGATGACGTCGAGGAGGGCTTCCAGAACAACGAGGCGCGGGCAGGCTTCCCGGCGCTCGACGCGCTCGATCCCGGCACCCTCCTGGCCGCGGGCCAGGCGTCGTTCGTGCTGGTGGGGAGGAACCTCCTGCAGGGGCAGACCTTCGACAGCCACATCAGCGGCACCGGCAACGCCCAGGTCACCGTCACGATGCTGAAGCCGGGCAAGAGCGGCGTGAGCTTCGAGGTGGTGCAGGGCGCGGGCGCCCTCGCTGCCGTGTTGGCAGCCGGCAAGCTGACCGTCACCCTCGCGGCCGGCGGCAGCACGGCGACGCAGGTGGCGGCAGCCATCAACGCGGCGGCCTCCTGCATCGGCGTCATCCACGCGGTGGCCGGTGGCACGGGCGGCAGCAACGTCGTGGTCGAGGCCGAGACGGATCTGGCCGGTGGCGTCGGCGACTACGCCGGCAACGCGGTCTACATCAACGGCCAGTCCTGCAACCCGGTTCAGGCGGCGAGCCAGTGGACCAACACCTCGATCACCGTGCTGGTGCCGGCCCTGACGGGGCGCGTGGCCACCGACATCGTGGCGGTGGTGGTCCTGTCGAACGGCGTGAGCACTGGCCAGCTCAGCGCGGTTCTGACGTAGTAGCAGATCGGTGTGGCTACGCATGAAGAACAGCTACTGGCCGTTCTGGAGAAGATCGGTCAGCCGCAGGTATCTGCGGACACACCATCCGTGCTGGATGCGGATGACGCCAGCGCCAGCCATGTAGAGACGGCTGGTTCATCCGCAGATCCAAACACCGAGGCCGACGGCGAGGAGCTCGTCGCGGTCAACACGGAGCGGCCAGGGTTGCCGGAGGATTCTCTGGCGCCCATCACCGGCCGCAACCTGTGGGTGCATCACGACACCCACCCAGTGGTCTACGATGTGGCCCTGCTCAAGGAGTACGGGGCCGACTGGTTCACGTGGGAGCCGGAGACTCTGTGGAAGGAGATCCGGGAGGACTTCCACCTACCAGGCATCAGTGACCACGCGCGCACCAAGATCCAGGCGATCAAGACCCTCCACATCAACGAGTGGTTCTGGCAGCGATGGGAGGTGTTCTGCTGGATCAACCAAGCGCTGAACAACAACATCCCCGACTTCCAGGTACTCCAGAAGCCGTCCATCCCGCAGCTCTTCAACTCCATCGACATCGGTACCATGGTGCGCGATGACGAGGAGTTCACCCCCGAGCTCCAGATGTTCGTGGCCGCGGCGATGGTAGAGGAGGGGGTGTTCTACGCGCCGGCCCCGGTTGCCTTCTGCCAGGACGAGATAGTACAACTGTTGGAGTGGCGGCAGATTGGCACAGGCTTGATCAAGCAGGTGCAGGAGCGGTACCGGGAGATCAGTCAGATCTCAGCAGAGGCATGGGCCAACTCACCTGAGCCGATCTTGCGAGAGGACGTGGTGGACATCCAGGTAGCCAAACTGAAAGTTGCGTGCGACTATCTGGATCTACGCCGCCGACAGCTCCAGGAGCAACTGAGGCTGCTGAAATGAACTACATCACTGCCTACCACATGCAGGGGTTCGTCGCGGAGCTGGAGAAGCAAGGCGGCGTCGGCGACTTCCTGAAGAGCCACCTCGCTGGTCGATACGGCAGGCAGTTGGCTCTCGGTGCTGGTCTCGGTGCGGTGGGTGGTGCTGTGACCGGGGACGAGGAGAACTGGAAGGGGCGGGCGCTGAAGGGGGCGCTGCTTGGTGGTGGGGTGGCGGGCGGGCGCATCCTCGCAACGAAGGCGGGGAGAGAGGCAGCACGCCAGGGGCTCAGCCGCTTCGGTGAGCGGCAGCTCTACTCACTCACCGGCAAGGGCTACGGTGGTCGGAACATCGACGTGAGCGAAGCCCGGAAGCTAGGGATCCTCAAGACGCCCAACTTCGAGCAGATCTCCGACAAGCCGGGCATGCTGGACAGGCTCACAGCCAAGGTGACCGGCAAGCCTGCGCAGTCTCCGTTCCTTCGCGAGGCGAAGCGTCACGCGGCGGAGACGGAGGCCTTCGAGAAGGGCTTCCACAACATCCCGGGCGTGCTCCACGGCGCTCTCACGCGTCCTGGTGAGCTCCTCAGCTCTGGCTGGCAGCGTGGCGGTCGTATGGGCAAGGCCTTTGCGATCGGAGGGCTGGGGAGCGCCGCTTACGGGATGACCAAGAAGCCAGAGGAGGGTGGGCCTGGTCGACTGGAGAACGCGCTGCGCTCAGCGGGCTCGACGCTCGGCTACATGGTGGCGCCCGGCGGCATGCTGGCGTCGTCGATCGTGGCTGGGATGGGCAGCAAGGCGGGCGGCATGGCTGGGAAGGCGGGGGATGTGGCGGGTCGGCTGGTATCTCGAGGTGAGGCTCCAGCCGAGCAAGCCCACTACCCGGCTGAGTACGCGGCCCAGCCGACCGAGTGGAGGTAGCCTGTGCCGTTCGGCGGGGAGATCGCATCTCAATCTGCTCTTCGCTTCGCTCCTCTGAGGGGGCGAACAGGGGGCACCTCAGACTACGGTCTGCAGTACCCGAGTCCGTTCTTCGACATCGGGCACACCTATCTGCCATCCACCGTGAAGCAGATGTTCCGGTGGTGCAGGTACTACTTCCTGGTCAACCCGCTGATCAACGCGGTCGTGTTCAAGATGTCGGAGTATCCGATCACCGACATCTTGTTCGACACGGAGCGGCTCGAGCTGAAGGAGAAGTGGCAGGACTTCCTGCTGGATCATCTCCGGTACCGCGCTTTCCAGGTGGAGATCGGGCTCGACTACCACACCTACGGGAACGCCCTGGTCAGCATCTTCTACCCCTTCGTGAAGATGCTGGAGTGCCGGGAGTGCCACTACAAGGAGCCGGCGAGGGACGCGAACTACCGCTTCCAGAGCAACCAGTTCTTCACCCACTGTCCCAAGTGCGGGCACCACGGTCCGGCCAAGGCCTACGATCGGTACATCAAGGCGCCCAAGGGGATCCGCCTGCTCCGGTGGAATCCCGAGGACGTGGACATCCGCTACAACGACATCACCGGGGACTACGAGTACTACTACCAGATCCCTGTGCAGCTCCGGAACGACATCCTCATCGGCAAGAAGTCCACCGTCGAGACAGTTCCGCAGCTCTTCATCGACGCGCTTCGCCTGAAGAAGGCGGTCGTCTTCTCCAAGGACAACATCTACCACTTCAAGCGGCCGACGCTGGCCGGGAAGGACCGAGGCTGGGGAACGCCGATGATCCTCCCGGTGCTGAAGGACACCTTCTACCTTCAGATCTTGAGGAAAGCCCAGGAGGCGATTGCTCTCGAGCACATCGTCCCCTTGCGGATCATCTTCCCGCAAGCCGGTTCTGCGACGTCCGATCCCTACACCTCCGTGAACCTCCAGGATTGGAGGGATCAGGTGGCAGGAGAGATACGGCGTTGGCGGGCGGACAACAACTACATCCCGATCATGCCGCTCCCCCTTGGGAACCAAACCATTGGCGGAGATGGGCGGGCCTTGCTCTTGAGCCAGGAGATCCGGGTGTGGTCCGAGCAGATCGTCGCCGGGATGGGAATCCCGGTGGAGCTCGTGTTCGGTGGTCTGAGCTACTCCGGTAGCAACGTCAGCTTGCGGATGCTAGAGAACACCTTCCTGGGCTACCTTCAGGATCACCTCACGCTGCTGAAGTGGATCATCAGAAGTACCAGCGCCTACCTGGGCTGGTCCACCGTGCGGCCACGCTTCAAGCCGTTCAAGATGGCGGACGACCTGCAGCGGAAGGCCTACCTCTTCCAGCTCAACCAGGCCAACAAGCTCTCCGACGAGTCCCTCATGGCGGACGCGGACTACGACTCCGCCAAGGAGGACAAGATCATGGAGCGCGAGGCCACGCGGCGGGTCGAGGCGCAGAAGAAGCGCGTCCTGCAGGATGCAGACATGCAGGGCGAGGCCCAGATGGTCTCCATGAAGTGGCAGATGAAGCTCCAAGACCAGCAGATGAAGTCGCAGATGGCTGCCCAGACGGAGGTCATGAAGGAGCAGATGGCCACCCAGACGGAGGCCCAGAAGCAGATGATGATGGACCAGATGGCCATGCAGTCCGGTCAGCCGCCGCAGGAGGCGCCGCCGGAGATGCAGCCGCTGCCACGCCATCCCGAGCTGCTCGAGCCCCCGCCGGAGATCCAGTCCCCGCTGACCGCTCGAGCGGTCAGACCGCTCGCTCCCAACACCACGGGGGAGGAGTTGATGGGGAGGCAGAACGTCGACCTGTTGCTCATGGGAAGGCAGCTCGCTGATCGGATCTCCAACCTGCCTCCTGTCGTACGTCCACGCGCGCTGGCTGAGCTCAAGTCCCAGCAACCGGAGCTCCACGATGTGGTTCTGGGGCTAATGGTTTCCGGCGGCAACGGTCCGACGCAAGCCGCAGCCGCGGCGGCCCGACCTCTGCCTGAGCAGAAGCCAGCCCGCCGCGGCCCGGAAGCACAGCTCATCTAGGGCTTCACCAGCTTCAGCTTCATCTGCTGAAGCCCTTCCTTCTCCTTCCGCTTGAGTCTCTCCCTGACCATCTTCTGCCACGCGGTCAGGAAGTTCCTCCGCTGCAGGTGGTAGTTCCGCGCCGTGTAGAACAGGTACGGCGGGTCCTCGGACTGATGCCCTCCCGCTAGGAAGTGCATCTTCAGGTACTGCACCCTCTCCTTCGGGAACCAGCAGATGTGATCGCCATCTCTCTCCCGGTCCCCGTCGGGATTCGCGCACATGAAGTAGACTCCCCGGGCCTCACCTTGCAGTTGGAATAGGTAGTCGTTGAGGTGGGAGTCGGTTTCGTGGTGGCACCGCAAGTCTAGGGCGTCCCGCTGCTCTTCCGGGGATGCGTCCTCTGGTAGTCCGAGGAGACGCAGCTTCTCCACCTCTAGGTAGAGTGATTCCCCTCGTTTCATGATCGTACTCCTTGTCTATGCGGTACCCAGGATCCTCTTCCCCTCCTCCAAGTCTCCTTCCCCGAAGTGGTAGCTTGTGCAGTCCGCACACAAGAGGCCAAAGTTCCGCTCATTTTGCAGAGGATCGAAGATCAAGGTCTCGAAGTGGATGGTCCCGATCCTGATCCCGAACGCATACGGATTGCGCCAGAAGGTCTCTGGGCACAGCCCGCAGCTCCACCCGTATCCTTCATCACCCTTCCAGTCAGTCCCAACCCTTGTGAGGAAGCAGTGCAGATGAAAGAACTCGATCACTGCTTGCTTCCTCACCAACCGCTCCGGGTTCTTCCAGTCTGGTAGGAAGATGAGGTGGTTCTTGTCCTTGCGGCCAGGAACCATGCGTCCAGATTCAACACAGACGAGTTCGTACTCCATACCGAACTCCTCCATGCAGAACCCGCACGGGGTGGAGGGATCGAGTTGGTATTGGGGTGGGATTGTGTCGATCGTACTGTCCTCCGTTTCAGAATGTGGGTCGGCCTAGCCGATCATCTACTCTTGATCTCCCATCTTGAATTCGTAGGCCAGCGTGAAGCAGATCTCCGCCAGCTCGAACAGCAGGGTGCTAACCAACGACAAGAGGAAGATCTGGAGGAGCATCAGTCCTCGTCACCGTCGTCATCGGTATCCGCGTCCTGATCCTCACCGTCGTCGCCATCGATCTCGCCATCGATGGCTTCCTCGAAGTCTGAGAGGGAATCTCCCTGCTCCTCCGGATCATTGGGGCCGTAGTCATCGTATGCCATTGTGGGGGCTCCTTTCTGAGGGTTTGGCAGCTATTTGGTTCTCTCCTCAGCTCTCTTATACCAACCTGCGCAGGCAATTTCGTTTGCCTATCCGCTGGTTGATCTGCTAGCTTGACCAGTAGCACACATACGGAGATGGCCTCATGGCACGTCTTTCCCCGGAAGAGGGCTTCAAGGTCCTCAAGGACCGGGTGGCGGAGACAGTCGGTGGCCTCTTCCCGATCGTAGGGAAGCGCCACACGCTCGAGATCAAGGACGTGTCCGTCAAGGACACCCTGAGCATTGATGACATCCGCTCGCAGAAGGAAGCGAAGATCGGGGGACGCACCTGGTCTGTACCAGTCGAGGCCACCGTTGCGCTGCGGGACAACCAGACTGGCAAGGTAGTTGACGAGCAGCAGCTCCGGCTGCTCAACCTGCCCAAGTACACGCGCCGCCACTCCCACATCGTGGACGGGCAGGAGTATCAGATCGACAACCAGTGGCGGTTGAAGTCCGGCATCTACGCGCGGGTGAAGGACAACGGCGAGCTCCAGTCCTCCTTCAACTTGGCCAAGGGTCGTGGGTTCAGCCTGGAGTTCGATCCCAAGACACGCCAGTTCAACATGGCCTACGGCACGTCGAACATCCCGCTGGCCCCACTGATGCAGGAGATGGGTGTTCACCCAGAGGACATCAAGGATCGCTGGGGAGGTGCCATCGCGCAGGCCAACGCCACAGATCGTGAGCAGGCCCTGCTGAAGTTCTACAAGGCATCCACGGGGGAGAAGCCGGGGAGCTTGGAGCAGGCGCGGCAGCATCTCAAGGACACCTTCGGTGCCACCCAGCTCCGGGCGGACACGACGAAGATCACCTTGGGCACACCCTACACCAAGGTGACTGGCCCGGCGCTGTTCGATGCGGCCACGAAGCTGCTGCACGTGTCTCAGGGGAAGGCGGAGCCAGATCCCCGCGACTCCCTGATGTTCAAGGAGCTGCACAGCACGGAGGACTTCTTCGCCGAGCGTATTCAGAAAGGGACCAGCGACATCATGCGCCGGGTCCAGAACACGCTCGACAAGAAGAACAAGGTGCGCGACATCGTTGGTCCGGACATCTTCAACCGCCCGATCAAGACGATGTACCGGACGTCCCTGGCCAACGTGCCGGACCAGACGAACCCGCTAGAGATGCTGTCGGGTCAGCAGAAGACCACCATCACGGGCGAGGGTGGCATCAAGAGCGCGCATGGGATCTCGGAGGAGGCCAAGCTGGTGGATCCATCCCACCTCGGCTTCCTCGATCCCATCCACACCCCGGAGGGGCAGACCACAGGCGTGACCCTGCGTCTGCCCCTTGGTGCCAAGAAGCGCGGGCATGATGTGACGATCAAGATGTTCAACCTCAAGACGGGGAAGAACGAGGACGTCACTCCTGAGAAGGCCCTGTCCTCCAACGTCGTGCTCCCCGACCAGGTCACCTGGAAGGGCGGCAAGCCGGTGGCCGCCAACAAGAGCATCAGGATCAGTGGGCCTGGCAACGAGGTCATCGAGGGCGGGCTCAAGCAGGCGGACTACGTCATGCGAGACCCCATCCAGATGTTCTCGATGGCGTCCAACCTGGTGCCCTTCATCGCTGCCGACCACCCCAACCGGAGCACCATGGCCGGCCGGCACATGGAACAGTCCATCCCGCTGGCTGCCCGGGAAGCGCCTCTTGTCCAGTCACTGGCTGCCAAGAACACCTTCGAGAAGGTGATGGGTCAGTACGCTGGCCACACCTCTCGCGTCAACGGTACGGTCACGAAGATCACGAACGATGCGATCATGGTCAAGGACTCATCGGGCAAGGAGCACGAGGTCCAGCTCTATGATCACTTCCCACTGAATGCAGACAAGGGCTTCCTACACTCCTCCCCGCTGGTGAAGCCAGGGGACAAGGTGAAACGTGGGCAGCCCGTGGCGGACACCAACTTCACCAAGGATGGGACGCTAGCCCTGGGGACCAATCTCAGGGTCGGGTACATGCCGTACAAGGGGTACAACTTCGAGGACGGCGTGGTCATCAGCGAGTCGGCGGCGCAGAAGCTAGCGAGTGAGCACCTCCATCGCAAGTCTTTGGAGCGCGACAAGCAGACGCTGCTCAGCAAGACGAAGTTCCAGGCCTACGCTCCAGACGCCATCACCAGGGAGCAGGCGGACAAGCTGGACGACAGGGGCATCGTGAAGCCGGGCCAGCTTGTCCTGCCGGGGGACACGCTCATCGCTGCGCTACGTGAGCGCACAGATCGACGTGAGGACAAAGAGCTGGCGATGATCCACAAGTCGCTGGTCAAGCCCTACTCCGACGCCAGCGTGAAGTGGGAGGCAGATCACCCCGGCATCGTCCAGGAGGTGATCACGAAGGGGAAGAAGACAGCCGTCCATGTCAAGACGCTCGAGCCCGCGGAGATCGGGGACAAGCTGGCCGGCAGGCACGGCAACAAGGGCATCATCACCAAGATCTTGCCTGACCACGAGATGCCCCAGCTCAAGGACGGCACGCCTCTCCAGATCTTGTTGAACCCCACGGGTGTTCCGGGCCGTACGAACCTGGGTCAGATGCTGGAGACGGCGGCTGGGAAGATCGCAGAGAAGACGGGCAAGCCCTACTTGATCAAGAACTTCCAGCCCAACGAGGACCTGCACGCCCGCGTGGTGGAAGACCTGAACAAGAACGGCATCCCGGACAAGGAGGAGGTCATCGATCCCACCACCGGGAAGGTGCTGGGGTCTGTCCTCACGGGGCCACAACACATCGTCAAGTTGAAGCACCAGGTAGAGAAGAAGCTTGTCGCTCGGGCTGGCGGTCCGGGCTACGCATACGATCGCAACCTGGTGCCCAAGGGCGGGGGTCCCCATGGTGCGCAAGCCCTGGGGACCCTCGGCCTTTACTCCATGCTTGCCCATGGGGCCAAGGCCAACTTGCGGGAGATGCAGACGCTCAAGAGTGACGCCGGACAGAACGATGAGTTCTGGGCTGCACTCCAGGCTGGTGAGCCTCTGCCTGCTCCGCGGCCCACGTTCGCCTACCAGAAGTTCACCAGCTACCTCAACGCCCTGGGCGTCAACGTCAAGAAGGAGGGCAACAACCTCCAGCTCATCCCGTTCACAGATCAACAGGTGAAGGAGATGAGCAATGGAGAGATCAAGGATGCCGGAAGGATGGTCCGCGCCAAGGACCTGAAGCCGGAGGCCGACGGCCTGTTCGATCCCAAGGTGACGGGCGGCCTGGAGGGCACGAAGTGGGGGCACATCCAGCTCGCCGAGCCAATGCCCAACCCTCTCTTTGAGCGCGCCATCCAGTCCCTCACTGGTCTCGATCAGAAGAGCTACCTGGATGTGGTGACGGGGCGAAAGGCGATCGACAAGAGCGGGAAGGTGACGACGAATCTGGACGCTGGCACCACAGGGGGACCGGCCATTGCTGGCCTCTTGAAGAAGGTGGACACGGCGCAGGCGTTGGCCGAGGCGCAGAAGGCGCTCCAGAACCCGAACCTCAAGGGGAACCGACTGGACCAAGCCAACAAGAGGGTCAAGTTCCTCGGTGCGCTCAACAGCGCCGGCCTCAATCCGCACGACGCCTACATGATGAAGTACGTGCCGGTGTTGCCGCCGTCGATGCGCCCGCTGTCGCAGCTCCCGAACGGTGATCTCAACTTCGACGATCTCAACGGGCTCTACAAGGGCATCCACCTGACCTCCCACCAGCTCAAGTCCACCCCAGACGTGCTCCCGGAAGAGGAGAAGCACGAGGTCAGGGCGGAGCTCTACGATGGGCTGCGTGCCCTGACTGGGTTGGCAGGGAACCCCAAGCGTGAGTTCCGTGGCATCCTGGACATCCTCGGCGGCAAGCGGTTGGAGACGGCGGGCGGCTTCGCCACGGGCAAGAAGCTGGGCTCACCGAAGGAGGGCTTCTTCCAGAAGAAGCTGGTGCAGCGGAAGCAAGACCTCTCGATGCGCTCCACCATCGTGCCCGAGCCCGCACTGGGGCTGGACGAAGTGGGTCTCCCGCGGCAAGCTGCGCTCGAGATCTACAAACCCTTCGTGATCCGAGAGCTGCGTGGGATGACCGGCATCACGCCGCTCGATGCGCAGAAGCAGGTCAAGCAGGGTGGTGAGCTCGTGAACCGGGCGCTCGAGCGGGTGGTAGAGCAACGTCCTGTGTTGCTGAAGCGCGACCCCGCGCTCCACAAGTACAGCGTCCAGGCGTTCAAGCCGAGGATCGTGGGCGGCAAGGCGGTACAGATCCATCCCCTCGTGACCAGCGGCTTCAACGCTGACTTCGACGGCGACACGATGGCTGCCTTCGTCCCGGTCACCAACGAGGCGGTGGATGAGGCGAAGAAGATGTACCCCTCGAGGAATCTCTTCAGTCCCTCGACAGGGAACCTCATGTACACGCCCACCCTGGAGACACAGCTCGGTCTGTACGGCATCACGCAGTCGGGCAAGAAGACGGACCATACCTTCAAGACCATCCAGGAGGTTCACAGCGCCCTCAACAAGGGCACCATCGGTTTCAATGATCAGATCAAGGTGGGTGGTATCTCCTCCACTACTGGAAGGTTCCTGATCGGTGAAGCACTACCGACCACGATGCGTGGGGAGTTCCTCAAGGAGACTGGCCCGCTGGACAAGGGTGCTCAGAGGAAACTGCTCACGTCCGTTGCAGAAAAGCACCGCAACGACTACGGGGAGGTGGTCAACAAGCTGAAGGACCTCGGCAACCGGTGGTCCACGGAGACTGCCTTCTCTCTGGGGCTCGACGACATCAAGCCGGAGAAGGCACTGCGGGACAAGATCTTGAAGGCGGCGGACAAGCAGGTTGGTGGCCGGCCTGACAAGGCGGTGCAGGTCTACGACAAGGCCACACAGGCCATGGCCAAGCAGTTCCAGCACATGCCCGAGCAAGGCAACAACCTGCTCCTCATGCACCGGGCTGGGATCAAGCCCACCGAAGACACGCTTCGCCAGATCAAGATGGCTCCCATGCTCATCGCCAACGCGAAGGGGGAGATCATCCCGACCCCGGTTCGGAAGTCCTACGCTGAGGGGCTGGACCTGGCGGACTACTGGACATCCATGAGTGGGGCGCGCAAGGGCATCATCCAGAAGGTGCAGCAGGTCCAGGAGCCGGGCTATCTGTCCAAGCAGGTGATGAACTCGGTGATGAACAACGTCATCGCGTCCGATGACTGTGGTACCTCGACGGGCATCTCGCTCGCCACCGAGGAGAAGGATGTTCTCGATCGCTATCTGGCTGCTCCGGTCAAGGCTGGGAAGAAGACGCTGCCAGCGGGCACGTTGATCACGCCAGAGGTGCGCAACACCCTGCGGAACAACAAGGTGGGCAAGGTGGTGGTTCGCTCGCCTCTGCGGTGCCAGCATGGTCCCGGCGTGTGCAAGAAGTGCTACGGCTTGACGGAGGATGGGAAGCCACCAGAGATCGGGTTGAATGTGGGGGTGTTGGCAGGTCAGGCGTTGGGTGAGCGGGCCACGCAGCTTGCCATGAAGGCATTCCACACGGGAGGTACGGCGGCCACCAAGGAGGGGCTGGTCGACGAGTTCACCAGGGTCAAGGACCTGCTACTCTTCCCCAAGACGCTGCCTGGATCTGCTACGCTAGCTACCATCTCCGGTACGGTGGAGAAGATCGAGAAGGATCCGGCTGGTGGGCACAACGTGTACGTCAATGGGCAGCGCCACTACGTCCCCCAAAACCGGGGGGTGCCTACCCTGGGGGGTAAGATTCTTCGCCGAGGGATGGACGTGAAGAAGGGTGTGGCCATCTCGCGTGGGCCGATCAATCCGCACGAGATGTTGCCACTCACCGGGGTGGAGCCGGTGCAGGGCTACCTCTCGAACGAACTGCACAATGTCTACGGGCCGCACGGGATCCGTCGACGCAACACCGAGGTGGTGGTGAAGTCGCTGACCAACCTCACCAAGGTGGACGACCCCGGTGACTTCGGTCCGTACGTCCGAGGAGACTTCGCGCCACAGACGGAGATCGCCAACCTCAATCGGCATAACAAGGGGGCCAAGCCGATCAAGCACACACCAGTCCTGAAGGGCGTCAACATGTTGCCGCTGGACATGCAGGAGGACTGGATTGCTAGAATGAACCATCAGCGCCTGTCTCAGACCGTAGTGGAGGCAGCGCAGCAGGGATGGACTAGCAAGCTGCACGGCAAACACCCGATCCCACCCGTCGTCTACGGCGCGGAGCTGGGCAAGGCGAAGAAGCCAGGAGAGTACTGATGACCGAGGTACAGCTAGCCGCGATGGCCGACGAGCTCGAGAAGATGGGCGGGTTCCTGTCGGGGGTGGGCAACTTCTTCCGCAGCGGCATCGGTGGCTTTCGTAGTCTGGGAACGGCTGCTGGCAGGTCTGGCATGTGGGGAGCCATGAAGGAGCTGCCTGGTCAGCTCGGGCGGGCCTGGAAGTCCGGCGGCATCGGTCAGGTGGGGAAGGTCTTGCAGCACGCGGAACCGGTGCAGATGGCGGCGATGGGTGCCGGCGGCCTGTACGCAGGCAACAAGGCGCTGGGCATGCTGCGCGGGCGTCAACAGCAGCAACCCCAGCAGTAGATGCCCTCGACCTTCCCAAATTCTCCGATGACCTCCGGTTCACGCGGAGCACGCGTGGAGACCGGTGTCATCGCCAACGTCAACGTCAGGAACCTGACCGCTGACTGGGTCTCCCAGTACACCGGCAAGCAGATCCCTGACGTGCAGATCATGACGCCCTACGTCCACTACAACAACGGCGAGGGCTTCACGTGCATCCCGGAAGTGGGTGCCATCTGCGTGTTGTGCTTCCCCTCGGACAACGATCCCCCCTTCATCCTCGGCTTCCTCACAGGACCGGAGATGGAAGGGGCCGACTCCGGAGACCTCGCAACCAAGGTGGAGGATCCCGGCGTCGAGTCCGAGGAAGACCTGCCCACGGCGCAGACCACTCAATCGAGTGGTACCACCTCGGTGAAGACCAACCCAAGTGACGCTAGCTTCCGCGGCGGCAGACCCATCCTCAACCCGGGAGACATGTACTGGCAGGGCCGGGACGACAACTTCGTGGTGATGCGCCGAGGCGGCGTGCTCCAACTCGGGTCCACCCAGATCTGCCAGCGTGCCTACATCCCCATCCGCAACATCATCCGGGACTTCTGCGAGAACTGGGAGATGAACACCGCCGCCGGCACCCTCTCCTGGGAGGTGCTGCGGCAAGAGAATGACCCGGGCGGCGATGCCCCCACCGAGCTGAACCTCATCGCCAGGGAGCATGCGCAGGACAAGAAGGCATCGATCAAGGTGAGCCTCGGCTGCCTGGAGGATGCGGAGAAGCCTCCGGGCGGAGATACCACCTTCCTCGAGGTGACCATCGCGCCCGAGCAGATAGATCCCTCGAGCGGTGAGGTGTCGGGCAAGCCCAAGTACGTGATCCGTATCGACAAGGCCGGCAACACCTACACCATGCAGGCTGGCACGCGCACCGAGGAAGTGGATGGTGACCAGACCACCAAGGTGAAGGGAGCGCAGACCATCGAGATTACTGGCGCACGTACGATCAAGGCCCTCAGCGAGAGCAAGGAGCTGAAGACCACGCACGAGATCAAGGGTGTCTCCAGTACGGAGACCTGGTCCGGGGCGAAGGTCATCGGTGCAGCACAACTCCTGCTCGGTGGACCTGGGGCTACCGAGCCAGCCGTTGCTGGTCTAAAATTGGCGATGTGGTTGAAGACGCACGTCCACAAGGTCCCGCTTCCTCCGCCGATCGACAAAGCGGTGTTGACCTTGGAGCCACTAACGGCGGATGCTTTGCCGAACGCGATCTTGGCGACCAAGGTCAAGGTGTTATGATAGGAGATGACGATGGATCTCTTCCTCGATAACAAGAAGCTGACCTTCGAGAAGCTGGGCATGGAAGCTCGGATGTCGGAGGACCCGAACGAGTGGCCCGAGCAGATCTTGGACCAGCTCTATCGGCAAGCGCCCTACACCAGCGACTACAGCCCCAAGATCGTGCTGGACGACATCGATCCGGACAGGCGCTACGCCATGGGAAGAGTCGAGCTCATCAACCAGCTCGCCATCAACCCAAGGGACGACTCCACGCCGTCGGAGCTGAAGGGGAAGCAGAAGGTCGTCCTTCCCGTCATCATCAAGGATGGTCGGCTCTCTCCCATCGACCTGCTGATGCACAGCGGAAGCGTCGAGCCCCTGACTGAGGGGAGACTGAGAGAGGCGCTCTTCCGGCCGGCTCTCTTCGAGGCCATCCGGCAACGGCCGGGGGACATGAGCCTCATCGAGCAGCTCTATCCACCCAACCGGCAGTACGGCGGGGCACGTGGACCACTGGTGGCTGACGCGGGGTCGGGAATGGTGGGCTCCACCAGGACAGCCTCGGCCAAGCCGGAGTTCCTGCTGGACGCCATCATGCCCACGGTCAAGAAGGCGCACGTCCAGCACGTGGCCCAGCGCATCGAGGAGGACCCTGTCCTGCGCTCGGCTCTCGTCACCAACGAGGCCGTCTTCCCCTTCATCGCCAAGCTGGCCGAGGTCGAGTCCATCGAGAAGGACCCCGGGACCTACCTGAAGAAGATCGCCAGCAGCATCAAGCCCAACGTCATCCAGGTCCAGAAGATCGAGGGCGGCTTCCGGATCAAGACTGCCAACTCCGACGCCCTGATCCCGACATCCGATGACGTCGACCGACCCTCTGCCGTGGGGATGCTGGGGCCAGACCTGGTCTCCTCGGTGGAGCGGGATGGCACCACCACGATCTCCACCAACCCCGCGGTGAAGGAGACCATGGAGGACGTCACCATCAAGGTGGTGTCCGAGTTCGGCATCTACAAGGTGAAGAAGGTGGGGGACAACGCCGAGCTGGTGGGATGGGTGTTCCCCAAGGTGATGGACTTCACCGGGGAGCTCCTGCCCATGGCGGTCTTCTCCAACGGCAGCGAGTCTGCCATGCAGGAGAACGTCGCCGGCATCCCGGTCGCCAGGCAGACGGACATCCTCAACGGAGCGCCCACGGGTATGGGCTCCTTCTACTACGCCACCTCGGCCGGGGCGCAGGCCTTGGTCCCAGTGATGGTGAAGAGCGAGGTGGAGTCCCCCGAGGGGCTGTCCTACGTCTGCGAGACGGTGATGGGGGAGCAGTGTCAGATCGTGAAGGTGCCCGGTCTGAAGGCGGTGCAGCAGATCTCCGAGGGACGCTACGGCATCCCGGCGGAGTGCGGCTTCCTGCCACTCGCGGACGTGGTGGACCTGGCTTCGAGCCCGGACGAGTTCGCCAAGACGGCCGAGGCCCAAGCCGTGGGTACGAACGCCGTTCGGATCATCACGGATGGCAGCGTCTACTCCTTCGAGGGCATGCCGATCGACAAGCTGGCAGGCGTGATGCCCACCGCCTTCCTGGCCAAGGACGACGCCGTCTTCCTCGGCACCATCCTGGGGCAGGAGCCCAAGAAGCTGGCTCACGCGCTGACCACGATGCGGAAGCAGGGCCACCAGGAGCTGTGGTTCCACGCCCATCAGCCCACTCCCCTCCGTGACAAGTACGCGGCGGCGAGTGCGAGCGCGAAGGCGCTCCTGGACAAGCTCCCGAGCATGAGGGCGGACCTCCTGAAGGAGGCGGCTCCCATCGAGGATCCCGCGGCGGTGGACAAGATCCTGTCCGTCGGCTTCCTCAACCCGGAGAACGTGTCGATCTTCGCCAGCTACGCACCGGAGATCGAGGACACGATCAAGAAGCTGTCAGAGCTGTTGATGGCCACGAGGATGGGCCTGGGTTCGGTGGAAGAGGGGGCCCTGCAGAAGGCGATCGTGCATCTCGACAAGGTGGTGGCGGGGCTGAAGACCATCGGATCCATGCCGAAGGCGTAGCCCATGGTCAGCCGTTCACCCAGTGAGTTCTTCATCAAGTTCCTGCTGTCCCAGCGGGAACACGATCCTGCTCAGGTGCTCCGCATCCTGGAGGACTTCGGACTGGAGGGGCTCACTGTTGGCTACATCAAGAAGCTCCAGATCAAGATGGAGCCCTTCCCCGATCCCTGGGAGCCAGCCCAGGTGGAGGGGCCAACTAGGGAGTACCTCAAGAAGCACGGGATCCACGACCTCTGGTTCCCGCATGCGCATGTGCAGGAGGCGTACAAGATCCTCTCCAGCCCGCAGCTACGGGCCGATGTGCAGCAGCTCGTGCTCTCCCCCCTGCGCATCGAGGAGGTGGTCAGGCGGCTCAACAAGCACCACGACATCAAGCTGACCATCGAGGGCATCGAAGCCTTCCGCCACTACTTCTGGAACAAGTCTCTGCTCTCGATGGATGAGTGGATCGAGTTCCTGGAGGAGAGGCCCCGGGCTGCCGAGAACATCACCATGCTGCGCGTGAGCCCGGACGTGGCGCAGTCGCTGGTGCCCTGGATCGCGGGTCTAGCTGGTCCCCCGGCGTCGCTCAACACCGGCACCGTGGCTCGGCGTCTGCGCGACATCGCGTTTCTGAAGGTGCTCGAGATCGAGCGCCAGCCAGCTACGCTGGCGCACTCGAAGATGATGAAGAACTACTCGGACGTGATCCGCGGCATGGAAGCGGAGATGCGACAGAGCGAGGTCGCTCTACGCGATGTGCTCAAGGCGTTCGAGAAGTTCCGTCTCCGCAAGGACGATGCGACGGTCCCGGCCATCGAAGAGGTGGCTGGTCCGAACTACAGTCACTCCGGAGAGGGAACTGGTGGGCCGAGTACTGCCGACGACATGATGGAGGAAGACTATGGCTGAGACGCAAGTGGAGAAGAGGCCCTTCTGGGTCTCCGAGGAAGAGAAGAGCGGGCTGGTTGCCACGCCCCAGGGCAGCCTCGATGTGGGTGCGGCCATCCCGGAGCTCACCTGGGTGGAGAAGGGTCCAGTGGTCGGGGCGTACGTCATCAAGGACGGGCTGCTGATCTACCACATCTACAAGAAGGACCGGAAGGAGATCTACGACGACGCCATGGCGGACATGGATCGCATCCGCAACGAGGTGGTCGACGCCAAGGAGCGGGCCCGCCTCCAGAACGAGGTCGCCATGCGCGCCAACAAGGCGATGAGCAACCTCCCCTGGTGGGTGGGGATCTTGGACACGCTGACGGCGATCTTCGCGGACCACTTCCGACACCATCCCCAGAAGGTGACCTACTACCCGGAGGTGGATAGCTGCTCCGTCATCATGCCGGAGCCCACCATGCCGGGTGCCCTGACCAAGGCTCACCTGGAAGCACCGTTCTCCCAACTGGCACTGCAGGTCCAGGGCTAAGTGAAGGCCGGCTTTCGCCGGCCAGTACGGTGCTCTACACCTTGATTGGAGGCCTGTTGGGTACAACGCTCGGTTCCGCCGGCGACGACCGAATGTTGCCCAAAGGCCTCCAATCAAGGTGTGAGGGGCCTGGGCGCATCAGAGGAACAGCATTGCCGGCGAGTGGTGCCTGGAGTGAAGCTACATCCGGGGCATCACTAAGTACCTTATACCTGCCAGTCAGGGATCATTGCGGTAGGATGTAGTGATGGCGACGATCAGCCTTGCAGAAGTCGAGACCCTCAAGTCCGCACGGACGATCCCTCTCCTGTGGTCCGTTGATGGAGAGGTCCAGGAACCGTGGTTCGACTACGATGAGGACGGCAATCCCACTGACTTCGGCTTCGACATGGAGCCGGCCGATCCCTCGACTGAAGATCTGCTCGAGATCAACCCGGACGTCTTCCTCTACGATGTCTCGCCCTCTCAGTTTGCGGAGACTGCCATCCGTGTCCCAGAAGCGGGACGCATCTCTGACTTCGAGTTCACGGGCAGAGAGTACTTGCGGAGGATCTACGATACTTCCGCGAGGAAGGTGCTGCTCAAGTGCGGGCGTCAGGTTGAGAAGTCCACGACCTTGGGTAACAGGCTGCTCTGCTACTCAGCGCTCACCAACAACTTCCGCTGCCTCTTCGTCGCACCCTCGGCTGAGCAGGCCAAGGTGTTCTCGAACGATCGTATCAAGGACGTCATCGACTCCTCCCCTCTGCTTCGGGCCTACACATCCTCCCGCGTGAACCAGGCCGTCTTCTTCAAGAAGTTCATCAACTTCTCCCAGATCCGACTGCGCTACGCCTACCTCACGGCGGACCGGGTGCGTGGTATCCCTGCCGACCTGGTCACGGTAGACGAGCTCCAGGACATTCTGATCGACAACATCCCGGTCATCGAGCAGTGCGCCTTCCACTCCCCCTACAAGTTGTTCCTCTACTCCGGCACGCCGAAGTCGATGGACAACACGATCGAGTTCTACTGGAACGAGTTCTCGTCCATGAACGAGTGGATCGTACCGTGTGACCGGCATGGTACGCCCAACGATCCCGGTTCCTGGCACTGGAACGTCTTGGGGGAGAAGAACATCGGGAAGAAGGGCCTGATCTGCGACCGCTGCAAGGAGCCCATCGACGCGGCTCATCCGATGGCCAAGTGGGCCGCGATGAACCCGATGCGGGAGGACAACGCCGACAAGGTCACCTTCGAAGGCTACCGCATCCCGCAGATCATGGTGCCCTGGGTGGATTGGGACGAGGTGCTCCAGGCTTTGGAGCAGTACCCGCGCGCCCAGTTCATGAACGAGAAGCTGGGCATGTCCTACGACTCTGGTGTTCGTCCCATCACCAAGGGTCAGCTCAAGGCGTGCTGCAAAGCAGAGATCAGGCTGGGGGACATCGAGGCGTTCAAGCGGATCGCCCAGGGCATCCGGGTCTACGCCGGCATCGACTGGGGCCCGGGAGAGAACGCCTCCTTCACGGTCATCACCTTCGGCGGGTACATGGGGACGGGTGTTTTCAACATCTTCTGGATCCACCGCTTCACTGGGCAAGACCTCGAGCCTGAGCGGCAGCTCGATCTCATCAGTCAGATGCTCTCCCAGCTCCAGGTCCAGATCGTGGGGTGCGACTACGGTGGTGGTTTCTACCAGAACGATGCTCTGATCAGGCGGTTCGGACCACAGAAGGTCATGAAGTACCAGTACAACCCTCGCCAGAAGAAGAAGATCTATTGGGAGCCGAACCTTCTACGCTGGATGTGCCACCGCTCAGAGATCATGAGCGACATCTTCAACGCCCTCAAGCAACAGAAGGTGGCGCTGCCTTGCTGGGATGACTTCTGCGAGCCCTACGGCACGGACATCCTCAACATCTTCAGCGAGTACAATCAGCGTCTCAGGATGATCGAGTACAAGAGGGCGCCCGGCAAGCCGGATGACGCCTTCCACTCGATCCTCTACTGCATGCTGGCCTCCATGATCCAGAACCCGAGGCCCGACATCATCCGGCCCACGAAGGATGAGGGCATTCCTCAGCATCACGGCTAAAGAAGGGTAGGACACGCTGCAGCGTGTCCTACCCGGTGGCTATCCGGTCGCTACCCGGTCGCTACCCGGCGATCTTGCTGATGATGAAGCGCACCAGCTTGTAGACCCCGTAGCCGGCGAGGGCTCGGCCGCCAAGGCCGAACACGCCCTCCACCTTGTTCTTCACGCCGGGCGCTGCGATGTGCTGGACGGGGTGCCAGATGATGAGCTGGCCAACCGTCTGGAGGGCGATGTACCCCTCCTGCTTGAGCTCCTGCTTGAGCTCCTGCTTGATCTCCCTCTTGAACTGGGCGGCGTCGATGGTCATGGTCTCGCCAGCCTCGATTTCGGCTGGCACTGCGGCGCCTTTGGGCATTTCTGATCTCCTTGCAAGGGTTACGAGCATCTGCTCCAGTGCTTGTTCTTATCCCCTGCAATCGATCAGATTTTCAGCCTACCTCCAGCTCATCCCCCTTGAGGATCACTCTCGCCTTCATGGGGAGGTCTTCCGGGTACTTCTTGCACATGATCACGGCGATGCCTCGCAAGTTCCGTCGGCCCTTGTCCAGTAGGGCGTAGAGCTGCAGCAATCCAAGGTCTTCCCCCATCTTTGGGTGCTGCCGGACGTTGGTCATCAGCTTGATGCAGAGGTGGTAGAACGGCTCCCAGGTGTGCTTGTAGTCGATGACTCCTTGCAGCCGGACCATCTCGTACTCAGAAAGCTGGAGGAACAGCTCGGCCCATCGCTCGATGACCTCGGGGGGTATCTGCCTTTGCAGGAGACCCAGGAGTTGCACCGCATCCTGGTACAACTTCAACAGTTGCTCGTCCGGGACAGTCCGGAGGGCGGAGAGATCGAGCCCGTTGATGCGGAGGAGGAAGGAGACCTGCTTCTCCAACTGGTCAACTCGGGCTTGCAAAAGGTCCTGCTCGTGACTCATGCTTCCCACCGTGGTTGTGTCGTGTTACCTATATTAGGCACGATTGTTGACAGTGCGAAAGGCTCGCACCTATCATTGACCAGAGGTGAGACATGAGTGATCCAGGCGCGATCCCTCTTGGTCTGGCGCAGCAGCAGGCCGCGCGGCAGATCGACCCTGAACAACTCGAGCTGATGGGGAAGAGGGCAGCCGCTCTCTACGATGGTGGTGGCCGCTCCCTCAGCGATGCCGTGGTCGAGGTCGTGAAGGAAGCCAAGCTGGCACCCGAGCAGGTGAAGCGGGTCTGCGAGTTCGCCAACACCAACGCCTACCTCAGCGCCTTCGAGAAGGCTGGCGAGGTCCGGAACATCACCTTCAACGGTGGTCCCGCCAACCCAGGTCAGGTGCTGAAGGATCTGAACGACGGCTCCTCCCCCGCGGTCCACCAGGTGGACTCCAGCGACTACAGCGAGCCCGCAGGCAACTACAAGACGGCCAGCGCCAACATCTCCGTGCTGGCCGACGCCTTCGGGGTGGTCGGCATGGAGAAGACGGCACAGGTCCATGACCACTTCGCCAGGGAGAACCCGGTGGAGGAGGTCAACGACCTGCGTGTCATCATCCAGGGCGCCCGAGATCAACTCATGAGCAAGCTCTCCTCGTCCGAGATCTTGCTGACCGATCTCAAGGCCGTGCTGTCCGAGAAGGTGGCGGAGGCCGTGCTGGAAGGCATGCCCATGGGGGACATCGTCCGGGCATGGTCCAGCTACGGGACCTCCAACCAGATCAAGGAGGCCGCGTCCTTCGTGCGGGATCACCTGCGCGAGCGCAGGATCATGGGCAAGGACCAGTTCGCCGAGTCCATCACCAAGATCGCCTCCCCAGGGGTGATCGCCAACCCGGATCACCCAGTGGTGGACCACTTCATCCTCTTCACCAAGGTGGCGCACGAACATGCGAAGCTCGAGGAAGCGGTGCATATCCTCGAGCTTCGCCTGGACGAGACCAACGCCGCGCTGAGGAGCATGCTATGAGCATGCAGGGTGTGAGCAACGCCTTCCAGATCCTCCAGGCGATGGAGAAGCAGGGTGAAGGGGGGCTCAACATCCTCGGCCGGCTCGGCGAGGCGGCATCCTCGATCGATGCGGCTGGCAAGGGCATGTCCAACGCGCTGAAGGCGCGGGGCCACGGTGGAACGGCCATGATCGCACGCTTCGCTCCCCACGCCATCGTCGGCGCCCTCGGCTACAAGGCCTTGAAGGGCCCGTACGAGAAGATGAAGGCGTGGAAGCAGCAACGCGACTACGAGAAGGCCATGCGTCAGGCGCAACAAGGAGGGTACTACCAATGAACCCGGTGGACGACTTCCTGAAGCATGCAGGGTTCATGGACCTCCTCCGGGGCCTTGGCCGCGGGATCTCTGGCTCCATGGAGCAGCTCCCCGCCGACAAGATCTTGAGCGGTGGTGAGAAGGCCGGACGGGTCATCGGCCAGGTCGGTGTTCCGGCTCTGGCCGCCGCTGGTCTGGCGGCGGTGGGTCAAGGCGTCTCGAAGGGACTGGGCGCCATCACCAACCGGTTCACCAAGGCCCGGGACTACAAGGCCATGCTCCAGGCCAATCCTGCGCTGGCCCAGGCTGATGCGTCCACCACCCAGATGTACTTCAACTCCCTGCGCCACGTCTCCCCATCCCTCTCCAAGGATCCCCTGGTTGCCGGCTCCTTCGTCCGCAACATGATGGAGCTCCAGCCGGAGTCCGGTCCGGCGATCCCGATCCAGACCACCAAGCTGCTGGCCGATGCCCAGAAGTCGATCTCCCAGGCCCGCGCCGGTCACCCGATCGCGGAGGCCTTCGCCGGCGGCAAGCCCTCGTTCTACGAGATGACCCGTCAGCGCCCAGAGCCAGGCCCGGAGCTGGCGTTCACGATGGGTCCCGGGGGCATGCAGGGTCGCTTCCCCTCGGAGGCAGCAGCAGAGGAATTCGCCAGGCGTCAGGGACTCCCAACGATGGGCCCCGAGCGGCCGCAGCTCATCGAGGAGGAGCGCTTCAAGCACGATCCCTTCGTCGGCCCGATGCCGCAAGGGCAGCCGCACCCCTCTCCGTGGAAGCCGGAGTCCAAGACGGTCAAGCACTACAGGTAAACATGATCGTCAAGGTCTGTCAGTTCAGAGCCCGGCGTGAGCAGGGCGAACGTCTGGTGGAGGTATTCCAGCCAGGCGACATGGAGAAGGCAGCGGCATTCTTCTCCAAGAGCGCTGCCCCCATGCTCCCCGAGGTGCAGACGTACCTCGAGAAGCTGACGCCCTCCCCCAATCGCATCTACGTCCTCGTCAATGCCCTCGGAGCCGGTGAGTTCTGGGGATCGAACATCAACGGGGACTACTTCCCAGAGGCGTCGTTGATCCATAAGGGTCCGGTCTACGGATACGAGACCTTCTACAGCGCCTTCCCCTACAAGCACCACGTCAACAAGGATCCAAGCAGGTCGTTCGGCAAGGTGGAGCTCTCCGCCTGGAACGAGGCCATGAAGCGCGTCGAGCTCGTGGTCATGATTGACCGGGAGCTGGCGGCACGCTTCGGAGCTACCGACATCTGCGACAAGCTGGATCACGGTCAGTTCCCAGACGTGAGCATGGGGTGCAAGGTCCCCTACGATCTGTGCTCCGTTTGCCTCGACTGGTCGAAGTATCGTGAGGCCCAGTCCACGTTCGACCCAACGCGCCACCGCTCTGTGGGCGTCGCGGTTCTGGAGTTCCACAAGAAGAACCCCATCCGTGGCCTGTCGGTCACGCGCAACGACTACTGCGAGCACCTCAAGAACTTGCTCAACAAGATCTTGGGTGATGGCCGCAAGGTCTACGCGATCAACGACTACCCACGCTTCTTCGACATCAGCTTCGTCTTCATCGGCGCGGACAAGACAGCTAAGGTCATGGCAAAACTGGCTTCGGCACATGCTGGGGGGTCGAAATATGTAGTGGTACCCTCCTGGCAGGTGGCCGAAGACCTGGGCTACCAGCAACCAGCCACCGAGAAGGACTTCGAGAAGGCGGCATCTGCTTTGCCGTCTCCCGTGATCCAGATCAAGGAGGCGGCGGTGAAGCTCAGCGGGATCGAAGCCGTCTTGGCCAAGTTGCGGGAAAAAAGAGCTTCCCACGCGAAGGGCGCGGAGATTATAAAGGAGGTCGTTCCGACCCAATTCGGTGGCAAGGCAGTTCCGTTGGAAGAGACCTCGAGACCGGACATCCCCACAGAGGTACTGGATCAGATGGGGAAGTGTCCACTGGGTGATGCGATCTCCACCCCCACGACGATGGGGATGATCCTCAAGCCCCACGAGTTCCAGCGCATCACCATCATCCACATCGGCAAGAAGCCTCTGGCAGACAAGCTCGATGAGGAGGGCAAGGTCTTCGCCCCCACCGACTCCACGGACACTTCCGTCCCCGTGGGCTCCGAGCACTTCAGCGACGTCATCAAGAAGCTGCTGCTGCCTCTCCTGGAGGAGCGGAGCTTCCTGGAGCCAATCGCCACTCGTAGAGCCATCCGGGTGACCATCTCCAAGCCGGAGGAGGCCCAGCCGGAGGAGGCTCGGGAGCCCGTGAAAGATGACCCCTTCCTACAGAAGATCTCTGCGGCCTATAATGGCTACCTAGATCGCTTCGTGGACTGCTGGAAGGGGACTCCCCAGATCGTGAACGAGCATGCTGATCTGTGGGAGGCGGTGTACCGGAGGGGGATCGGAGATGGGTTCACGAAGGAAGCGGCTGGTATCAACCTCGGGGTGGTCCTGGGGGGAGCGGCCGCGGGATACGGACTGAGCCAGTACGCGAAGTGGCAGCGAGAGAAGGCCAGGATGGGAGAACGGGAACCAGTCGGACCGCTCATGGGTATCGCAGCAGAGTACCCGAAGGTCATGACTGCCCTGGGGACCCTGGCGGCTCTCCAGCAACAAGGTTCAACGATCCCAAAGCGGATCTTGCGCGCTCTCGGTGGCTTTGCCACGCTGGGAGAATCTCGGTGATCGTCAGAGGTGTTGAGACCTCGAGGACACGGCTCACCGGCTGAGAAGAGACAACGAAACCGAGATCAAAAGGAGAGAACAGATGGACGAGCAACTCGCTGCAATCTACGGCACCGGACAGCCCGTGGCCTACGACCAGGAGGACCTCCAGAAGACCGCCGCCGCCGAGCTCCTCGTGAAGCTCGCCGCCGAGCAGGGGGTGGACCTCAACTCCTTCTCCGACCAGGAGATCGGTGAGATGATCACCGAGCTGTACAAGAACGCCCAGGAAGAGGGCGCCCCTCCGTTCCCGCCCAAGAAGGAAGAGGCCGTGGCGCACGAGGGCAAGGAGACCAAGGAGGAGGAGGAGAAGGAGGAGGAGCAGAAGAAGGAGGCCCAGGCCAAGTTCGCCGAGGCCGACTTCCTCGGCCGCGTCATGGCCCACGCCATGGTGCAGGAGCTGAACAACATCGACAAGGTCGCCAGCGCGAAGGAAGTGGCGGGCAAGGTCGGCAAGTTCTTCCAGGGGCAGGCCCGGAACATCAAGGAGGGCGTGACGGGCTGGCAGAGCGCGGGCCGCAGCGGTGGCAAGGTCGGCCTGACGGCGCTCGAGCGGGCCAAGAAGCTGGCCCCCGCGGCCGCGACCGCCGCAGGCCTGACGGCCGCCGGTGTCGCCGCCAAGAAGATGTCCGGCGGGAAGAAGAAGGAAGGCTCCGCGGACTCGGCGCTCGAGGCGCTGGCGGCGGAGAGGGCATGGGAGCTGGCCAAGGAGGCCGGCTACGTGGACGAGCAGGGCAACCTCCTCGTCCCGCAGCAGAAGACGGCGTCCGCGCTGGAGCAGGCAGTCGATGTCCGGGCGCTTCAGCTCCTGGAGGCGGCTGGTCTGCCGGTGGAGTGGAACCAGTAGTTCTGATGGCGTGAGATGAACGGGATCAACATGTCGGCGTTTTTCGAGGAGATTGGCAAGATCGCTGCTGTGCAGCAGCGATCCAGCGACAGCGTCTGGTCGTCCAAGACGATCGGCGCCCCCCGCTCCAAGCTCCCGGGCCAGCAGGCCCCGAAGGCGCCGACAGCCCCGGGCGATCTCAACGTCAAGATCACGGCTCCGGCGTCATCGTACGGACCGAGGCAGAACTACTCGCAACCGAATGAAGCATCCGCACCGGACACCAATCCCTCACAGGGGGCGGAGGTGCGCAACGTCCCGCCGCCCAATGTGGTATTTGGTGTGCGGTAGAAGGAGGCCCAGATGAAGTTCTCTCTGCAACGACTGGTCGCTCAGACGCTGGCCGAAGCCGAGCATCGGGTGAAGCTGGCGCAGGAGGAGGACCAGGAGAAGAAGGAAGAGAAGAAGGAGAACGGGTCTCCGGCCAAGCCGGCCTCTTCCAGCAACGAGAGTGGCGCCCTGGAGCGCAACGAGGAACCCGTCAGCGAGAAGACCGCGACGGTGTTCGTGGAGAAGCTCGCGAACGCAGTCGAGTACCTCAACGCTCACTACCTCTCGAAGACGGCCGAGGGAACGTCGGAGACCGTCGGCGCCGGCAAGGGAACCGGCGCAGTGGAGACCAACCTGGGGAGTCCCACCCCGGGAGAGCAGTCCCAGACCTTCGGGCAGGCGACGCACGATCAGCCCCCGATGAGCCCGGGATCGGACGTCAAGAGCCCCGGCCAGGTCAACCCGGCCACGGCGCTCGAGACCGACATCAACAACCCTCCGGGTGGCTCCGAGGACTGGACCAACAAGGACGTCGAGTCCCAGAAGGGTGGTCCGGTCAGCGGTGGCACCAAGGAGGCCCAGGTCGCTCGCGTGCTCAAGGTCATGAGGAAGATGGCCGAGGACGCGATCAACCCGTCGCAGATCAGCGCGGCGGTGACCAACCCTCACCAGAGCAGCCCGGAGGGCACCTCGCAGGCCGAGGAAGCCGTCCCGGCCCAGCCCGGTGAGGTCAACAAGCAGGACAGCCTCATCGGCTCCAACGAGGCTGCGATCAACTACACCAAGCAGCAGGCGAAGGCCGTTCCCAAAGCACGGATGGGTGAGGTCATCGACGAACCAGCCCAGAAGAAGTCGACGGATCCGGTCCTTCACCAAAACCTCGACGCCACTCCCGAAGCCGGCGTGAAGATCTCGTCGGCACAGGCCAGGGCGGCGGGGCTTGCCCTCCTGCAGAAGATCGCGCAGGAGGGGGCTCAGGAGGAAGCATCTCCTGAGCAGAAGGAGAGAGCTCAGAAGCTGCGTGAGCTCTTGCAGGCCAAGGAGAAGGAGTCCCAGGGCATGGGGGCTTCCGATCCCAGCATGCCGCTCGGCGGCGGATTCTAGGAGGAAACCATGGGCAAGGAGAAGATCAGCGCAGCTCAGGCCGCTCAGGTCTACTCAGAAGTCCCGGGTGTCCTCCGGGCTCTGGTGACCGAGCGCAACGAGCTGCTCGAGAAGAACGCCTCCCTCCGCAAGGAGAACGAGGAGTTCAAGCGGCGAGACCGGATCGAGAAGATCGCCAGATCCATGCAGGAGAAGGGGCTCGACCCCAGCTCCAGCCTGGAGGAGAAGGCAGATCGGATCAAGGAGGCCGCGCAACGGGGCAGGTCCCTCGACGTCATCGAAGAGGCCGTCGAGATGACCGCGCCCAACGGCGAGCTGGCGAAGCTCGCCGAGGAGCAGCCGGGGAACGGAGCGAACCAGCTCGAGGCCTACCTGCTAGGCGGCCTGTCCGACTGAGCAGCATGACGAGAAACTGAGGAGACGAGACCATGAACATCCACTTCGAGTTGGTCACCGACCTCCAGGGTCTCATCCGTCGCGACTTCTACCTGGCGGACAAGACCCTGGCGAACCCCAACGCCACGAACCCGCTGATCGATGGCGAGTTCGTGAACCTCGACACCGCGTACAAGCTGGTGCGCGGCGCCGACGGCACCATCGGCTTCGCCGTCTTCATGGAGCGTGGGCGTTTCGACGTCCAGGCTCTGGGCAAGACCACCGTGCTGTTCCTGGGCGGTTACGAGGCGGACACCCGCGTGTTCACCTCGGCCGGTCTCACCCTGGGTGGCAAGCTGCAGCTCAGCGCCTCCGTGACCGTGGATGGCAAGACCAAGTCGGGTCTGGCCAACTACTCGGCCGGCGAGGTGCTCGGCTACGTCACGCGGCTGCCGGCCAACAACGGCGGGAAGCTCCGCTTCCTGCGGACCCTCGGCTAGGCGCAAGCCTGAGCTGAGAAGAGGCGAGAGCCAGGAACAAGAGGAAGGAGAAATCAGATGAGCGTTCCCGCAAGAGTCCTGAACGATCTCTTCTCCCAGAAGCTGGGCACCAGCGAAGGGAAGGAGAAGATCGCGGAGTACGCCGGCACCTACATCCGTGACCGGCTCCGTGAGGTCAGCTTCGCCCGCAAGATCCTGCCCCCGCAGATGGTCACCCGGGCGGACTGCCAGCGCAGCGTCAACCACGACACCCTGGTGAAGATCATCGACATCGAGCCGAAGTCCCGCGCGATGGCGATCACCTTCCGCGGTCAGCCGACCGCCCGGTTCATCCGGGCGCCGCGCGCCGAGGTCGCCTTCTTCACCATCAGCTCGGAGAAGTTCGAGAAGACCGAGCAGGAGCTCCTGGCCTACGAGATGCCGATCACCAAGGTGATCGAGGACAACTCGGTCAAGGACATCCAGGAGATCGAGGACCGCGAGTTCACCATCCACATCGAGGCCGCAGTCCAGGCCCTCCAGGCGGAGGCCAACGGCGGCGCCACGACCACCCTGAACGCCTCGGCGGTGCAGGCGGGGTCCGTGGTGGAGTTCTCGGTGCGGAAGGGCGAGCTGGCGCGGGCGGCCGCGACCGACGACGCCACCGTCTACCCGGTGCAGCGGCCGGACTTCGTCAACCTCTTCAAGCTGCTGGACGGCAACCGGCTCCGCGCGGAGATGATCCTCATCACCGAGGTGGACTGGGACGACATCCTGCAGTGGACCGTCGAGGACTTCGGCGATCGGGTCCAGTCGGAGACGACGGTGGACGGGTACAAGTACAACCTGCTCCTGGGCAGGGCGTACACCCGCACCATCAAGACCGACATCCTGCGGCCGGGCAACGTGTACTGCTTCACGAAGCCCGACTTCTTCGGCCGGTTCTTCATCCTGAACAACACCAAGTTCTACATCGACAAGATCGCGAACCTGATCACCTGGCAGTCCTGGGAGGACATCGCCATGTCGGTCATCAACATCGCGTCGGTGCGGAAGCTGGAGCTGTACTCGGGTGACGCCACGTCGCTCGACGCCGACGGCATCCTCTCCTCGGTGATCCCGATGGACGAGGAGGACCTGGGCGCCGAGAACAACCGCGTCGACTCCGGCCTGGTGTTCCCGGGGATCGAGGTCTTCTAGCTCAACCGAGGGCCCTGAAGGGGTCTGTCTGTTGGGAGGGACCACGGAGGCGCCGGCGTCGCAAGGCGCCGGCGCCTTTTTTCTAGGAGGAGACGATGGCCGACACAGCCAAGAAGAGGACCGCAGAGGTCTACTACGTCGAGAACACGGTCCGCAAGGTCGGGACGCGCCTTCACCGGGCGATGTCGGCCACGCGTCACCGGTTCAAGCTCTTCATCGCGGGGCAGCGCTTGCTCAGGGGGCAGAAGCTCTCCCTGACGCCGGAGCAGTTCCACAAGGAGGAGAAGAAGATCCGGGAGATGGTGCTCGCCGGCCAGCTCGCGCTCTACATGCCCGACGGCATGCGCATCACCTCCCTGCCGGACGGACGGCTGGTCTACACCCGCGCTGACGGCGCGGTGAAGATCGGCGATGCCCCACTGCCCAAGGAGGAGAAGCCCGCTCCCAAGGCGGTGCCGCTGGTCGAGGTGAAGCCGGCCGTGGCGGTCGTCAACCCCGAGGCGGTGCAGAAGCTGGTCAAGGAAGAGCCGGTCGCGAAGAAGGAGCCCCAGGACCTCACGGTGCTCCCGAACATCGGGGCGGGCCGGGCGAAGAAGCTGGAGGCGAACGCCATTCGCTACTACCATCAGGTAGTGGAGATGGGCGTTTCCGGTCTGGTCGAGCTCCTGGGCGTGACGGAGGAAGTGGCGGAGGAGATCATCGACAAGGCCACCGAGCTGAGCTGAGGAGACGACGATGCCGAAGGTAAAGAACCTGACCGACAAGACCGTGCCGATCCAGCACTGGAAGCTCCTGCCGGATGGCCGGGCGCTGGACCCACGGGGCAACGTGAAGGCGGTGCTGCCGGATGACGTCGCCTACAGCGCGGCGGCCAAGCGGCTGGCGGACCAGGGCGTGCTGGACATCGAGGGCTACGTGGTCAAGAAGACCGCGCCACCCCCGAGCCCGGCCGCGGTGCTGCCCACGGTGCCGCCCGTGGCGATGCCCACGGCGAAGAAGAAGAAGGACAAGGACGACTAGTCGTCGAGGGAGTGCATGGCGCCTGAGCTACAGGGACTAGACGGCATCCCGGGGGTGAGCGGGGTCTTCAACTCGTTCATCCAGACGGTACGTCTGTTCACGCGGGATCATCCCCAGCTCAACCGGCTGGTGAAGGGGGAGGAATCCTCCGACAGGATGATCGCTTGGGCCATCCACGACTTCCTCAGCGACTTCGCCGGCACGCCTCCTCCTCTGGGGTACCTGACGCTCGAGCAGATGTTCCAGCAGCACCTTCAGGCTTTCGCCTTGAGGGGCGTCACGGTAGCACTTCTCCAGTCGGTGGGCATCCTTCAGACCAGGAACCATCTGAACTTCTCGGACGGCGGGATCAGCGTGGGGGTTTCGGACAAGGCGCCGATGTTGATGCAGTGGATCCGGGACTTCCAGAACAAGTACGAACAGCAGAAGATGCAGATCAAGGTGTCGCAGAACATCGCGCAGTTGCTCACCGGGGCGCCTGGTGGCATCCACAGCGAGCTGTTCTTCGTCAACGGCTGGTACGGCGTCTACTAGGAGGATGCGATGGCTTACGTGGCCAGATTGTTCGATTGCATGGAGGAGCTGGCCGACTACCTCAACGGCCTCGTGTCTGGCAAGCATCTGCCCAAGCTGACCTACGGTCTGAATGGCCTGACGTTGATCATCAACGACGGAGTCGGTGATCGCACGGTCACCTTCGTGGACGCCACCAACGCAGGACTGAGTGCCAAGCAGATCTTGGACCAGGTCCGGGCGACGCACGCCAATCTGGCGACCGTGGCGTTGCGGAACTACGGACACCAGTCTCCTCCGCAGAGCAAGCTGACGGTGGTGACGGTGGGGCACACGGTCAAGGGGACGGGCACAGCCAACGCGTTGCTGGGCTTCGCAGCGTCGGACGTCGTAGTGGGCGCTGCTGCCGTTCCGCAGGCCAACGTCGTCAGCATCCTGTGGGGCACGAACAGCAACAAGATCTCCTTGCTGCACGTCTAGGAGGGTTCCGATGAGCGCTGACAAGCTGTACCAGATCCTCTCCGACGGTCAGCCCAAGGGGATCCCCTGGGAGAAGGCCGCTGCTCAGTTCGTGAAGCTGAAGATGGCCTCCGGTGGGTTGATCCCGGAGCAGATCGAGGAGCTACACGAGCTGGCCAAGCAGGCCGCGCCGACCACCATCTCCAGGGAAGAGCTGGAGCAGGCGACGAAGAGAGGCATCCTCAGCGGGACGGCCGGCTCGGTGCGTGGTGACATCGCCAGGGCATCCGATGTCCGCCGCAAGCGCGGGGAGAACATCTCCAAGAACGTCGGCACCTTGGTCGGTGCGCTCGGTGGTGGAGCGGCGGGCAAGAGGTTGATCGGAGGCAAGGGAGGGGCCGTCGCCGGCGCCGCCCTGGGTGCGCTTCTCGGTCATGGCACAGGCAAGACGGTGGGTCAGGAGATCGACCGGGCGCGCATCAAGTCGCAGGGCAAGAAGAACGCCTCCATCGAGAAGCAGTCGGGCATCATGCAGCCCGATCAGCCCCGTGCCAAGGATGTGATCCCTGGTCGGGGACCGGAGGCTCGTGAGGCACGAACCGCGTTGCGGGAGAAGCTTCGTGCCGGATGCCCGGGGCAGGAGAAGACCTCCGACTTCGACAAGGAGGCGAAGATCTTCGGCGCGACCACGCCCGACCACGTGATCTACGATCCCAGCCTTTCCCAGGACGTCCGTGAGCTCGCCCTGAAGAACTACCTCGCGGAGAAGAGCCAGGAGGCTCCGTCGAACCTGGCTGCTTCTCTTGCTGTGCCCGGAGGCATCGGGGCACTGCTGGGTGGTGGTCTCGGGGCAGTGGGAGGCTGGAAGGGCTCTCTGATCGGAGGTCTTGCGGGTGGTGGTCTCGGCGCTGGCCTGGGTGCTCTGGCACGTGGCGGGGACATCCAGGAGATCGCCAGGGCGAAGGAGGAGCTGGGGAACGTCGGTGGAGCTCTCCAGCAGCGTGCGCTCGAGCGGATGCAAGAGCAGTCGCGCAGGTCTTCTCAGCCATCCTTTTCCCTCTCTATCGGCGGGGACGACTCGGATGAGGACGTGGTGCCCATCCGGCCCCGCCGGGTACCCAGCAGTTGGTCCGAGGAGCCCCTCGCGAGCCCCTCCAAGCCCATCCTCGGCAAGGAGCCCGAGGACAAGCCCAGCATGCCGGGCTACATGAAGTACGGGGAGGCGCGCGTCCGCAGCATGCTGATGGCCAAGAAGGCCTCGCTGCGCAAGCGGGCGCAGGAGGAGGAGGGGGCGATCCCGGTCGAGTACCTCGAGTCCATGGAGCGCCCCGAGGAAGACGAGATGCTGCCGCCCGAGCTCGAGGAGTTCATGCAGGCGCAGCAGCAGGCCAACGAGGCCGAGTTCTTCCGGCAGAAGGCGGAGGAGGCCGAGACGCGGGCCTCGCAGGCCGAGGAGGCGGCCGACCAAGCCGCAGCCATGGCCAACCAGGCTCAGCAGCAGGCCGACATGCAGGCGCAGCAGTCGGACATGCAGGCGCAGGCCACGCAGCAGCAGGCGGACCTGGCGGCACAGCAGTCCCAGATGGCCTCCCAGGACGCCATGAACGCTCGCAACGAGTCGCTGTCCGCCCAGCAGCAGAACATCCAGATGCGGCAGGCCATCACGACCTTCCGCCAGCAGCTCATGGATCTGGTCTCCCAAGATCCGACCACCATGATGCCGCCGCCGGCCGTCCCCCAGGGACCTCCCCCGGAGATGGCAGGGGCGGCGATGCCCCCCGAGGCTGGCATGATGCCGCCGGGAGCCGAGGGAGCCCCTCCAGGGCCTCCAGGAGCTCCTCCGGGCGCCGAGGGGGCAGCACCACCACCAGGAGCTGAGATGGCCCCTCCGGGCCCACCAGCGCCGCCACCGGGGCCTCCTGGGGCGCCTCCGGGGATGCCCCCGGGACCTCCCGCCGGTCCCCCAGCCGCACCCGCCATGGGATAGGAGACGAAGATGGACGACTTCCTGACCAAGCTCTTCCATGAGGAGCAGGAGAAGGTGGCCTCGGCGGAGCTGGACCAGTTCATGCACCAGCTCTCGACCGATGACCTCGAGGACTTCCTGGGGATCCGCAAGGTCGCCGTGGAGGGCAACCCGGAGCCGTCGCTCCCTGACTCCCTGCCCACCGGCAAGCTGGAGGCGCTCCAGCAGCAGAAGCGGGACTACGTGGACCAGGAGCACGAGGGTCGGCCCAAGAGCGTCGCGAACCAGCCCGAGGGTGCCCAGACCAGCGTGAAGCACGAGGGTCCGGGCAAGGAGGCCACGGGCAAGACGGCCGAGGATGCCGCCACCGAGAAGGTGGGCTGGGCAGATCGGTGCGGCCGGCTCTTCGCCAAGCAGGCAGCCTGCGCCATGACCAAGGCGGACGAGTTCACCACACCGGAGGCCAAGGTGAAGGCCAAGGCCTTCTCCGCGACGCTCAAGGCCTCCAAGGGGCAGCCCGTGGCCACGCGCAAGGCAGCCCTCCAGGGCACCGAGAAGGTGATCGAGAAGAAGGCCTTCCTTCCGGGCGCCATCGCGGGCTACCTGGCCCAAGGCGATCCCGAGTCCACTCCGAGATCTGGTTTCTGGCGGGGGGCTCTCGGCGGCATCCCCGGGGCGATGATCGGTGGCCTGGGCGGGGCGGGAATCGGCCATCTGCTCGGTGGGCATGCAGGTGCCGAGCTCGGTGCCAACATCGGTGCGCTGGGAGGCAACATCGGTGGTGGCTACCTCGCAGGTCGTACGGCGCGTGCAACGCCCGAGGAGATGGAGCTCCACAAGGCGAAGCTCCGCGCCAAGGTCGAAGCGGCGGGCAAGGACAAGGAGAGCATGGGCATGCCGGAGAGCGAAGGCGCCGGCATGGAGAGCACCGCAGCGGTCAAGGCGAAGATCGCCTCCATGGCCATGAAGGTCACCGAGGGAGCTCCGGAGTACGTCAAGGCTGCCGCCGTGTTCCTGGCTGGCCAGCAGATCGCCAAGCTGAACCGGTAGCTACGGAGGGTCCCATGTTCTCGATGGCGTCGCTCTATGACGAGCTGGAGAAGATCGCGGAAGAAGCGGAGGCCCCCGCCAGAAAGCTACCGGCTCTCTCCACTGGTCAAACGATCGGCGCGGGGGCAGCGGGTCTGATGGGCAGCAGTTTGCTCGGCAGCATCCCCAACCAAGTCCTCGTGCAGAATCTCCAGGGAGATGTGTCACGCTCTGGCCTGAAGACCACTGCGGAAGGGGCAGAGAAGCTTCGCCAGGCGATCCATCCCACTGGGGGCATGCTACTCGATCCATCGATCGGACGGCTTGGTGCCCAGCATGCCCGTGTTCATCCAGGTCGAGTCGCGCAGGCGCTGACGTCGGAAGGTGTCCCGGAAGAGGCGAAGAAGGAGTTGTCGAAGGCACTGAAGGGCGGGCTTTCGATGGCCTCCCCCGAGACCGGCGGGCACTTGATGGCCCATGAGTTGGGCCACGGCAGGCTGCGCACATCTGGGGTGGGCAAGGTGATCGGCGCCTTGCGTGGCCCGGGCATGGCTCTCGGAGGGCTGGGTGGTGCCGCCATGGCCACCTTCGCCGATCCCGAGAGCAAGGTGTCGAAGTACGCGCCGCTCGTAGGCGGTCTGGGCGCCCTGCCCACGCTGGTAGACGAGGCTTACGCTTCGCTGAAGGGCTACGGCGCCATGAAGGGCCTCGGCTACAGCCCGGAACAACTGGGCCACGCACGGCGGCAGCTCGGCAAGGCGTTCGGTACCTACGCTACCGCGGCCATCCCACTGGTGGCTGCCCCCTACGCCATCAGGAAGATCAAGCAGCACATGCAGCGGAGGAAGGCGCAGCGGCAAGCTGAGCTTCTCCAGGAGTAGTGGTGGCCAATCTCGTCTTCAAGAACCTGAAGGTTCGGACCTTCTCCCTGGACTTCCTGGAAGTCATGTGGGAGATCGAAGACACCACGCTCGATCCCCATGACTACTCGCTCTACATCCTGCGGAGCGAGTCCCCCATGGGACCCTGGGACACCGTGGCCGGCCCCTTCGAGGACCGCTACCACTTCGTGGACAACAGGGTCAACCTGCTCCACCGCTGGCGGCAGCTCTGGTACAAGATCCGCAGCGTGCGGAAGGCGGACACCACGGACGTGGTGGAGAGCGAGGCCTTCACCTTCCAGGCCGAACCCGACCTGATCGCAGCAGAGATCCAGCGGCTCGAGCGCCTGGTCTGGGAGGAGTACGCCGGCCGCCGCTGTCTGGTCTTCCCTGTGCGGACCTTCGGTCAGCGTTGCGGCAACTGCTTCGACGGGCCGGACAAGGGCAAGGGGTTCACCTCCCAGCGCCGGCGTTCCCACTGCATCACCTGCTACGACACGGGCTTCGTACGCGGCTATCTCGACCCGATCGAGATCTTCATGCAGATCGACCCGTCGTCGCAGTCCACCCAGAACCTGCCCATCTCGGAGCGGCAGCAGAATGACACCTCGGCGCGACTCCCTAACTTCCCACAGCTCAAGCCGAAAGATATAATCGTCGAAGCTGAAAACCACAGGTGGCGGGTAGTTAGGGTCACTCCCACGGAAAGATTGAGGAGTGTCGTGCATCAAGAGCTGGTTCTCCACGAGATCGCGCTGGGCGACGTTGAGTTCCAGCTTCCCATCAGGCGGGAAGACCTGCGAAACTTTGAGCCGAGTCCTGGGAGGAACTTCACGAACCCACAGAACCTGGAGAGCTTCGAGTCCGAGGCCATCAAGCACGCCTTCGCGGTGTACGGGTACCGGCGGCCATGATCAGCTACGAAGCTTTCCACGAAGAGGTTGTGAAGATCGCCCAGGAGGAAGAGGAGCGGAAGAAGAAGCCGTTCATCACCAAGGAGACCCTGAAGCGCCTAGCCATCGCCGTGCCGGTAGCAGCGGCTGGGGCGGGGCTGGGACACGGGATCGGAAAGCTGGTGGGGCGGTACGCATTGTCGGACAAGGCCGTTTCGGCCATGAAAGGGCTGGCAGCGAAGCACCCGATCGGTGCTTCGGTGGCCAAGAAGCTCCCCGCTGTCGCTGGCGGTCTAGCAGCGGGAGCAGGGGCGCTTCAGGTGTTGAAGAACAAGAAGGTGCGCGAGTACCTAGAGGGCAAGCAGGATGAAGCCGAGCGATCCCAGTAGCACGGTTCATACGGCCAGTGAGCTCCAAGAGGGCTGGCTGAACGATCCGTTGAACTACATGGTGAAGGCGTTCGTCGCTTTCCTGCAGACGATCTTCGAGTCCGCTCCGGTCGGGCAGTTCCACTGGCGCCCAGAGCTCGCGGAGACGGAACTGGTGATCACGGAGGAGAACCCGGTGAACCTCGAAGCCATCGAGCAGAAGCCGGCGATCTCCGTGATCCTGGGGCCCACGCGCTTCAACGGAACCGCCCTGGATGACCTGCTCCACGTGTCCGCCGTGGACGCCAGGGAGATCCATACCGACCTCATCCCGGGCAACGTCTCCCTCAACTGCATGTCCAGAGTGCCGCAAGAGGCCAGGTTCATCGCATGGATCTGCGCCCGCACCATTTGGAACCTGCGGAAGATCTTCATCAAGGAGACCCACATCCATGAGGTGGGCCGAACCATCACGATCGGCTCGGTCAGCCCTGCGGGTGCGCTGGTCCAGGGTGACACCGAAGGTGAGTGGCACTCGGTTCCCGTGTCCTGCCCCTTCTTCATGCAGTGGACCGACACGGTGACGCCGCTCAAGCACGACTGGAGTGGCCGCCCCATCCATAGGCTTCAAGCGGTGGAGATGGCGTTCAAGACGCGCATGGGCATCGCCCAGCCGAACCTAACGCATACCCAGGACGCGGGAGCGCGCATGTGGGGAGAGCAAGCTCGACCCATCAGGGCGCCACGAATCCGGGGTAGGACGATCCAAACAGAGCCCCAGCCAAGCACGCAGTCGCGACCGCTGGAGGTGAAGGCCAAGGTCTAGTGAAGGAGGCCCGCAATGGCTACTGAGTTGCTTCAACCAGGCGTGTCCGTCATCCAGGAGTTCCGGACCGTCAGCCCGACGATCATCACTCCGACGCTGGTTCCCTGCGCCGTTGCGCCGGCCTTCCAGATCTTGGAAGCTCTGGAGACCGACTCCACAGGGAACCAGGTCGTGAACTCGGACGCAGTGGCTTCGGTGCCGGCGAGCATCGAGGCCCTGAACCCGGGTGACTACGCCGGTCTGGACGGACTGACCCTCAAGGTCAGCGTGAACGGGGGCCCAGCCCAGGAGTTCACGTTCTCCGACCCCACCGCGCTGAACCTGAGCGCCCTGGCCGCGAAGGACCAGATCGCCGCGTCGAGCCCGGCTCCCACGGGATTCGGTGCCTACGTGATCACCAAGGGGGCCTCCGAGTACCTCCAGCTCCGGACCACGGGCAAGGGGGACGGCCAGACCCTGAAGATCCTCGACGGGACGGCCAACACCATCCTCGGGTTCTCCGAGAACTACGAGGCCGAGGGCGTCTCGACCTACAAGCAGGATGACGTCCACATCAACCAGGCCGTCTTCCCCGACCCCCGAGGCATCATCGACGAGCTCGACGTGGACGAGACCAGCATCAGGGTCTTCGTCAACACCGGCTCCGCCCTGCGGGAGTTCAAGCGGGACGAGACCTTCCTGCGGAAGCTCAAGGAGGCCATCTACACCTCCGCGGCGATCACCTTCCCGACCACCACCCTGACGGGGAAGAAGTTCTCCTTCAAGGATGGCAAGGGAGGGACCACGCAGGAGTACACCTTCGCGGGTGAGATGGCCAACGTCGCCGCCCTGGTGGCCGCGATGAACGGCTTCATCGGCTCGACCAAGCTGTACGCCAACGGCGCCACGAAGATCGACTTCGTGACGACCAACGGCTACTTCGAGGTGGTGACTCCTTCCTCCGCCTCGGCGCACGCCATCATCGGCTGGACCGACGGGGCCAAGGCCTACACGCTCGAGCCGGTGGACGATGGCGACGGGGACTCCCGCACCCCGATCATCGTGGCCGACCGGGACAACTTCAACGCGCCCTCGGGCGAGGCGACCCTCACGGGTTCGGCCACACTGGGCGCGACCGAGCAGTACATCAACAACCTGACCCTGCAGGTGGCGCTGGACGGTGAGCGCATGCAGGAGGTCACCTTCGTCGGCAAGCCACTGGTCGGTGGGGCGGTCTTCGGTCTCGCCAACACGCTCGACACGGAGACCCTGACCTTCGAGGTGAACGGGGTCAGCAAGTCCTGCACCTTCTCCGGCACCGATCCCATCGCCATCGCCACGGCCATCGCGCAGATCAACGCGGCCGCGGGCACCACGGTGGCCTACGAGTCGAACTCCTCCGGCGTGCCCACGGTGGGCGGCGGCTACCTGGCCTTCCGGGTGGGCGGCGCCACGGCCATCCCGGGTGGGGATGTCCAGCTCAAGTACCAGGGTGCCGGCGACGACAACACCTGGACCGACCTGGGCTACGCCTCCGCCATCGGTGCGGACAAGAAGCAGACCCTGAAGCTGGATGCTCCGGCGGAGAGCAGCGACATCGTGCGGCAGATCAACGCCACGATGGGCACCGGCTTCGCGGATGACGACGGCACGGGCAAGCTCGAGCTGATGTCCACGCTCAAGGGTGCCGAGTCCAAGCTCGAGATCGGGCTGGGCACGGCCAACACCCTCCTGGGCCTCACGGACTCGGCGGTGGTGACGGGAGCCCCCTTCGCACCCAAGATCGGGGACGGTGTGTGGGCGGACGGCGCCTTCATCGGCAACATCGCCCAGGTGATGCCGGGTGGGTACAACAACCGCCTGAAGCTGGACCGGGAGGTGGCGCTGACCTTCGGGGCGGCGGCCTTCTACATCCAGGCCCAGAGCATCCCCAGCACGCTGCCGGTCGATCGGCCCACTCCGGACCTCGTGGTGGACCTGGCCGGCCAGGTCCACGTCAAGCACGACGTGCTCCGCGACACCGAGGGCAACCCCATCAACGCGGTGGGCTCGCTCGTCATCGCCTACGAGGCGCTCCGGCTGGACGTGACGCCCAAGGCGGCGAACCCCGGGCTGCTCACCCTCGACGACACGACTGCTCTCGAGGACGCCCTCGCCCCGGTCAACACGGACAACCCGCTGGCGCTCATGCTGTACTTCATGCTCATCAACGCCCCGGGCGTGTCCGTCGTCGGCATCGGCGTGGACGCGGTGAGCTCGAGCAACCCGGATGGCACCCCGCAGGCCTACGCCCGCGCGCTGTCCTTCCTGGAGAGCGAGGAGGTCTACGCGCTGGCCCCGGCCTCCCAGGATCCCACGGTCCACCAGCTCTTCCAGACCCACGTCAACGCGATGTCCGACCCGGACGCCAAGGGGGAGCGCATCGTCTTCATCAACCCGGAGATGCCGGGTGAGGCGATCCCCGACCTGGTGGTCAGCGGCACCGACGGCGACAGCACCGCCGTCACCAACGAGTTCGACACCAAGCTGGCCAGCCTGGCGGCAGATGTCCTGGCCGCCGGCGTCGACCCCACGGGCACCATCCCGGTCTCCGAGGGGCTCTACCTCGACATCTCGGCGGACGCGAAGCGGTACAACATCGCGTCCATCTCCGGCACCAAGGTCACCATCCGGGTGGCCTTCGCCCCGGGCGAGAACGACGACGGCTTCTACTCGACCAGCAACCTGCCCACCACGCTGATCTCGGAGACCTTCTCCGTCAACGTGAGGGGTGCGGACCTGGTGGACACCAACGGTGACCCGGACTACGCCGAGATCGCTCAGGCCTACCAGGACCTCGGCAAGTCCTACGCCGACCGCCGGGTGATCATGGTGGCCCCGGAGGAGGTGGGAGCGCAGGTCGACAACCTCGAGCAGAAGATCAAGGGCTACTACCTCTGCGCGGCCATCGCCGGCATGGTCGGCCAGCAGCCGCCGCAGCAGGGCTTCACCAACTTCCCGATCTCCGGCTTCACCCGGGTCTTCGGCTCCAACGACGTGTTCAAGCAGACGAACATGAACGTGGGCGCCGCGGGAGGCACCTACTGGGTCATCCAGGAGGTGGCCGGTGGCCCGCTCACCTGCCGGCACCAGCTCACCACGGACCTGACCAGCATCGAGACCCGCGAGCTCTCCATCACCAAGGTGGTGGACTTCACCGCGAAGTTCATGCGGGCCGGGCTGCGGAACTTCATCGGGAAGTTCAACATCACCCAGCCCTTCCTGGACACGCTGAGCACGGTGGTGCAGGGTCAGCTCAGCTTCCTGACCGAGTCCGGGGTCATCATCGGAGGCGAGCTGAACAACATCGTCCAGGACAAGTCGGCGCCGGACACGGTGCTGATCGATGTGACCCTGGATGTGCCGTACCCCTGCAACTACATCCGCCTGACCCTGGTCATCTGAGGCGCGATGGTCGGTCTACGCAAACTCGGGGCTGAGCCTGCTCTGGCAGAGGCTCAGCCCCAGCCCGTCACCACCCCGCAGGGGTTCCGTGCGGCCGTGCTTGCACACGAGCTCGGCCATGCCACGGACTTCGAGGGACGGCGCCTTCCTGCCCTTCGGAAGGCGATAGAGCGTGGGATGTGGCTGGGTGGTCAAGGGGCGTCGATCCTCGGCATCGCCAGGGGGCGTCCCATCGCTGCTGGGCTTGGCGATCTAGTCGCAGACCTGCCCACGCTCACTTCTGAGGGAGTGGCCAGCCTTCGTGGCTACAAGGCGTTGAAGGGAACGGGAGCGTACACCCCCGAGCAGCTCGCCAACATCCGCAACACCCTCCTGTCGGCTGGTTCCACCTACGCAGGCCGCACGCTCATGGATGTTGGTCAGTCCGCGGGCATGGCCGCTCTCCAGCGGGCTGGGAAGCTGGAAGATCTGGTGTCGGCTGGCGGTCCACTGGTGATCGCGCTGCCTTTCCTGGCGAAGGCTGGGGTGGGTGCGGGTCTTGGCGCACTCTTCTCCCGCACAGCGAAGAAGAACCCTCTCCTGGAGGAGGCGAAGGCAGAAGATCTGCGGCAGCAGATGGGCGTGAAGGGGCAGATCTACAAGGGTGCGCCGAAGCTCCTCGAGGACAACGCGCTCTACCTGCCTCCCGGACAGCATGAGGGTTGGTTCCGGAAGTCCGTAGAGCAAGATCTGGGTCGGCTCCTTGCTGGCCGACCCAGCAAGAAGACCGTGCGGCAGCTCATGGAAGAGGGCGGCGTGGTCATGCCTCTCTCCAAGCCCCCCAAGGAGAAGAAGGCAGAGGCGGAGCAGCCCAAGAAGAAGTCGTTGATCGGACGCATCGGCAAAGGGATCGGGCTGGGTGCTGTGACGCTGGGAACGGGTGCGGGGATCCTTGCTGCCTCAGATCCCGAGGCCACCAAGGAGGTCTACCAGACGGTGAAGGGGTGGCGGCTCGCCAAGGGCAGCCTCAAGGACCTCGGGAGAGCCCTGAAGAACATGAAGTTGGGTAGCGCTGCTCCGGCATCGTGTGAGAAACTCTCAAGTGCGCACTGGCCTACGTTGGCCAAGGTGCTAGTCAAGTAGGAGGATCAAGATGGCTACTTTCAGCTCACCGGCGCTGCTTCCCATGCGGAAGAGATGCGCCAAGTGTGGGCTGGAGAAGCCTCTCACGGAGTTCTACCGGCGTGAGATGTCTACCGATGGGCGCCAGGGACGATGCAAGGAATGCGAGAAGCAACGGCGCAAGGAGCGCTACCGGAAGATCGAAGCGGCCGATGGTCTTCGTGACCTGGAGCAGAGAGTCAGAGTCTTGGAGCTGCGGGCAGATCTCCATAAGGGAACGAAGGTCTGCGCGAAGTGTGTGCAGGTGAAGCCCCTGGAGGAATTCCACCGGAACAAGCGCCTGAAGGACGGGCGCAACTCCTACTGCAAGTCCTGCACATCCTGCATGACGAAGACGTACCGCGCCCGGACCCCAGGAGATCGGCTAGCGCTTTCTCTGAACACCGCGCGCACCACATCACGCCGAAAGGGCCTCCCCTTCACGCTAGTCCTTGAAGATGTGGTCTCGTTATGGAAAGCACAACAGGGTTTGTGCGCATACTCCGGTGTTGAGATGGCCTACGATGGACAAGGTGGGCCCACAAGTGTCAGCATTGATCGCGTTGATAGCACGAAGGGGTATACGAAGGATAACATCGTGCTGGCATGTACGCAGGTCAACGTGATGAAACGACACTTGCACCTCAACGATTTCGTTGAATGGTGCAAAAAGGTAGTCGATCATCAACACCGGAAACGCGGCTAAAGGAGCGAAATCATGGCTACTTTTTCGGAATGGAGTCCCTACGAGAAGTTCGTACAGGCCGGCATGGTGGACGGCCAGTTCCTGAACGCTGGCTTCACCGTTCTGGCAGCCGGACCTCCGCGACTGGCCAACGTGGGCGGTTCGACAGCTCTGGCCGGAGCGTTGACCGGAGCAGCGGCGGACCAGATGGTGATGCCCATCGGGGTGATCCAGAACGTCAACCTGTCGCACAACCGGACGTTCAACCGGATCTTCGAGTGCGGTTCCGAGCGCAGCTACTTCATCTCGGGGCGCACGATCGGGCAGCTCTCCATCGCCCGCATCCTCTACCACGGCCCGAGCTTGCTCCGCATGCTCTACGCCTACTACGAGGATGCGATCCCGCCGACGGTCGTGGACGCGGTGTTCCCGAATGCCGGGATCGCCACCGTGGCCAACCCCCACGACGTGATCATCCCGCCGGGGTACGAGAACCTGTTCCTCAACCTGGCGTCCGATCTGTTCAACCAGCCGATCGGGCTCCTGATGTACATGAGGGACTCGAACCTCGACACCTACGGGGCGGTCTACATGGAGGGCTGCTACGTGCCGAACCACACCTGGGCGACGGACGCGCAGGGCGTCATCATCCAGGAGTCGGCGGCCATCCAGTTCGAGCGCGTGATCCCCGTGGCCGTGAGTGCGCTGTCCCTCATCAGCGGGGCTGCAGGAAGCGCCCTCGGCATCGGCAGCTAGGATGCCGCGGCTGGTCCCCTACTCCGAGCAGCAGGGCCTGAGTGGGGCCCTGCTTGAGGCTGACGGCCTCGGGCGAGCTCTTGCCCACAACCGTGCAGCGTCAGATCTGGCCAAGGTCGCCGGGGCACTCCTCGCTCGCCGCGAGGAGCATCTCTACGAGATGGAGAAGGCCGCACGCCTGATGTTGGAGACGGGACTCCTCACCGAGGAGGAGTTCGAGATGGAGAAGGCCGCGGCCTGGGCAGGCATGAGCGGTCTTTTCGGCAAGGCCCGCGCGGCGGCGAGTGGGTTGAAGAGCAGGATCGGTGGGCTCTTCAGGCGCAAGCCAGGTCCATTCGACCCGAAGAAGGCTGCCACCGGCTGGTCTGCCGGGCCCAAGGTCGGGCCCGTGGCAACGGAGGCAGCCGAGGCAGCGGTGAAGCCGGCGGTCAAGCCAGCGGCCAAGGGTTTCGGGTGGGGATCGGCGTTGCCCTGGATGGCGGCGGGCGGGATCGGCTACGGCCTCTACAAGGGGGTGCCCTGGGCCGCGAGGCAGCTCGAGCAAACAAGCACCACGCCCATGGCGCACGGGTTAGGGTGGAGTCCTGTGCCCTACGGGTACGGGTACAACCCCTACGGATCGGGCGTTCAGACCATGGGTCCTGGTGCCTAGGATCTCTGTAGCTGGGTCCTCCACGTCTCAGCCACCGCAGGTTCGCCTGCGGCAAGCCGGCTACAGATAGACATCCCCGCCCGGAATCGGCCCCGTGGCGGGGGTCTTTTTATCTACTGTTCCCCTTCGGGATCGTCAGGACTGATCGGCCAGTCTCGCTTGGAGGGATGTGGCTGATACTCCTCGGGGAAGCTCTCCATCTCCGCCTGTGTGGCGATCCAGGAGGGACGCACTGGGGCTGGAGGCTTGGGCGCCGGCGGCTTGGGAGCCATCAACTGCTGGGTGATCTCGTCTAGCACCCCACGCTCTTCGCCGGTCAGCTCTCCGAGCTTCTTGTCCCCGCCCAACACATGGATGGCGAGCTCACGCTGCGCCGGCGTCCACTCATCCCCTTCCAGGACATCCTGGAGTAGCCCCTCAGCGTCCTCTCCGAACAGCTCAGTGAACTGGGTGGGGGCTAAGGAGGACGCCGTGGCGTCCGTGGGTGGTGGGATGATGGTCGGGGGACCAGGGGCGTACCGTTGCAGGTACACCTCGGTCTTCGCGAACATCGGGCACTCGGTGTGGGGATGATCTCCCTTGCAGAAGAGGCACTCAGTCATCAGGGTTCACCATCAAGCCGACCATGCGCTTCTCATAGTACGCCGTGATCAGCGCACGCACAACATCGGCGGCGATGTAGTTGACGTCGCGCTTGCCTTCGCTGTAGCGCTTCGCTTCTACCTCTAGGAAGGCGATCATCTTGGGTGGGAGGAGGATAGTGACACGGGGCCGGATGTCCTCCTGGCACTCTTCCGGCTTCCTCTTGTGTGTGCGACGAGGCATCTACTTGGCGGGGATGTACTTGATGCCGCCCGACATCTCGAAGGGCGCGAAGGGCGCGTGGCACTCACGGCAGGCGTAGATCTTGGTGTCCCCCTCCAGAGCGTGGCCACGGACGCCCAGCTCTCGGGCGATATCGTGCGAGATGAGCACCAGAAAGGGGTGCGTGCAGGTCTTCTGGAGGGTCTGCTCCTCCTCGCGCGGGCACATGCACCCGCCATCGTGGCCGCACTTCTTGCAGTGGCTCGGCGTGAACCGCTTGGTGGCCTCAGCCATCTTCTCCTCCTTGATCGCCTCTTCGTGGCGGGCGACCTCTGCCTCAACGAGTTTGCGCGGCCGCTCGGCCTGCTGCCGCTTGATGAAGTCCTCCGTGCCCTGGGAGTAGGATCGGTCCAGCAGAGCTGCGGTGCTGAGCACCTGGCCCTGGATGTGGACATGCTCGAGAGCCGCCGCGGCCGCATCTGATGCACAGGACTGCGGAGGAGGCGGGTTCCAGAGGTTGCGGAGGGAGTGGCCCTTGATGGCCTCGTTGAACTTCTTGCCCTGGATCCGCCCGGTCTTCGTGCCGATTGGCGTGAAAGGGTGCTCCTTGGACAGCTCGGAGACCGACCGCTTGACACAATCGTCCGAGACTGCGGGGTGGATGCACGGGTTCCAGGTGTGGATGAGATCATCCACTACTTGCTGCACGAACCTAGCCCTTGGATGGGGATGCGCCGACAGCCCCGCAGCGATGAGTTGCAGGATGGTGAGGTCGGTGTAGGGGCCGCAGCTCTCGTTGATGCGGAGTACGAGCGGCGTGATCAGGTAGTCTCGGACTTGCGTGTTGGTGATGCCGGGCTCGTCTGGCGTGAACTTCACACCGCAGATGGTCTGACCGGAACGGCTCTTGGCCCGTAGCTCGAGGTAGTTGAGCTGGTCATCCTTGGTCTCGAAGGTGATGCGATAGAGGTTCTTCTCGTCGTGCGCCTTCGTTCCCGCGATCTCTGCCATGGTCGGGCTGCGGCGGAGGGCCAGCGACAGGGCCTTGATGTTGACCCCATCACGCCCCACGTACCGATCTTCCCAGGGAAGGCCCAACTCCTCGATCAGGGCCTTGAGCACCTCACCGCTCGTGATGTTGAACGCCCTGGTGCAGGGCTCGATGAACTCGTCGTAGAGGAGTTGACCAGAGAGCTTGTTGGTTTTGAGGCTGCGACCGTAGATCAGCACCTGCCTGAGCTTGTCGTAAGCCTCGAAGCCCACGTACCCACTGTCTCGCTCCTCGATGTCGATCGAGTGCAGCCCCGTGAAGATGTTGAGCACTTCGTTGTGCGTGCGAGCGCCCTGGCAGTCCGGGAAGTTGGAGCATCCCCAGAAGTGGTCACCCTCCATCGGCCCGTGTTTGATCTGGCGGATGACCATCGCACAGTCGCACTTGGGGCACTTCGGCTTGTTGCATGCGTGGAATGCGCACTCTTGCAGGTGGGGGCACTCCACGCACTCGAGGTCTTCGATGTTGAACTCCTCAGACCGGATGCACTCCGGTCTGTGGGAGGGAGGAGGATCGTAGGCCTCCTCCTTGGGAAGCGCGTCTTCGAAGAAGCGCCTCCGGAATTTCTGCTCGTCCATATCGGCCCTCATTTCCTGGAACACGCGCGCCTCCACGCGCTGGCGTTCCCGATAGAGATGGTGGATTCGTTCTCCCCACACGCTCATCTCATGGTGATTTGCCCTGGCCTCGGCGTCCTTGTAGCGGGTCGCAGCGTGGTCTTGGGCGAGGATGAGGTTGGCGACTGCGGGGTGCCTTTGTACCTTCTGGTCGATGGTCTCAACCGGCTCGATAGTCACACCGGCTGGGATGACCGGCGCGCTGGCGGGATCCTTCTTGAGCTTCTCGAAGTACGCACGGATCTCCCGCCTCTGCTCCGGCGTGAGGTCACTCGGCACATGCAGGGCGTACATCGGGTAGAACGACTTCTCGAGGATGTCGAGCTGCATCTGGGTCTTGATGATCTCCTTGATGAAGGGCATGCCATGGGGTGTCTGCGGGACGTGGTGGGGATCGTTCTTCACGGTCTCTGCGTACTGGTCCGTCAGAGCCTTGATCCTCGCTGCGGTCTTGTTCACCGGCTGCGCATCCCGGTGAACAGGGAACTTGCCCACGTACTTGGGCTCGTCCAGGATGAAGACGTCGCCGTTCTTGTTGGGCTCGCCCGAGCGCTTGACCACGCCTGTCATCATCACCATGCGCCCGTCATCCCCGTAGTCGATGCCTACCAGTCGGCGTGACGCTTCGTCCGACGCCTCGACATCCACGCTCATGCAGTCGTGGGTCAGCAGCGTTTTCTTGCTGATCAGACCCTTGTTGTAGAGGTCGAACATCTCCTTGGGAACGCCGAGACTCGCGAGGATACGCATCTCGAGGTGGGAGAAGTCGTAGTTGATGCAGTCCGGCGTGGTGGCCTGGGGAGAGACCGGGCCGATGCCACGCTCGATGTGCATGTCCTTGCCCCGCTTGATCAGCCGTTCCTTCTCCTCGGCCTCGCATGCGGGACAAGTCGGCTTGGGCGCCGCGCACCCCATCGAAACTCCGTTCAATCGCTTCGAGAAGTAGTGCTCGGTGTAGGTCGGGTCTCGATCCTTGGAGGGATCGAGCAGTTTGATGATGTCTTCAGGTTTGTCCTTGTGCTTGCTCATCGGCCTGGTCTCAGCTCCTCCTTCATCTTCTTGGTTGCGGCCTCGAGCGTCAAGTACTCGCCACCGTACTTGGCTTTGTACCGACGCCCATCCTTGCTGATCGGTACCCTCACCGCACGACCATCGGATAGGTGCTTGACCTGGAGCCACACGGTCGTGTCTGGACCGGAGATCCCTGGCTTGAACCACCGCCCAAGTATCCCGCGCATTTCCGGTCCAGGGTTGCAGTCAACCCAGTCGATCTCTTCGTCGATGTACCGACGCACAATCTCGGTGCGCCACGGTGATTTTGATGTCATCGCTACCTCAAGTTGTTGGAGAACACGCCCACGGGATGTGGGGAGTTCAGTTCTTGATCGAAGACTCCCATCATGTGGAGACGGGAGTCTAGGTTCTGCTCCTTCACCTGGATGTAGAGCAGGTACTGGGGATGCTCGAGGAAGATCTCCACCAGCTCGAAGTTGGTCCAGCAGTACTCGATCAGACTCTTCTTGTACTTGTAGACGAAGTTGCCTTCTGTGGTGTCGTCGGTGGGATCTACCTCCTCCACCGCCACGAACTTGCCCTTCTCGTGGAAGAGGCGTTCCTGCCATCCGTCACGCATCCGATCGGGGTTCGCCAGCTTGTGTTCCGCATTGGCGAGCAGCTTGTGGTACTGCGCGCAGTCCTTATCCACCCCCTCTGCTGGCCATGAGAGAAGGATGCTCTGATTAGTCACCGCCACCGTATCGCCGAAGTCCAGTACGTAGGGTGGACAGGGTTGCGTGCTGCTCTCCAGCACCTTCCGGAGAGCAGTGATGTTTTGTTGATCGAGTGGCCTCATCGGTTGCTCAAGCTGACGTGGCCGGGCACCACCTCCAGATGGTCCCTCTCGAAGGCGATCTCGCTCATATTGTTCTCCAATCTCGGGGAAGGCTCTTGCCCCGGGTTATCCACTCGTCGAGATTGCGGAAGTTCTCCGCCAGTTCCTCTCCGAGCATGTTGTCGTTGTGCTTCTGCTGTTGCCGATCGGAATCGGCCTGCTTGATGATGGTTGCCGCTAGCCTGCGGCACGCTGCGAGACAGGCATCAGGATCCAAGCTACCTCCTAGAAGGGGATGTCGTCATCATCCTGGAAATCAGGTGGCGGCTCATCAGGCAGAGGCGGACCCCCGTCCTTCCTCTCCAGGAAACCGATGGTGGTAGCCACCACCTCGGTGGTGTAGCGCTTGTTGCCGTCCCTGTCCTCCCACGCGCGGGTCTGCAAGCGGCCCTCGATGTAGACGTAGCTCCCCTTGTGGAGGCTGCTCTTGATCATCTCGGCCTTCTTCTCCCACGCCACGATCTTGTGCCAGCTCGTGACGGACTGCTGCTGGCCGTGCTGATCTTTCCAGTGATTGTTGGTGGCGATGCTGAAGTTGCAGACTGCTGAACCGGTTGAGGTGTATCGGAGCTCTGGGTCCCCACCCAGATGCCCGATCAGTTGAACCCGGTTGAGGCTATACATCCGGGAACTCCGTGTCCTTCGCTGCCTCCCACTTCTCTGCCATGTTGAGTAGTTTCTCCACCGGCACATTGTGCGTGCCCGCACGGACACACTCCCTGAATGGGCGCTCGATGTGGACGATGTGGACGTTGATCCCCCTCTTGCGTGCCTCCTCCCAGAAAAAGCGGTAGTGCTCGAAGGCGTAGCTCACGTTGTCAACCACGATGGGGAGGTCGCCTTCGGCCTCCAACTTCTCCACGAACTGCTTGTGCGTCCACTCGATCGCCTCCGCTAGCCTCTTGTAGTCGAAGCTGTACGGCTGCCCGTCCTTCGTCCAGAAATGATCCATGCTGATGTGGATGTGCGGCAGCATGAAGCTCTGAAGGAAGGTGCTCTTGCCACTCCCGGGTAGCCCGCGAAGGATGATCACGCTCTTCTTGGTATCCATGATCCCTCCTAACGGTTGGTCAACAGTGTAATCCTTATCTCTTGTTTTTTGGTCGCTTTCCCGTCATCATGACGATCAATCTGGAGGAACAATGTACTCGGCTGTCAAGGTCTTTTCCGCGACCAAGGCAAAGGATCGCGAATCACTAGGAGAAAGGGTAACTGAGTGGATACAATCCCACCGACCGCAGATTGTCTCAACAACGGTGAGACAGAGTTCAGATCGAGAGTTCCATTGCATAACGGTGGTGCTCTTCTACAACGAAACGCGATGATCAAAAGACGCCCCAACCTCTCCATCGAAGAGGGAGGGACGGTGTCCCGCGAAGGGAAGAACGGCCAGCGCCTGCGCCTCGGCTCCTACTGCCGGCTCTTCCAGACCAAGCCCTGCCATCGCAAGAGCATGCTCTGCATGGGCTTCCACAATTTTCCACCCTGCCCGGACTTCTTTATCTGCATGGCGAAGCCGGCTAAGCCCAAGAAATCCGTGGAAGTCTTGCCCATGGAGCTGCTCCAAGATGAGGCGTAAGGAAAGGTAGGGAATGGTGTGGGTAGCCCTCTGAGCGCCTGTGGGGCGCTCAGAGGGCTTGAGGGCTGTGGGGTACCTGCGAGTCGTGGTGGGGGTGAAAAGCCTGCCTTGGGGCAGCAGGTGCAGCGTGGCGGGTATCTAGGCGCGGGGCCGTTCCCGGCGGAAGGGCCTGCCGCCCTTGCCGCCCTTGTTGTCCCGGTCATCACGCGCCCGCTCGGTGGCCCAGTCCACCCGGAGGTTCCGCCCGTCCAGCTCCATGTCGTTGCCCTCATCCACGGCGGCCTGGGCGCTGGCCTCGTCCTCGAACTCCACGAAGGCGAAGCCGCGGCTCTTGTGGGTGTCCTTGTCCTCCACGACCTTGGCGTGCTTGACCGGCCCGAACTGGGCGAACGCCTCCGCCAGCCCCTCATCCGTGGTCTTCCAGGCGACTCCTCCGACGAACACTCTCGTACGCATGACACTCTCCAGCATCTGGGCGCATTGGCCCCAAACTGAGCCATGATGGCTCGTGGACAAAAGCTGCCTGCCGGCAGCACTACGACTGGTTCTTCTCGCAGATCTCCAGGGTCTTGGGATCGACGCAGATCGTGGTGGGGCTCATGTAGCGTGCGGCGTCACCGATGGCTTTCTGGACGTAGGCTAGTATCGCAGGAAGCAGCTCCACGCTCAAGGCGTCAGCGATGATGTTGATCTGGGACGGGCTCAGCTTCGGGCCACCGTAGCCCCCATTGCAGTACCTCTGCAGGATGCTGATGGAGACTACCTTGATTGTGTCAACGATGTGCAGCACTTACGCCCTCCTATTTTGGGACATCATGTCCAGAAAGTAACAGCCTGGTTGATCACTGGCTTCTTATACCATCGTATTGTACCGTGTGAGCGTGATCGAATGGGAGACACTGTGACCAAGCTCGAGCGCATCAAGCACTTCCGCCACCTCGGTCTGAAGAGCCGTTGCCCGGTGTGCTCCAAGATGATCGGGAAGCACTGCCCGCGCAGGTTGCACCTCTGCTACACCCAGTTCATCGAACACGAGGGTCCGGAGGTAAGGAGAAGCGAGGCCTCTCCAGGTAGCTAGCGGTTTCGTTTCGTGATTGCTTTGCGCAGGTCTACGCGCGATGAGGTAGGCTTCTTTGGTGTGGAGAAGGAGATGCTCCCCAATCCGGGGTGGATGGGCGGCTCTTCATCTTCGTTTCTGATGATGGCACGGAAGAGGACGGGGGCTTCTCTGGTGAAGGCGAGGTAGCCATCCAGGACCAAGCGCCACAGTACATCCTCCACCTTGGTTCCACCCACGATGCTGCTGTCCTTGTCCCAGATCTCCACCCCCATGCGTTGAAGGGTTCGTGCGGCACCATCGCTCAAGAGGCCGAGCAACGCCTTGGCAATCTGCTGCTCGGTCATCTTGGCGATGGTGTAGTGCGGGAACTTGTCCTCTTGTCCTCCTACGGGTCTTGGCCGGCGCTCAGGATCATCCGGTGCGCGGATCATGATGGTGTACTGCGACATCGGGTCCTTGGAGTAGTCTGGCCGGCACTTGGTGTACCAGTCAGCCATCGGTCTCCTTTCGCTCGAGTCGCAGCTCTGGGTACTTCCCGGAACGGAAGAACTCCACCCACTCGGCCGCCCAGTCCTCTCGATAGTCCTCGGGATCCACGAGACAGACCTGTTCCCCTTCGTACTCCACTGGCGTGCAGTTGATGACGGGGCAGCGGAAGCACATGCCGCCTTGACTGATGGCCTGTGGATCACCCAGGAAGGGGCAGTTCTCCGGACAGGCATCCGGGAGCGTGTAGGGCCCGATCTTCATCCTCCCAGCTCCTCCCTGGTGATCACCAGCTTCTCCACCAGGACGTGAGACGTGAGCAGCAGATCACTCACCTCACCGCTCAGTCCGTAACGGCTCTCGTACTCCTGCCCGAAGACCACCTTGACGATGCCCGCCCTGATGATCGCCTTGGCGCAGTCGAAGCAGGGAGAGGCAGTGGTGTAGAGTGTGGAGCCTTGCGGATTGGTCCCATCCAGGGAGCACTGGATGATGGCGTTCATCTCGCTGTGGATGGTGCGGACGCAGTGCCCATCACGCATGATGTGCCCACCCATCAGCCAGTTCTTCTCCATGAAGTCAGCCACGGTGGGGGCCTTGTCGCCCATCCCATGGGCCACCATGCTGTGCGGGATCTTGTCCGGGTCATCAGCCGTCGCCCCGCAGATCTTGCACTCGTAGTGGTTGCAGTGCGGCTGGTGGGGCGCAGAGCCGTTGTAGCCTCCAGCGATGCAGCGCTTGTCCTTCACGATCACAGCACCTACTCCATGCCGGCCGGGATCGAACAGCAGCTCTGGCCCTCGATCACAGGTGCTCCTTGTCGCCGTGAGGTGGGCCAGCATCATCCAGTACTTGCCCCACGGTAGTCTTGGGATGTTCACGCTTCTTTCTCCTGATCTTTCGGTTGAACTGCATGCCGCAGTCGCGGCACAGGTAGTGCCGCAGGTTTCCCAGCACCCCGAGGATGCCGGCCTCTCCCCCACAGATCGGGCAACGACAGGGCATCATGATGCCCTGTCCGGGTGAGGCAGACCGAAGAGGAAGCCGGGCGCATTCCCTTCCTCATCGGAGCTGAGGTCGCAGACGTACTCCGTCCCATCTGGCGCGCGGAACACGAGAGCCGTGAAGCCATCCTTGGCTCTGATCTTCGTGACCACGCAACCGATGAGGGGCTTGAGGTAGCGCTTCATGAACTTGGGATCTGGGTGACTCATTGATCGTCCTCCGGCACTTCGTTGATGTGGACGCCTAGGCACTCGAACACGATGTCATCTAATCCACCGATCGCCCCACAACCGTAGTCGTGTCGAATCGACTCGCAGGCATCGCAGTTCTTGATGCGGAACCAGTCTCCGTCGCACAGTCCCTTGTGGACGTAGTACTTCTCCCCTTTCTTGATCAGGCCACCACACTCATCGCACTTGTGCTCTTTGATGGCCTTGGGATTGGTGATGTCGTGGCAGGTGATGGGTTCGAAGTCCCCAATAGAGCAGGAGCAGCCACTCTCCATCACTTGTCCTCCACCATGGCTGAAGCCACCCACCGCTCTGTGACTCTCAGGTCCTTCTTCTTGCTGCGCTTGAGCAGTGCCATCAGATCTGCGTCGGCCATCTCCTCCAGCATGCTCTGCGCCTGGTCGCTGGTCTCCACGGGGCCAATGTGGACGATGTAGTCGGTCTCGATCTCCTCCTTGATGGTCACCCTCACTGGGGAGAGCACGTAGTCCTTGGCTCGCAGCGTCTTGGTCGAGAGCTGCGAGGCTGGGATGATCTTGGTCTTCATGTTCCTTGCCTCGCATTCTTTCGAGTGGTGGTGCGCGTTCATCCAGTGGCACGGCCCGCAACAATACTGCATGCCGAAGCGTGTTGCAGGCCGGCCACACCCTGGTGTCTTGCAAACGTCAGTCACTGGAGTCCCAGGTGGTGGTGAAGCGGTAGGTGGTGCCGGCCACCTTGTACGAGCTCACCCCCGTCCATCCGGCACCTCGGGCAAGGGCGTCATCGGCCAAGTGCAGCTTGACCAACCTGAGCTGTTCCTGGGTGAGCTCGTGCTCGAACTCGATCTCCCGGGCGTTGTCGATGATGCCGCGCATGGGACGGCTGGTCGGCTGCTGCACCCAGTCTGTGTCTCTTTTCTTGGGCAAGGACTCGAAGTGCGCCTTCAAGTCCTCCATGCTTGGTCTCTCCTCTTCCATCAGTTCCAGTCCTCCGGCTTCCAGTCCTCCCGCATCCACTCAGCTTGAGTCGAGAAGAAGCGGGCGGCGTCGTTGTCAGCGAGTGTGTAGATCATCCGATCGTGCCGCATGGCTCGAACCTTGCTGTCGTAGGGTGAGCGCCCGTTCACGAGACCATTGATCACCAGCTCGTGCAGGGCGAGGTACATGGCGATGTCCCCGCACTTGCTCTGCGCGTAGATCTGATCAGCGTTGAGCGGGCTGATGGTGAGTTGATGGAGGATCCACCACTTCAGCTTGGACGCTTCATCAGCGTTGCGGCCGGCATGGTAGTCCTTCAAGAAAGCGCGCTCTCTGATCATGGTCTATCCTCCCTGGCGGCATCATAGGCCAGATCTGCCAGCGCATCGCAGGTGTCGCACTCACCCGCCTTCCTACCATGTGGACACTTGGGGTTGGTGTAGATGTGATCGCCCTTGTCGAGGTAGAGGGCGAGCTCCTTGTCGAACTTGGGGTCTTTGCCCCGAATGAAGGACTGGAGGGCACGGAAGGAGAAGCTGTTCGAGCCTCCTCGCTTCCAGCCCATCAGACCTTCGATCTTGGCTCGGATGATGTCCTCAGTCACGGCAACACCTTCACAACGCCCACGGTGTTGCCGTTGATGTCGAGCAGCTTGTCCGCGGACTCGAGCGCCTCGCAGACGCACCTGCCGTCACGCTCGAGCTGCTCGCAGATCTTGTCCGGGATGGTGTTGAGGATGCGCCGCAACTCTCTCTTGAAGTTCGAGTGCAGCGCGTCGTCGTCACAATTGATCTTGATCTCGATGTTCATGCGTTCTACCGCTCCCATACCTTTCCACCCAGCAGTCGTCGCACAAGGCGGACTCCGCTGGGCTGTCATGAGCACACCCGAACTCCCAATCCACGACACGATCACATCCTGGGCAAAGCCAGCACAGGATCGTGTCGTCTTCTGGTCGGTAGTAGGGGTCTGGTTCGTCAGGGTCGTGGGGATAGTCGTCCCACTTCACCTCGATGTAGTATTCGTCAATCTTCATTCGAGCCCCAGCGCCTCTCTCCCCACGAACCTGCCCTCGTCGTCGATACCGAGGACCATGAGAATGTCCTCCGCCAGAGAGCGAGCCTCATCCTCCAGCTTCTCGTCCCCCTCCAACTCGAAGAGCCTGCGGATCAACACTGGAAGACTCTCGATAGACACATTGCACTCGAGCCTGGTACAGCAGAGCGGACCGGTGTGCTCCTTGAGCTCGTAGTTGTCCTGGCCGTGGATGCTGCACGCCTCCAGATGGCTATCGATCCCGATGTTCACGGCTTCGATAGCTGCCCTAGCAGCCTCACCCACCAGGCTCATGGGGAAAGGCTTGCCGTTCATGGCCTGTCGCACGAGCTCGTAGGTGATGGTGCAACCGTTGGAGTTCTTGAACTTGCACATCAGATCACCTTCACCTTCTGCCCGTAACTGGTGGCTGCGAGCATGTTGCAGATGTTGCGAGGCTCGCCATTGATGTAGGCCACGGCATCGTCATCCACCACCATCTCCTCGCCCACTCCCATGAAGCTAACGATCTTGCCATCCACATGGAACTTGCCGTCTTCATCCCGATCGACACCGAAGGTGCGGAGGACGTGCATCAGCTCGTTGTTTGATCCTATCCAGCCCATGTGCCCTCTCTGATCTTCTTGGCCACATCCTCCAGCACTGCGAGGGCAGCCTTCTTGTAGCCTCGTGGGCAGTAGCCCGCCGGGGTCCAGAGTGTGATCCTATTGCTCGTCTTCTCGATGGTCCCGAGCCAGGTGCTGAAGGGCAGCTTCTTGCCACCGCCGATGTCGAGCTCGTCCTTCTCAACCAGTACGGTGTAGTAGGGAGCCATCCCAGGCGTTGTCTTGAGCTCCACCTTCATCAGGCGCGCTCGAGCTGGGGCAGCGTGGAGAGCTTGGTGAGGACGGTCGCCAGCATCTCCTCATCGATCTTGTGCTTCTCCGAGACGGAGTCGTTCAGGTTTCTGATGCCGTCCAGAAGAGTCCAGACGAAGTGGCGCTCCTTGTTGGAGAGCGTGGTGGCGTAGAGGCGATGCTCCTCGAACGCCTCGCAGGCCATGGGCGCCACGTCCTTGACCAGCTTGTACATCGCCCAGGCGTACTGCCGGATCTCCCACTGGGCGTGGGGATGCAGACGCAGGGAGCAGAAGTGGAAGAAGTTGTGCAGGTCGATCTTCCAGTACCACTCCGTGTAGGCAGCGAGCGGGAGGTTGAGCCGGGCAAGCTCGTTGGCCAGACCCGTGCCCGAGAGCCAGGTGTAGTCCTCCCAGTCCTCACGCTGTCCGCACTCGAAGCGCTTCTGGATGATCTCCTTCGTCTCGAGGTCCAGCTCGCCCTCCGTGCCCTGCTTGTTGGCCTTGCCCTTCCCACCCATGCGCTCGAGCTTGGGCACGTAGCTCTCGCTGGGGAGGAGGCGGTAGCGGCCGCTCATCTCGTTGAGGCTGGCCGTGCGGTGCAGTTGTGTTATCCCAGAGCCGTTTACTCTCTGGTTCTGCGCTTTCGTGATCGGCGTTATATGCGCAGCTCGGACTATATCATCACGATCATTGATCGTGCCCCGCGCTCGTGGACGAATTATCGCCATTCCCGTGATCGGGATTAGGCTCACGTCTAGTCTCTGAACCTTATGATCCCTTTCGAGATCATCTTGGCTGCTGATTGCCCTCGCCAGGGTGTTCCAGCAATTCACGGAGTTTACGGTGCGCCACGTAGCGACCGGACTGTCTGTTGAACTTAACCAATCCAGCCTTGAAGAGAGCGTACCCGATCTCTTGCAACGACTGGTGGGCAACCCTATGCCCTTGGTGATCTGTGAGGAAGAGGTTGCGCAGAATGTTGTTGAGCCTCTCGCCATCGAGGTGGTGAACGGCCTCACCCTTTTCAAGGGATCTTCCGATCGACTCCTCCATGACCAAGACATGTTCCTTGGCGTAGCTCTCCCAGCCGATTGCTGGCTTTGCTCCCTCTCGTCGATAGACCATACGGTATCCATGCGCATCGATGTACGACCCGCCTCTCCATGAGGGAGAGGCAGCACCCCGAGGACCAGACAACCCCTTGTTCCAGGCTTCTCTGCCTCTCCGCTCCTTTCCGGTCCTCCTCGAAGCACATTTCCGACAGTAGGTCTTCTTTCCCCACTTCTTGATCGCCTTTTGATGGTTTGCCCATGAGCGATCACTCTCATTCCCACAATCATCGCACCGATACTTGATGCGTTTCTCGCTTGCAGGGCTGAGGTCTGAGATCTTGGTTCCATCAACAGCTCTGTCCGATAACAGCATGTCTCACGTCCATGTTTGTCGTAGTGCATGGACATTAGCATGACTAGCTACAAAGGTCAACGCACCCACTGGCGAGCCACGAAGATGGGCATGCGCGCCCTGAAGACGAGCTCCACCTGCTCGAAGGGGCTCGTGTGGCGGTTCGCCATCATGTAGTTGATGATCTTCTTGACAGCCGCGGCGCTCTTCTTCTCGGCCTCCACCTCATCCATGCTGGAGACCCAGGCCGCCTCTGCGATGCGCTGGTCCCCACCCATGTAGTCCACCAGGGAGATGAAGCCGTGATCGAGGATGGGGAGCTTGACGTCCAACAACTCATCAGCGGCAGGATTGGTGATGTGTCCCATATCAGTCCTCCAGGTAGTCGAGTACTTCCTCGACCGTGGTTTTCACGCCCACCAGCCGAGGCTGGATGTTGGGCATGCCGGCTGAGATGATCAGCCAGGCTTGGTTGACGTTACTCCATAGCACCTCCAGCCCCTTCTTGGCAGCCATCTCTCTGGCACGCATGAGAGGACCGCCGGGACCGTGCTGTTGGCAGGGGCCGCAGACACGCCCGAAGGTAGGCTGCCCACAGCGTTCACAGCGTCCGGTGGGCATCAGTCTTCACCCCTCTGTTGTTCTCCTTTGTATGCGGGGCCGCCCAACATGTCAGCTCCCGTCCTGGGATCATGTTCAAAATCGTTGGTGGGCGCCTCGTACTCGGGCACATCCAACTCCTCGATGCGCTCATACTCGTAACCGAGATCGTTACGCACTTGCATGAACTTGATGACCGATCGGTCGTCCCCGATCGTGGCCTTGTTGAACAGCTCCAGCTCAGTGCTGTCGGGGTCGGGGTCGTCGTAGTAGCCGACACTTCCAAGCTGGTCGAAGAGGTGCCGGTAGGCGCCCCGCCGGAGAGAATCGGTGGAGATGTTGAAGTACTCATCCCCATGTTTGCCGTGGTAGATCAGGATTCGCACGTAGGGCTTCCTTTCTCACCCAGCGCTCCACGCGCTCAGGTGTGTAGTAAGAGACCTCGATCACATCGTTCCGTGGGAACATCTTTCGCAGGTACTTGTTCACAGGCATGGGGTGCTTGAACAGCCCATCATGAACCAGGCCGTCGATGAACACTGCTGCGTGGTACCGCCAGTTGCCGCCCCAGAAGGAGAAAGCGTGTGAGGCAAGGAGCCTTCCCTCTCTGGGGACGTCCATGTAGATCACTTTTGCGTCAACCGTGTCATCGAGGAAGTGCAGCACGTCATCCACCAGTTCCAGGCAGAAGCCATCGTAGTCTGAGAGCCGTTTCTTGTTCTCCTTGAGAAACTGACGCACCACGTTCTCCATCAGCTTTCTCCCAGCTTGATCTGTAGGTCGAAGTGGATCTCCTTGAACACCCGGATGTCGCTCAGGTTGATCCCCTCGAGGAGGAGCGAGACTACCACCTTGTTGAGCTCCTGGGTGAGTGTGCGCTTCTCTCTCCACTCCCCATGCTCTTTGTAGAAGACGATGATGGCGTTGCCCTCCTCGATGGCGACATCCGCCTTGATGGGCAGGGGCTTCGGGGCTTCCTTCATCTCCTTGTGCAGCTCCTTGAGGCCCGCGGCCTCGGGTAGGTCGCCAACGCAGCCCAGCTTGCCATCCCTGGACCACTGTTGGTACATCTCCCTACTGAAGACGGTGTGGATCAAGAACTGGAACCTGCCTTCCTTCTCTCCTCTCTCCACCAGCGGGTAGACCACGTCCCTCTCTGGGATCTCCACCCGCACCACGAAGTCGTTGGTGGTGGAGTGGTTCTTGTTGCTGGCGATGGTGCGGCCCGCCCGGATCTCTTCACACACGGCAGCTCTTAGCTCCTCCTCCGCTAGGTCCCGTGAGTAGCTGCGTGGGTAGCCGGCTCGATCGAACAACTGCTCTATCGCATGCGGGCGCTTGATGAACAGCTCATCCTGTAGGTCCTGTGGCCAGTATCGACGGCTGCGGCTCATCCGTCCCAGACCTCCTTGATCGCTCTGTAGATGTACTGCCCCCTCTGGGTGAGCTTGAGTCGTGTGCGGCTCTTGTTGATGAAGCCCTGCTCGTAGAGCCCATCGAGCGCGCGGACCAAGAAGCCGAACTTGATCGGCAAGCACTGCTCGAGATCCGTGAACCAGAGCTTGCCGTTGCGCCCGATGACCACGAGTGCCTTGATCTCATTGGGTGTCATGTGTCCCCCTTCAGCAAGGAACGCAGCTCCCCCTCGAGCGTGCTCAGCAACGCCTGGATGCGGAGGAGCTGCGTCACCACATCCTGAGCCAACCGCTTCACCGGCTGCGCCGGCGCAGCTACTTCTTTCGGCAAGACCAACTCCGTCTGTTCGTTGTCGAAGTCCGGCAACAGCACCGCCTTCGCCCGCACAGCAGCCTTGTCCTGGGTGGACTCGAAGAGCGCCACCAGCTCATCCGCTTGGGCCTTACTGATGCGCTTGTTGCGCAGGCGCAGGACATCCGCCCGCTTCACTGAGCGGTTGTCGTTCAGCAAGTTGGTGAGGATCACGTCCCCCTTCTTGCGCACGCTCACCACCACACCCACGATCAGATCTCCGTTGTTGCCGTTGTGCCTGGCAGCGTAGTACTGCCCCACTTTGAATCCCGGTTTCTTGGCCATAGCTACATCCTTTCCAATGGTTAGTACACTTATACCCGGAGGTTGACTTTTGTTCTTCTGGGTGTC